TTAAATGTTGAACGTGGTCAATTGAAGGCCAAGCCGTTCCATGTCCACACGGGCGGATTCGGCCACGGTCGCGGCGAACGTGTCCCTGTTCTCCATGAGCTCCTTCAACTCGGTCTTGCCGATGACCTCGCGCAGCTTGCCCAAGAGCACCTGCGTCACGTCCTTCTCCATTCGCTCCTTGGACTGGTTCAGATAGTTCTTGGCGGCGTTCTCCAACGCCTTCACCTGTTTACCGTTCTCGTCCACGGTCATGGTCTCGGACGCTATCTGGAAGTTCGCGACGGCGTTCACGTCGATGAGGATTGCGTCCTTCGTCGGAATCGGCGTGTCGGTTCTCAGGAGCGACTGCACCGCTCCGAGGGAGAGCCAGTCCACGCGCATGATGAACGGTATGATGAACGCGCTTCCGCCGGAAACGAAGCGTCGTCCACCCGGCCCGGTGATGACCATTACCCGGTCGGCGGGGCAGACCTTGTAGCTTGCGGTCGCGAGCAGGATGATGAGTATCGCCACTGCCGCGACGATTATCAATGTTGTTGGCATTGACTTTTCCTTTCTTTTTTGTGGGCGTACCCACTATGACAGAACTTGTTTCAGAACTCGTTTTCGAAGTCTGCGGCCATGTCCGCGAATTTGGAGCATTCGCCCATGAACGCGAGATTGAACGTTTCGGTAGGCCCGTTGCGATGTTTGGCGAGAATCACGTCGGCTTCGCCCGGACGTTCCTCACGGTCGTAGTATTCGGGACGATGCACAAGAAACACCATGTCGGCGTCCTGTTCGATGGAACCGGACTCTCGCAGGTCGGACAGTTCCGGTCTTTTGTCGGCGCGTTGTTCCGCATTACGGTTCAACTGGGAGAGCACGACCACGGGGCATTGCAGTTCCTTGGCGAGCATTTTGCATTGGCGGGAGAAGTTCGATACTTCCTGCTGACGGTTCTCGACGGTTTTACCGGAGGACATGAGTTGCAGATAATCGATGACGATAAGCTTCAACCCGTTGACCTTGCGGCTGAGAGCACGGCATTTCGCACGGATGGTGCTCATGTTGATGATGGCGGAATCATCAACCCACAATGGTGCCTTCTCGACCTGATGGCAAAGCGCGTTGAGTTTGTTCCAATCATTCGAGTTCAGATTCTCGGGATGTTGGAACGATGCGAGACGGATGCCTGTTTCGGCTGCGAACATGCGTTGCATGAGTTCGTGACCGCCCATTTCCAGACTGAAAATCACAGTCGGCAGACCCTTGTGCAGTGCGGCGTTACGCGCGAAATCCATGCCGAGAGTACTCTTGCCCATGCCCGGACGGCCCGCGACTATGACCATTTGTCCGGCTTGCAATCCGTGCGTCAACGCGTCGATGTCACGGAAGCCGGTGGGTGTTCCGAACTCGTTCGGATTCTGTGACATTTCATCCAACTGTTGGAGCATTTCGTCGGACAGGCGGTATGCGGTCTTCAACTCGTCGTCTTCGGAACGGCTTGAATCCTCCAACGAGAACGCGGCCTCCAACGATTTGCTGAGCACGTCTTCGGCTGACGCGTCGGATACGTTGCTCATCTGTTGCAACTGCTGTCCGACCACGTTGATGTGGCGGAGGATGGCCGCGTCACGAATCTGCTTGATGAAATAGTCACTGTTGTTCGACGTGGGCGCGGAGCCGACAAGCTGGGCGATGTAGTCGATGCCGCCGACCTGTTCCAACTGTCCGTTGTCCATCATGTGCGAGGACAGCATTTGCGCGTCCACACGGTTATTGTCTGCGGCCAGTTCCTTTATATTATGGAAGATGGTCTGGTTGGTCGGCTGGTAGAAGTCCTCTTCGGAAAGTTGGCTGATGACCTTGTCCAACGTTTCCGCGTCTTGAAGCATGGCCCCCAACAACACTTGTTCGGCCATGTCCTTGTGGATTGGTGTGGGGACGCTCACTTGTCGCCGTTCTCCTTCTTGTCAGGATTGGTTTGCTTGTTGTTCAACGTCTCATATAGGCGGTGTTCCGCTTGCCAACGTCTGATACGGGTTTTGCTGGGATGGTTGACCCACCGGTATATGCAACGTTCTATGCGCTTGTATCCGAGGACTTCCGGTCCGAGATTGTGACTGCGGAATATCTCCGAGGGACGTTCCCCTTGCAGATATCGGAGGGTCACTTCGTCTTGGAATTGGGTGGTGAAGATTACCCACCATCCGTGCTTGTTTTTCAAGACGTTGACGACTTCCGGTCGTCTTCCCAAGGCCAAAGCCTCGTCTGCGGTCAGAAGCTTCGCCGGGGATGTGTTCGGTTTTTCGACCATGCTTTTGTTCGTCCTTTCCAAGGTCAGATTGCGTCCGGGAACTGTTCGTTCGGAGAGAATTTGAGGAGTTTCACAGTCGCTCCCCCACGCCATTTGTTCCACGCTTTGATGGTGATTCCGACGATGCGTCGGCGGGTTGGACGGTCGCTGTGCGCTCCACGCTTATTGATATCGAACAGCGTGTTGCGGAGTACGAGAATGGGGCTTCCCTCGTCAAGGTTAGCGCCGGAGGCGAGCATGTCGAAGAACCGTTCGCACGCCTCACCGTCGATTTCGTTGAACGTCCAGTAGAGGAGCGCGGCCATGCTGGTGGACATGAGATGATTGCTTTTCGTGTAGAACGTGCTGGCCTGTCGTAGCGTATCCTCCAATTGCGGAGTGCTTTCGATGAACGTCAGCAGTTCATTTCGGGTCGGTGACATGTTGTTGACGCATGCGGCTTCCACACCCAACTGTTCGCTCAGATAGATGGAACGGGCCACGGTGGAAAGCTGTTTGGCGTTGTTACGGCCTTTCAGTTCGAGCACGTTAGCCATGGTGCGGCTCTTGCCTGCATCCATGGTCTCCTGCGTGTCTTCGGGCAGTCCGCGAATGACCAGAGTGCGGAACGGAACACCGGATTCGACGCATGCGAGGAGCCTGTGCTGGCCGTCCAACAAGCGTCCCGTGTTGCTGAATTTGATGGCTTCGCCGTTCATTTTCCAAGCCTTCTGCGCCATGGTTCGGGCGAACAGTTCGACCTGTGTGCGGCTCACGTTGCGGTTGTTGGTGTTCACGCCGAGCATTTCCTTGGCAACGTCCGGGGTGATGGTTTCAACCCGTCCGGTGATGCTGTCCCAATCGTATTCGTCGGTTTCACCGGCGTAGGATGGCGTGGCCTTGGGTGCTGGCTCTTCCGGTTTCAAATGGATAAGCAACGTGGTTTTCGGAGCGCCGGAATGCCGTCTGATTTCGGTTTTCGGTGGTTTCACTTCGACCGTCTCGTACTGTTCGGATTCCTCGACCTGATTCATGGCGAACGCGAACGCGGTCATGGTGAACGCGAGCATGAACCTGTCCACGCTTCGTTTCGGAGGGAACTGTCTCATCCCGTCGATGATGCGGGTGGCGTCCGAATGGGTGATGTATGGGCAGTGGTTCACAACCGTGTCCAGTCCGCCCTCGTATTCCTTATGGGTGAGGAAGACGAATGGTGCGAGGGGAGTACTCGCCTGTGCCATTCCCTTGAAGCATTGTCCGACCTCATTGTAGATTTCACCAACCTGACGGTAACGTGAAACAGTGTCGATGCCATACTCGTCCACGGGATTCGTGTACTCGTATTCGTTGCTTTTGAAGATGCGTTCGTTGTATCGGCTGGCTTCGCGTAGTCCGGGGCAACGTCCGAAACCGAGCGTGGTTCCGTTGCCTTTCGTACCGTCAGTCCGTTTCAGATTGTCCTTGCTCAGCCAGTAGGCTTCCATGTCCGCGATGAATGTTTTCGCCGCGACTTTCTTGGTGAGGTTCCGTCCGGTCATACGGGCGAAGTATTCTCCTTCGACGCCGGTGAGTACCGGCAGTCCGGTTCCGACGAACAGATTATCAGGCAGGAGGCCGTACCATTCGGGGTTGATTTCATGGTCGCTCATGTAGGAGAGAATCCGTCCCACGCTGTCACGGTCGATGAACACGGTTCGCGCGTTGGCGAACGGGTCAACGTCGAGATTCAACGCCTTGCATGTCGGGAGGAGGTCTTTCTGAATCATGGTCATGAACCGTGGTTCGGTTTTGATGTCTTTGTTAGGCATGGTTTCCTTCCTTCAATCGTTTCAGTATCCGGTAGGTTTTGGGGGCGCAACCGGATGGATTGTGTTCCTCTTTCCGATACTGTTTTTCGAGTTCGTCCCAATGGTCGATGATGGTTTTCCAATCGTCCGACACATCGCGCATGAGACTCAGATAGGCACGTGCGACTGGCACCATGTCGAACATTCCGAGTATCCGACGTAGGTCTCCGGGGTCTTTCGGAGTGTCCTCGCAACCATGTTTGCGCGTGCCGTTCACGGTCATTGTGATTCCGGTGAGCCGTTGGACGATGGCGAGCGAGCTGATGCCCACGTCACCGTTGGCGAGCCATGCGGCGAACAGTTCCAACGGAAGTCTGGGACTGTCCGTCATGCCGTCGGAGGCTGGGTTGAGGTTGGCAACGAGCCTGTTCTTCGGAACGTCCGCGATGATGTCCGGCTGGGTTTCGGAGTCGGGCATCCGACCGTAGACGAGATGGTTGTTGACGAGTATGGACGGTTGTCGGCCACCATATACGCCGATGGTGCAGACGGTGTCTTCGACCATGGTTCACGCTTCCATCCAGCGGATGCTTTCGTTGAGGAAGTCTCTGATTTTGCGGAGGGTTTCTATATCGTTGACGACGACGCTGGTCGCGGTGTCGCTGTCGGTGATGGTGAACATGAGTTCCTTGCCGAAGCTGGGGGATTGGAGGATGGTGAGCTTGTTTGTTCCCTCGTTGTCGATGACTTGGAGTGCGGATGTGTTGCCGTTGTCGTATTCGGTTGCGCTCATTGTTTTTGTGGTCTTTTCCGTTCCTGTGGAATGTTTTGTGTGGGCGAGGTCAGCTTAACACACTAGGTGGGGGTATGCAAGCGTTCGGAGATTCGCAGTCGGATGATTTGCGTTCGACCACACCCTTTGTTATACTGGAAACGTCCACAAAAAAGGGAGCCACACACTCCCCAACACGCCAGAACAAAAAGAAGAAACCATGAGCAAACAGACGGAAAACAACATCAACCTGACACTGACACTCATCACAATCGTCAGCGCACTCCTCATGTGGAGACAGGATTACGGACACGTGGTAATGGCAATCACCAGCATCACATTCCTACTCAGCTCCACCGCACTGTTCGCTCACTTCATCAAGAAACTCGACGCCTAAAACAAACAGGAATGCCCCAGCCCGAACGGACTGGGGCATAGGCATGTTCGCAGGAATGAAGGAAACCAATGGACGATAAAAACAACACCGAACGAGAGCCGAGAACCGAAGTGGAACGACTCCTGTTCAAGAACGAACGCATGCAGGACGCGCTGCTCGACCTCAAGGACACCATGAGCAGAATGATTGGCGAAGGCCGACTGCCAAACGACGACGAGGTACACCAATGGTTTGAGGGAATCGACCGCAAACTCGAACACGAAGCCGCCGACCGTGAGGTGTTGCTGTTCAACCATGGGGCCATGACCACAGTGCTCCCGAAGTCCACTGAACGATACCAACCCGACCTTCAAGTCCGATATCAGGAAATCCTCACCACATGCAACAAAGCGTATGCGGACGCCGACTACAAATATTGGATTGGCCGTTTCCAACAGGCCGGACTCTGACCTGAAAAACGCAATCCGAGCACAGTGGACAACACGAAAGGAGTATTCGGACAGGACAATGCCGGAAACCATACAGACATACCATCCAACGTTCGAGAAGGCCAAGAAGCTCTTCAACCTGCGTAAAAGATTGTGGGAGATAGCCGACGGTAAAAGCGACGGAACAATCTCATATGAGGAGGCGAACCATCTCGCCGTGGACGCGGTGGCGACCACCAACGGAGGAATGCCACGAGCCACGAGCGGCCCCATGGTACGACTCTGCAAGCTTTGCACCAACGGTTGGATTCGTGAAGCGGCAAATGAGATGGGCTTGGTTTACCCGGACTTGGACTATCCGGAACGGTGGGGCAAACATCGAGACCATAGCCGTAAAAAGGAAAGGAAGGCAACGATTTGAGCGGCAACGGATTCGGCAAGGAAGACATAAGCAGAACAGCCATTCCGGCACGCCCATACGCCAAGGATATGGCTACCATCAACCGTCTGATAGCAAGGTTGCAAACCATTTCGGACGATAAGGCCAAAGGGAAAATCACATTCCAACAGGCGAACAAGAAGGCTGTGGAAGCAATCCACAAGGCACGGAACACCAAGTCGAAGTCCCTGCAACGCAAGCCATTAGATTATTTAGAACGTATCTGCGAGAACGGTTGGATTCGGGAAGCTGTGCGAAAGATTCCCGAACTGTACCCGTATCTCGACCATCCAGATTTGTGGCTTCGTAAAGGCGTCTGATGTATTCCAAAGAGCAGATATGTTGCATGGTTTCTCTCATAATATTGTCGGCGTTGAGCTTGACCGCGCTGGTGCATTACGCTCGACTGTCGATAGGAAGAATGAGTCGGATGCCTGACGAGAAATCCCGTTCAGACCTGTTCAACTATCGGCTGATGACCGTCGTGTCACTGCTGGTGTTGTCGGTTTCGGTGGGTTCCATCATCGTCTATGGTTCCTCTCTCAAATAATTGGAAGACTGCCGTATTTATATTTCCTTCTACTTCCCAAACATTGACCATAACGTTTATTGACAAGAATCATTTTCAGAAAGCAGGAAGGTCAGTATGTTAAACAGCACGGAAATGCTTCGACTGGTCAGAGCTGCATGCAACGGAGACCATTTGAAATTTGCACAGCAAATCGAACTGCTTGCGGATTCTGCGGAGAAAGCCAAGCCGACCGCTTACACCACGAATCTACGTCGGCTGGCGGAGTCGGAACGCGAGAAGGGACTGGCTGTCAATGCGAGTCTGGTACCGGTTGACGGGTTGACCGAACCGTTGCTCCCACCGGACGGTACTCATAAGCCTGTGTGGGATAAGACCGTGCGGGAACTATTGGACGGACTGGTTGCCGAGTATAAGAAACTGGATGTTCTGACAGCGCATAATCTCGCTCCCCGTAATCGAATCATACTCACTGGAGCGCCCGGTACGGGCAAGACCACCTTTGCTTCCATCCTGTCGGAGAGGCTTGGACTGGACGGTGTTATTCTTCGTGCAGACCGTGTTATCAGCAGTCAGCTCGGTAAGACGTTAACCAATATCGCCTTGGTGTTCGACCGGCTACACGTGGAACGAAAGCTCCTGTTCATAGACGAATGCGACATGCTTCTTGCCCGACGCGACAACTCCCATGACGTTGCCGAAATGCGTCGAGCCACCAATCTCGTACTCCAGAAAATCGACACGCTACCAGATGATTGCATTCTCGTCTGCGCCACCAACATGAGCAGTCTTATAGACCGTGCCGCATGGCGTAGGTTCGACGTCCGGGTTCATATGACACTACCGGACAAGGCGACTTCAAGACTCATCATCATGCGCCGACTCAAGGAGTTGAACATCCAAGCCGACGTTCAACCGCTCGACATCGACATAGAAGACGTTAGTCCGGCCCTGCTTGTCCAAACCGTGGACAATCTGTCCCGTAAGACTTTGATTTCCGGTTCGGAAACCATTCCGACCGACCTGTTCGTCAATGCTTTCAACTCTCTGAAGATGGAGGTTTCCAACCAGTGAACCGTGACGGATACAAGTTCGATATCAATGTCCGCAGAAACGGTTTCATGTCATATCTGTGGAGCGCCGAAGTGGAAGATGAAGGATTCTTCACTCCCATTGCGAACGGTACTGCCCACACTCTCAACGGCGGCAAGAAAGCCGCTATGAAACAAGCGAGAAAGTGGGCGCAACACCAGCTCGCCCACCCCAGTGAAAAGGAAAGGTGGGCGGAATGTGCGACGATGAGCAACACCAAAACCAGACACCGGCGAAGTCACTGAAACGTTCCGGAAGGCAACCGAAACTATCCGATGTCGTCATGCTCGACCGGGGTTGTCAACTGTGGATTCGTGAAGCCCGTAAAGGGAACATCACTGACACGTCGAAGACCTTGGAGAAGATTCGGTACCAGCTTCGATTGGAACGTCGTGTGGCCGGACAATCCGGTTCTGGACTTCGTAGACCTGTGGATAGGGATAAAAAACCCGATACGGATGGGAACGGTTCAAAGCCGGATAGGAAAGACTTATAACCTATAAGGGTGCCGGTGGACGATGCTGTCAACCGGCACCTTTTGGTATCCGACCTCACAATACTGGGGGTATCATTGTGTTATCGACGGAACCACACGCCCGTCATTTTTATAAGGAGACACAATGAACGAAGGAACCTATGGGCTGGAGACCCTGAAAGCCGACTATCATACGATACTCGGCTACGATATCGGCTATCTCACCGCGGAATCCTATCCGCTGTTCGCACCCTATCGTGCGAAAACCAAGAACAGTTTCTCCGGTAGAGTACCGAGACTGTTAAGCATAATCATCACCACTCTCATCAACACGCCAAGCCGCGAATGGGATGCGGAAACCCGCACGCTCACCATCGGTGACGACTTCTTCTTCCTCGCCAACAAATGCGGGTTGAACAGTGGAGGAGACGGACGCACTACCGTCCGGAACCAGCTTCTCATGCTCTCGTCAATCCAGTTCACCGGAGCGGGCGGAGTCAAAGTCACGCCGGTCGAACACACCGAAATCACCGCCGACAGTCTCACTATCGAGCATCGGAAAATCACGTTCACGGAACCGTTCGTAAAAATGATGACAAGGAACGTCCGGCAGATGCCGTTGAAGTGTCTGTACCCCAACGCGGGTAGTGCCATAGCGATAGACCTGCTCGCATTGGCGGCATTGTATTGTCCGAACGACCACAGGCTCATCATCGAACGGGCAGACCTTCCATCACTGCTTCCAGCAAGCAGGCAAAGCCTCTCCAAGCAGAATCTTCTAAATAGATTCAAGGAGTTGAACGACAGTCAGAACGAGTGGACGTATCGTATAACGAAATACAGCGTGACCATCAGCCCGTTCGGAGTGTACTCGTCCGAAGACGCTTTGAGATTACGTCGCAGACAATAGTCCAAGCTTGAAAAGAGGGGAGCCGACCGTAAGGCCGACTCCCCTCAATGATGTCGGAATGGGAACTCAGATTTTCAGCTCATCGATAACGGAAAGGTCAACACCGTCACCCCAATTATCGACAATCTTGCTCAGGTTCTTACGCATTCCGGCAGGAGACTGGTCGTCAACCGGACGGCCGAAATTCTTCTCCGGCGCGACCGCGTTCAGCACGGAGAACAGCAGGTTGGTCATATCCTTGCCCTGCGCGAACACCAACGTCACCTCTGCGGCAATCATGCCCGGCTCGGCTGTAGCCAACCCTTCCAACGCGGACGCGAACTCGGAGATTCGACGTTGGTTCTTCGGCTCGGTCAATGCGTCCAGCACTGCTTCCGGAGTGCTCTTCTTCGTATCGGTCAACGCCTTGGCGAGAGAAACCACACGCTCGTCATCCAACGATTTGACAAGAGGAATCAGCTTCTTGCCGAACTGTTCCTCGATGTGCGGCATGGTTTTTTCACGCGGTTTGCGATTGGAACGGCCCTTGCCCTTCCCTTTCGGCTTGTCTTCGGTTTCAGTGGACTCAGCGTCCACGTTCATGTCCTCACCATCAGCCGGTGCGGACACGTCAGCGACAGGCTCCGAACTCTCCTGATTAAGAGAATCGGATTCCGTCTGCGACTCCTCGACAGAAGACTGCTCCGGTTCAGCATAATTGTCGGAACCGTAACCATTGTCCTGCTCCGACTGCTGGTTGTTGTTGAATCCCCAATTGGTGAAGTCTGGCATCATACCTTCTTTCGTCATATCCAGTGAACATCCCCGGTCGCACAGGCTGTTAACAGTCGGAACGAGGTGTTCTGTATTTTCAATTCACGAGTGTAACGCCCGACAGCATCCCCAAACGAGGAAAACGGGAAAAACAATTCCCCGCGCCGCCCGCGCCGGTAGTTCCAACAGAAAAGCGGAACCAAAAAGAGTCCCCAACAAATATGAAAAAAGGAACAGCACCCGACCATTATCAGAAAAACCATGAAAACCATCCAGTCCGCGCCGGTAGGTCAACATGAATAGCGGACTCAAAAAAAAGAAAAGAGAACCAAAACCAAAAAGACAAAAAAGATAGAAAACACTCCCCACCAAAAATCAGAAAAAAGAAAACAAACACCATCACATCAAAAAAGAAGAACCAAGAAAACCAGAAAGAAAAGGAAAAAAGAAAAAGAAGAACATAAGAGAAATAAGAGAAGACATCCTAAGTAAATAGAAGCAATAGAAGAACAGGACAACACCCAGCAACATAATCAGGAAAAGAACAACAGAGAAAAGGACAATAGAAGAAGAAACGCCTACCCCTAAATCGGGAATACAACGTATGAAAACAACAGAGGCAACGCAACCATCCACCAAAAGAACAACATATCAACCCATATGACATACAGGACAGAAGAACAACAGTACCCAAACACCCCAAGAAACAAGAAAAGCAACAAGCCACACCATCACAAGACAAACCGAACACCAGTATCAACACGACGGCACACAACAACCACAGCACAAAACGACAACAGCGAAAAGGTCAATAGTCTCACTAACAAGGTCAACGACAATCAAAACAAGGTAACATCAATACAGGAACAGCCAATGCAATGAAAAAAGCAACAGCAGAACCAACAAAAAACTAAATATCAAAAACTATAAATGCCAGAACTCGGACAAAACCGTAAACGTTCCGATGAAAACAACGGAACATGACCCATCAGGAGGCGGTCTTATTGGAAAAACGAACGATTTCCCTGATAATCGGCTCCGGAGGGCTTCTCACAACCATCAAAAAGGCCCTTACGAGAGCCGGAAACATGCGTTGGCAGGTGCCCGCCGCAGACAATATTCAAGCACAGGCCGACTATCTGGTAAGACATCCGGTGCCCTCCGGGTTCAAAGGAATCATCTTCACCGACAGGGCTGGAAACTGGCTTCCGATAGCCAACGCCGGATACATGGTCTACTGGTGCAACACCGGTCAGATACCGGTCGGAGCCATGGGCATGAGCGAACAGATGTTACGCATGAGCGTGGCTGATTTCGTACGGACTTATTGGGGAATCCAGCTTGCGGACAAGCGTCTCGTAGTCGATATCCTCCAAAACAAAGTGAAGGAGACTGCGGTTCTCCTACCCATCACATCCAACACCGGAGGAGTGGGGAAGACCACGTCCAGCCGACAGTTGGCAGACCGTGCGTCGCAAGCCGGATTGCGTGTTCTACTCATCGACGGGAACATCCGGCAGTCCAGCCAACGTAGTTTTTTCGACCCGAGACAGGACAAGCCATTGCATACGATAGCCGACTGGCGACCGGGCATGCAGGTGCAGGTTGGAGCCAATCGAGGACGTGACCTTGGGGTTCCATACGATATCTGTTTCGCACCTCCAGCCGGTATCGGAGTGGACTGGCAGATATACCGTCAGTACATCCAAGCGGCACGCCGACTGTGGGATTTCGTCGTGCTCGACCTTGACCGAATCAGCGCGGACGATTTGGATGATAGGGAGAATATCGCCAACGGTTTACTGCTTCCATACATTCAATCGGGAGACCCTTGTCTGGTTATCGTCAAGGCTGGAAGGCAGACGCAGATAGACGCGTTGAATCTGCTGACGGCATTGGCGGAACATCATCTTCCGAAGGAACTCATCGGCATCAAGGACACCGTTCCGGTCGGATTGCAAGGTTACAGACGGCTCGACTATACGAGATACGGAACGTTTCTCGGAACCGAATATCAGACGGTCGAGGCAAGCAACCATATCGCCAACGGTGATGTCAGATGGGATGACCCCGGTCTTGCTTTTGCTAGGGAGAACATTCTTAACTGGGCTTTGCCCGACCGTGGTTTCAATCCGGGAAGATTCAATCCGAACGCTAAGAACAGTGAAGGAAAGAAAGGTCGTGGGCGTAAGTGACATTCGATGACCGTTTTCTTTTCGACCCGAACGACGAGAATCTTTGGAAGACCGGAAGCATTGCCGACTGGTATAAAGGCAACGACATGTTCGAGATGGAGCATCCCGGATTGTTCGCGCAGACCCACCCGTGGTTCGTTGCGAACAAACTGTTCGCGGAAACAATGGTGAAAGCGAACAGCGAACTCGTTTCGAGTATCCTCGGAGCATTGTTCACTTGGAAGACATGCACGGTTGACCAACTGCGTGCGGGACTTTCCATCAAAGGCGCTCCCGCTTTCGAGCGTGACGAACCGAACCTGTATGGTGCGATGAACCGTTTGGGAATCATCAACGTCGGTTTCAGTCAGGCGGAACGATTGTACGGTCAGACCGTGAATCATGTTTGGCTTTCACCGTCGAACAGTCCACGTCTTATCAACCGTGCGATGAAATTGTACGGGATGGAAAAGTGGATGCGTGAGACGATGGCGGTTTCCTATTACGCAGGGAATCGTTTCCATGTTCGGCATAACACTTATGCGGCGCACGCGGGATTGATGTTGGCACGCGATTCACGTGTGAAATTCTCATCCGGTGATGGTTGGGGGAAATTCCGTAGCGTTGACCCACAGGCTGTTGCCGAATCGAAAGTCGGCAAGGCTTGCGCTACCGATGTGGTGACGTTGTGCCGGAACAATGTGTTGGCGGGTATCGAAATCCAAACGTCGAACAGCGAATTGGATAAGAAGATGCAGAACTGGGCGAAGATGCTCGCCTACTCTCCGATGAAACGTCGCGGACTCATCTGCGTATGGTTGCAGATACCGAAGGCGAACGAAGGTTACGAATCGTTCAACGCGGTGATACAACGCACGCAAGGCATGACGGAAATGGTCGTGGGCAATCCGACCGTGTCGCAACGAATGGGAGTCGCGATTTGGGATGAATGGTTCGAACATGGAATTCCGACCGACAGGTTCGGTGAATATACGGACATGAGTGGAACACGGCGCAACATTTTCTCCGACGAGTGGGCGCAATACACTCCGCAGGTTCGTGACGTTCGCAAAGTCAGCGAATGGGGTTGGGACGTGACACGGGACATCATCAAAAAGGATTGGGGTTGGGACGTTTCCGGTTGGACGATGCCGGAAGCGTACCGTGGCGGTTTCTACGGTTTCATTGGAAAGGATTGCGATGGTCTCCACTGAGGAATCATTCCAACAGACACAGGACGCGTTGGATGTAGCAAGATTGGAACGTGCGCGGGCCTTGCAACAGGTTCAGACATTATGCGAGACGGGACGTAGACATTTGGTCATTCCGTTTCTGATGGCGAACATGCAACGTGTTCCCGCATTACGGAAAATACGACTCTGGCAATTGGACTCGATAATGTTCAACACTTCCCGGCGGATTGCGAACAAAACAATCCGCATCATGCGTGAAACCATCAACGATGATTCGAGTGTGAACGACGGTTACGTGACTTTGGGCTGGGCGTTGGAGTCGAAGGAGAAAACCGTCCGGATGACGACGTGGCTTCTCCAATTGTCGTTACGTGAGAGGCTTTCCACTTTTCAAAAGCCGGAAGGCTTCCCATATGCGCCGTTATATCAGCAAAGCACAGACGACTAACAGAAAGAAGGTAGCGCATGAGCGGACAGAACTGGTATCAGATAACCAGAACATTGCAACAGCTTGACGAGGACGAGCAACGTTCGAAAGTGGAGAGCATTCCCGCCGAACTGGACGGATGCACACTGCTCCTCATCAAGAAGGGCGAGGAGCCGGTCAAGGAATACATTTACGGCGACGGCGAGGGAATCATCAACGCCGGACAGTTGGCTGGATTCGACGCGAAATTGGTCGAAGACGACGACGGGCCGGTGTTGCCGGACGGTGTGAACAGTGCGGCGCATCCTCTCATCCCGTTCCGTGCCCGGTTGAACTCGAAAAGCAACATGGAGAAAATGCGGACGAACTATTCCGGTGTTCGTACAAGCATCGAGAAGGTCATGCCGCCGGACAGTTACGTGAGCGTCACGCTTCGCAATCAGGGATACTTCGAGCAGATTCGTATTCGTAATTGGATTAGCGACGAATACAATGCGGTCGAGGATTCAAGCGAACTTGCTTCGACCAACACGATGTGCGCCCGTGTGAGTTTCGGTTGCCGTCAGGCTTCGCGTAACCGACAGCTTGCGCAGAAGATTGGTCAAATCATCTGCCCGCTCATATCCAACATGTCCAGTCATGCGAGCCGTCCGAAATTCGGCTTGCTGTTCGTCGGCATGCTGTTGGAAGTGTTGTCCGTGATTTGGAGTGTGTGCGGTCTTGCAAGAGGATACGTGATGGATGGGGTTTTCCCATTGTTCCATTCCGCTTGGGGTTTCGGAATCGCGCTTCCGTTGCTTGCTGTGACGTTGGTCGTGTTCCTGTTCCTCATGCTGTTGTCGTGCATTCCGTTCGTTTACATTCCGCGACCTCAGATTGCCGGTGGAGCGGTGGCGCTCATGCTTTACCTGCTGTTGGGGTTGCTTCCGCTTCCGACATTCATTCCGATTCTTTTCGTTCCGCTTCTTGTCTTCGCGTTCATCCGTTGGAAGAATTGGACGTTGTGGGATGATATTTTCCAAACGCCACGCAGATATTATGCGATTGCGAACGACCGTGGCGCGAACGATTCCGATAATCAGACCCGTCTTGGCGTGCGAACTCATAAGGAGCGCGTGTCGGCTTATGGTGTGCAACGTACCACGTTGATTCTTCCTCCGATTATCGTAAGCTCCGTGTTCACTCCGGTCACTCAGGGAGTGGCGATGAAACAGGAGTTGCATCCCGTTCCGGAAGTATTGTCGCATGATGGCATCTTCCTCGGAAAGGACGATACGGGACGTAACTGTTATCTCGACCCATCGCAATTGTTCGGCGGTATCGCCATCAACGGTGAAGCCGGTTCCGGTAAGACCGTGCTCACTCATGGCATCAGCCAGTGGGCAATCAGCGCACGAGAAACCACCAGTCCGAAAATCTGGGGGCGCGACTCCCGTATCATCCATTTTTGGATGAAGGATGATACCGGTGTTAACGTGTTGGAACGTTATCGCAAACGTCACGGTTTCACCAGTCCGCAACGCGTCGTCTATTTGGCCGACCCGAACAGTGTGTGCTTGGACATGCTTGGCATGAAGGACGGGAATAATGCGATGGAGACTGCGGCGAGCGTGGCGAAGACCATGCGTTACTCGTTCGATGACGGTGATATTCTGAACGACTCGCAGAACATCATCACCCAAGCGTTGACCATCGGTGTGGCGGTTGACCGTTACGTGCAGGAGGAACGTAAGCATAATCCCGAATCCGCAAACAAGGATTGGGAAAGCGAGATTGTGAAACGTTGCCATCAGCTCGAACAATCGTATCCGGGTGCGGAACAGTTGCGGATGCAGCTGAGTCCAATCGGATGGGCCGTCGTCGCATTATGCGGTTCCGACGGTCAGGCCGGTTCCGCGAAAGCGTTGGGTCATGTGTGCCGCGCGTTGAGTATGGAATTGAAGAGTGGCTACATGTTCGAGGAGATGACGTATGCCGCCCGTGCCGCCGAGCAATTGTATGGCCGTCCGGACGCGGCTGGTCATACGGTTCGTTCCGACCGTGACATTCTCGCGAAGACGAACGCTTCGTTGAACAAGGTGAACCAGTTCCTTCCCATTGAACACATGTTCACGGCACGCCGTGGCAGGGTGACTTGGACGAATATTCTCGACCATGCTGGCGATTATCACATTGTGCTCGCACCGCATAATGGTTATTCGTTGCCGGAACGTATGGATAAGATTCTCGGCGGCTGGCTCATGTACCGTTTCTGGAATACGGTGTTCGCGCATTGCAAGGATTGGGACAAGGCTGGCAAGTGGACGATGCTCGTGTGTGACGAGTTGAGCTTGTTGGCTAACGGCAATGACGGTATCATGCCCGCGTTGCGTGAGCAGGGTCGTTCGTTCGGTCTTCTTCTCGTGTTCGCCACCCAGTATCCGACCCAGTTGTCCGACGCGATGTTGGATTCGTTCATCGGCTATTCGACGTTCATCACATACAATACGACGATTCCGCGTATTGCCGATATGACGGCGAAACGTTTGACAAACAATGATGGTGAGGATGGTTGGCGTTCGGGCGCGGTTATGAATCTTCCACGTTATGCGGCGGCTGTTCGCACTCGAACCCAAGAACAGTTGCAACCGACGTTCCTTGTTCATGTGAACGATTTCGATAACGGTTATCGCAATGGTGACATGGATGATGATGACTAGTTTTTAGCGTTCATCATATCGCTTTTCAGAATCCGTTCGGAAATTTCAACTTCCGGACGGATTTTTTTAACCTAAAAACCTCGCTATGACTGGAAACAACCGCGTAGGTTGATAGGATGAAAAAATGCAGGAGAGTTCCGTTTGGAAAACGAAAGGGAACTCAAAAAATGGGTGGAACCATTACCTTGGCTGGAAGCAGCCTTGAGAGCACCTATCATAAGATGTTCGACACCATTTTGAGCAGTAGCGCGGGAACCGTGTTGACCAACATCGGTCTTGCCGCAGCAGTGCTTCTCGCACTCGGCCTTATCGTCGGTGCTATCTACAAAGCGTTGGGACGTCAGAACAAAGTCGTGCAGATGTTCTGCCCGACCATCGGTCGTGTTCTCATCATTCTCGCAGTCGGATTCATTCTCGCTGGCCCGACAATCACCATTCCGGCAATCCTGAAATTGTTCGACTGGTTCGTTGACGCGTTTGGCGGCAGTGGAAAGTCCTATCTGGGAATCTGACATCCGCAGAAGGAAAACCGGAGTGGATATGCGAAGAGGACCTTTCCGGTTCTGTTCCCACTCCGGTTTTCTTTTAAGAACCTTACGTACGAAAAGAGTTGAATCATGAGCGATGAGGAAGACGAAGGATACAAAGGCCCCTTGCATCCGAGGTTGACGATGGACGACATCACGGAAGTGTCCGGCCCGGAGGAAATCGAACGGAAGAACACGTTCCAGATAACCAAGAACACTGAGGCCCGTTCCAAAACCGTGTTCTCCGTTATCGTCGGCGCATTGGTGGGCTTGGCTCTTTGCCTCATATCCGCCCCGTTGCTCGGATACATGTTCAGCTCGTTCTTCGTACTGTTGGGCGGAATACTGGCTCCGTTCTTCGCAGTCGGCACCATTAGAGACCGCACCCAACAGACACGGTGGAAGAGAACCTTGCAGGATATGAAGAGCCGCAAGATTGAAGGGCAGGTCTTCTACCCGAATTCCACTCAGCCGGAAAACATTATTGACCTTCAAGAAATGGAAATCCGTTGAATACAAAATATCGAGACCCAGTGAAACGGGCGGGTAGAAGGAACCTGCTCGTCATTCTGATGTTGTGCGTGGTCATGACATTGTTCGTCTTGCCGTCCAGCGTGTTCGCCGCACAGGTTAACGATTCGACCACGACGATAACATGCGCCAACGGTGGAACTGACAGTGCGACATCAGACATCTCTAGTTGTCTTCCTTCCGGACGTTGGGGAAATTACGTTGGGGAAATCACTTCGCGTACAGAACCGTACAGTGGCAGCGATGTCGCCGGTTGGTTCTCGAACGTCAAGCAGACCATCAGCTCGCAGACCCATATTGTCCTTCCTAACATTCTGATGCAGTTGACTCAGGTCTGCTGGTCTTCCGCATTGTCCATCAGCCAGTTCGCCGCTTCGTTCGAGCCAATGAAACAGGCTGGTGCGAACATCGACTCCGCAGTGTCCACCATGGTGACAAGTCTGATGGACGGCGGTATCCCCGCCACCATCGCAGTGCTCGGCATCGTGGCTTGGGTTGGCGCGGCTGGATTCCAAATCGGCACCGTCAAAGAGGCGAGCAAACGAATCGTCATCATGGTTCTCTGCTTCGCTTCAATCACGATGCTTGGAGCCGGAGCGGCCAAGACCGGGAAGAACGCCACAGAACCGGCGACCGGAAGCCCATGGTGGGTCGTGCAGACAATCAACAACACCATCAACAAGCTTTCGGTCAACCTCGACCTTGACGGTATGGCCGACAGTGATAAAAACATGATGTCCTACCATCATGCGGCGAACGGTGCGAAAACCAATTGTCAGGATTACCTGTACTTCATGCATCAGGCGTATGACGAACAGGCGAAGTCCAACGGCAATCAGGATACAAGCAACGTCACCAAGGCCATCAACCGTATTTGGGAGGAGACCTCTCTTCGCTCGTTCGTGACCATGCAGTACGGAAACCCGCAGACCACCGGAACATCCTCGTTCCGTATCGCGGAAAACGCTCGGCAAGGTTACTGCCACGTGTTGGAGATGAAAGCCAACACGAACACGACCATCCAGAAGGATTTGACCAACAAGGCCATGGCGTTGCATATCAGCGACCAGCGAGCCAAATGGTTGTTCTCCGTGGACGGTTGGGTAGACCCGCGTAATCCTTACTTCACCGACAAGCCGTTGGAAAGGGAGAACGCGACATATCTCAGCCGTGCGGGCGTGTTCTGGGAAACCTGTGGCACGAAACGCAATCAGGAAATCTACGCGCGAGCCGGATGGGCGACACTCATCAACAATCTCGGTGACACGGGAACCAAGAACATCAAGAACGGCAGTACGAAAGTACGTGTCAAAATTGACGATTTGGACAATGTGAAACCGACCAACGGTGGCAAAGGTGTGATGGACGCGAAACAGAACGGCAGTGAAGACGAAACCATCCAACAGACCACTTCGGTCTGCCAGACGATTCTCAAACAGGGTTCCGTAATCTTCTCCCGTTCCACCGACATCAACAAGGAAGACGACGGAACCTATAAAGACCAGCAGAACGACACAAACTGGGGTGACTCCGCAACAGTCGGATGGCGTTTCGACGTGCCGAACGTTTCCGGAACTTGGAGCGAGGCGAACCTTCGTGACGCTCAGGATGATTCCACGGTCACGGGCGGTGCGAAGAAAACCATCGACTACATGTATGGCAACAACAACGTCGATACGTTGGGTGCTTGCGGAACACTTATCGGAGGCATCGCCAATCTTGTGGTCTGGGGATTGTTGAGTCTCGTCCTCATCCTGACGAAGCTCATGCTGATAATGATGGCGTTGTTCCTCGTGGTCACGTTCCTTGTCCAAGCGTTCCCGATTGGCGAGAAGCCGAAGAAGGCGTTGAAGAACTGGGCGACGTACACCTGCCAGTTGAGTATGGTAGGAGCGTTGTACGGTGCGCTCGGCGCTCTCGCAACATTCATTTGTGGCCTGACGTTGAAGTTCACCTCTGCCAGCAGTGGTTCGTTCACCTACCAGTTGATTGCGGGATTGAGTCCGGTGTTGGCTCTCGCCGCAATCGGCATGTTCTGTTCGAAAGTGTTGAAGTGTGGTAATCCGTTCAGCGTCAACGCTCTCATGGGAATGGCGGGTGGAACCGCAATGGCTTCCGGTCTTCGCAAGGGAATGCACATGATTGGACAGCACCGTATGATGCAAGCCATGCGTGGCGGATTCCGTCGTGGCGGCAATGGTGTCGGACGTTTGTCCACGAACGGTACCGGCGCTGGCATGGCCCATAACGGAGCACGTCAAAGCGAGACCGTCCTAAGCAAGATGAGCCGCGCGCAACAGGATTCGTTGAGTCAGGGCGATAGGAATCTGATGAATCGTAACGCCAAGGAGTTCGAGGCGATTCAGACGCGTGGGCGCGGAAGCAAGAACTGGGCACGAATGGACAAGAGCACGGTGAGAGGAAGTCTTGCCGGTGCGAAACTCCATTTTGAGGATTCCACGGGCAAGTTCAAGGGACGGTTGAACGAAGCCGTTTCCAAGTTCCATGGAGAGGACAATACGGAGGCGTTCGCCCATAGTATCGCTCAACGTCACCCGGGCATGTCCCTCAACGATGTGCAACGCAAAGCACAAAGGATGAACCATCTGAACAATGCCGGACGCAAACTTCAAGGCGCGGCAAGAGTCGCCGGAGCCGGAGCCGCAATGGCCGGTGCCGGTCTCGCTTTCGCCGCACGAGCCGCGAAGAGCGCTCCTTTGCGTAACGTAGCCGCACGCGGAGCGAAGGTCGCCGCGAAAGCCGCTGTCGCAGGAGCTTTGTTCTCCAATCCGATTACCGCACCGTTGGGATTGATTGCCGCAGGAAAGCTGGCTACCGACCGTAACCTCCATCATGGCCTAGCGGTGGGTGCGGGAGCCGCGATGGACAAAATCCGCGACATCAGGAACGCTGCTCCCGGCAGTATGAGGAAACGCGACCAGTGGCGTCGCGACGTGTTGGGCATGGCTAATGGTGACGCTCCGTTGTCATCTCCGTTCTCCGGCACCGGTAACGGTGGTTCCGCCGATGGTGACAGTCCTATGCCTTCCCCGACGGCTCCGACTCCGAATGCCCCGACCCAAACCGGTGGTGCCGGTGGCGCGTCGCCTATTCCGACTGACGGTCAGACCGAGACGATTCCGACTGACGGTCAGACGGAAACGATTCCGGTGGACACTCCAACTGAATCGGTTCCAGCCGACGCTCAAGGACAGGCTCCGGTGTTGACTGAACAGTCCGCGTTCAATCAGGTTCGTGAGGGAATGATGGCAGACTTCACGAATAACCAGCACATGTCTCAAGAGGATGCGGAACAGGCTTTCCAAGAAGCCGTGGCCTCCGGTGAAGTCGATGATTCTGTCCAAGCGTATATGAGCCAGAACAATCAATCTCCTATCGAGAATGTGACGGCTCAACCTGAGATGAATGCCAATCAGCCGGTGTACAACACTGAGACAGGTGAGATTGTTGGTGAGACCCTACCCTCCGGAACGATGGACGCCGCCGTGTCCTCCGCCTCCACTTGGCAGAAGGCAACCGACAATGCGACTCCGATGCCTGAATCGGTGAACAATTCACTGCAACAGGCGTACATGCGCGAGAATCCGGTACAGCAGTCTCCGGAGGAGCATTTGCGGATGGCGCAGGAGGAGTGGACTAGAACGACGGGTCTTCCGGGCGATATGATGCCTGCGAGTGCGGAACGTGCCATGAATCCGAATGGAATTCAGCCGAGTAGAGAATTCACGGTTGATTCCGGTCGGACGCAACAGCAGGGTTCGGTACAGGCGCAAGCTCCGCGACAGCAGTCTCAACCGCAGCCACAAGCTCAGGTAAGGCAGCAGCCGTCGGTTCGAATGCAACCGCCAACCACACCGTCACCGATTGTCAAACAGCCAGTGGACGCCAACCCGTCAAACCTGACAGGTTTCCCCTCCGTAGGCAATCTTCACATGAAGAAACCGCCGACCGGAGGACAGCCGACACCCAAACCGCCGTTCATGAAGTGACGTCGGTTTGACCATCCGGCGTCGAATGTTTTGAGCATCTTCCACAGCATTCGACGCCGGTTCCCCTTTCGAAAAAACTTCCAACGTCAAGGAGATTAGAAAATGGAAGAGGTAGGAAACCAAGCCGCTGACACTGCGGGACGAACGTTGGGTGACGTGCTCACTGTGTTCTTCTCTTGGGTGTTCACGCCGACGGGCGCAATCCTCACTTTGTTGATGATTATTATTTGCGCCGGTAGTGTCGTGTTCGCAATCTTGCAGAAAAGCACCCGCGCGTTGATGACCGCGTTGACCATCTGCGCGTTCCTGTTGTTCGTGTGGATTATCACCGGTGTCTTGGAGGTCATGGGTTTGCCCGTGCGTGAATGGATGAAGGATATCGCGGCCCAGATGCCTGATATCGGTTCACTGTTCATGGAGTTCCTTCGCAAACTGGTGTTCACAGCCACCGAATGATTTTTGTTCGGCGATGAACTACCGTGACGGCTTAAGCCGTCACGGTTTCCTGTTTCGCTGAACGCATGGAGAACATACGTAGATTGTCCGCGTATGACTCCAATGCGTTCTCCACAGGCTTGTATTCCCCTTGTTCCGAGGGTATTTTGTCTGAATATTTCGATTGTCCCATCCAGACCATGGTTTGAGCGGCTTTGACGTCTCTTGGGGCTTTATATCCGCAGTAGGCGCATTTGTATGTGCGCTGTTTGAGTGGGATTTTGGTTTTCTTGCCGCAGGTGGGGCACAGTTGTGTGGTCGGCTCCCATTTGGAAAGCGTCACCACCTGACTTGTATGACGTGCGAGCCGGTTCTTGACGCGGCCAAGGACACTGTGTTGGGTTTTGCGTCCATAACGACGTTGCCAAGCCTTAACCTGTTCATCCTGCATAAAGACAATCTCATTGCGCAACAATTCGGCTGTTATCTTGTTCGCGGCGTCATTGAGACGATTCTGCTGTCTCATATATGCCAAACGGATTCTCATACGATTACGCCGACGGTTGTTCGACCCCTTTTTCTTACGGTTCAGTTTTCGCTGTTCCCGTTTGAGGCGGTCGGTTTCTCCAACCATGACATCGTATTCCGTTCCGTCGGAACATGTTATGGCGGTTTCCACGCCCATGTCCAGTCCGATGACGGTGTTCTTCACCGGCGCGAGTTTTTTGGCTTCACGCCTTTTGTTGTATTCCTCCTTATCCATATAGCATGTGACATGCAAGTGCCATCCATCCGCCTCACTAGTGAGAACGGCTTTCGCTTGTTCCCAGCCTTCCAATTGTTTGACGCCACGCACACGAACCCAGCCGGGAATATTCTGGATTCTCGCCTTTTGTCCACGTATGCGATAAGTGGTCTCCGGTTGCGGAAGCCCAAGAGACCTGACTTCGTCGGTGAATCCAACATTGCCGACCTTGCGCCCTTGCTTTTTGAGGGTGGCGAGCGTCTTGATGTTGGAACGGATGGTTTTGACCAAAGACTGCTTCATCTGCGAGCCAAGAGTCCGGTACTCGCGTTCGTCCATCGCGCCATTCTTGGTTTTCACGAGGACGTTTTTCCTTGGCTTGTAGGAGAGTGGGTCTCCGCTGGCTATGCATTCGTTCCACAGCCATTTCGCTTCCAAGAACACTCGCGTCAATGCCTCACGTTGAGTGCGGGATAGTTTGTTGCCCACTATTTTCAGGTCGAACGTGGAGCAGGTCTGTGTTTTCCTTCTGGCCTTTGTGGCTTTGATGGACTCTTTGATTCTTCGGTTTTTGTCCAGTCTTGCCTCTTCGGAGGTCTTACGCGGCGAGCCAATGAGACTGACTGTCATGCTAACACCTCCGAATCTGCTAAACTGTTGTTAGCATGATTATAGCATATAGAGGTGCCGGATGAGACCCAACGAATACAAATCCAAAGCGTCGGCGAAGGTACGAACCAGATACCATATCGTGCTGGTCACAAAATACCGCAAGCGTGCCCTTGAGGGAATAGAGGAAGACGTGCTCGGCAGCATCCGCGAAGCCGAACAGCGCTCACGGTTCACAATCCACCGAATCAACACAGGCGACGGAAACCATGTACACATGCTCGTCAGCATCCCACCAGACGAAACCATCAGCGGAACAGTCAGCCGAATCAAACAACTCACCACACATGAACTATGGGGCAAGCATCCCGACCATCTCAGACGCTACTACTGGGGAAAGCACCATAAGCTATGGTCTGCGGGATACTATTGCGAAACCGTGGGAAGAAACAGCGAGAGCATAATCGAACGCTACATAGACGAACAACAACAGGCAGGGCGATTCATCCGCGACACTGAAGATGACGCGGCTTTCTCACCAAAACAAAAAAGGTAAAAACGAAAGAAAGCCATATCCGTTTCATCGCGGACGCGGCTTTCTGTTTTTCTGTTCCGCCTGTAAACTTGTACGCCGTTCAACTGTTTTACTGGAATGTTTCTCCGAACGGTTTTCTGGTTCGGCGTGCCGACTTTTCGCCGTTGTTATCATCGAAACAAAAAGACATACCCCCACCATGATTCCGTCCACACCGGAAGCAGAAAAAGGAAACCAGAACATGAGAGTCAAAAACCATACGGTCATCATCACCGTCGCCATCATCAAAGGCGGTTCAGGAAAAACAACCACATCAATGGCATTGGCCGAACTATTGCACAAACGCGGGGAACAAGTCACAGTCTTGGACTCCGACAACACGGGCGGCGCGACCATGTGGGAAATGTACGTCGAACAGGAAAACCGCAGACGCAGACAGGACAATCCGGACGCGAAACCATACACGCTCGGCTTCCCCGTCGTGCAAACCAACGAAGCCGTATTGAACAATCCGGAACTCATCCGCGAAAAATATTCAGGCTGGGTCATCATCGACACTCCACCGTCCGACGCGGGAGTGGTGCAGGCGGCGATAAACGCGGGCGACGTGGTGATAATCCCATGCCAGCCATCCGTATCCGATTTGACCCACGCGGGACGCACATACGCGGCGGCACGCAACGGCATCGTCCTGTTGACACGCGTGAAGCCGAGAACGAAACTCGCCCGGAACAGCATCAGCGAACTGGATGAGGAAGGCATCGCACGGTTCGAAACCGTCATCACGGAACGTGAAGCCGTCAAGAACATGTACGGCACGACGGAAATCGACAACAAGGAGTATTCCAGCGTCGTGCAGGAACTCATCGACTATCTGTCTGAAATCAATCTGGTGGAAGAATAAAAACAGGAGCAGGGGAGTAAGTAGGCAATCATGGTCAAGAACATCAAACGCAACGCTTTCGCAACAGGAATGCAGGACAAGCGTGACATGCGCCCATTGGAATCACCGGAAAACATTAGCGAACCGAACACGGAGCAGGAACCGACACAGGCCGTTCCTGAAACGCGGGAACCGTCAGACCAGTCAGTCCAAACGTCCGCCGACATGCATGCCCAAACGCTCACGGAGGAAGAAGCCGACCGTCGGGCACGGCTCATCACCGACATAACCCATCCTGAAACACCGGCACCATCCGAAACGCATCAGCCGCCGAAAGAGAAAAGAATCGGCAGCAACGTCACCGTCGAAAACTGGCGTGCGTGGAAGATGAGAAGCATCGAATACGGGACGAAGCAGGCTGTATTGTTGAATGCCGCGATGGATTACTGCTTCCAGCAGGGGCACTTCGACCAGACGCTCATCGACAAGTACGAGCAGAAGGATTAGGCTCCGGTATATTAATTTTCGGATGAACAAAAAGACTTCATCGAAGTCTTCCAGATGGGGGCACGAAGCCAACGGCATCAGATAACCTCCACCCAGCCAACAGAATCGCCCCGGCGCTCGCAGACGAGCGACCGGGGGCTTTCGCTTACTCCTCGGGATGTTTGCGCGGTCTGCCGCCACCGACCCCGCGGCCGGGACGCGCCGCGTTCCACCGGTCGATGGTCTCCGGCAGCCACCGTCCGCCGATGGCGAGGATGAGGCACATCGCGCCGCATGCCAGCGACACGCCGTAGAACCAACGGAAAGACTTGGGCGCACGGCTGATTATCATTGAAAAGTCCGGAGATTGCGGCTATTGTATGGCATACAACGTAGAGAAGCCTTGGTTAGCCGAGGCGTCTCGGAACGGCGGTCGAATTCATCGGCCGCCGTTTTTTTATTCTGAGAGGTGAAGATGAAGCAACGAGCGACGCAAGCTCAACCGGCTATTGTCCGACCCGACCGTCGGCACGATAATCGTGGAGCATCGCGACCGGCTCGCCCGCATGAACATGGGACTCGTGGAGAGCGCGTTGAAGGCGCAGGGACGCCGAATCATCGTGGTGGATGACACGGAGCTGGATGACGATTTGGTGCGTGACATGACCGAGATGCTGACCTCGTTCTGCGCGAGACTGTACGGACGCCGCGCAGCCAAACACCGTGCGGAGAAGGCGTTGGAGGCGATGCGCGATGAGCGCGTATGAGGCCGTTAGAATTCGGCTCGACCCAACCCCACGGCAGACACGGCTGTTGGAGTCCCATGCGGGTGGTGCGCGTTTCGCGTACAATCTGATGCTCGCGCACGTCCAGCGCCAAATCTCCTTGGGTGAGAAACCAGACTGGACGTTGTACGCGATGCGCCGCTGGTGGAACGAGTGGAAGGACGAAATCGCCCCGTGGTGGCGAGAGAACAGCAAGGAGGCGTACAGCAGCGCGTTTGAATGGCTGTCCCAAGCGTTGAGGAACTGGTCGGACAGCAGGAAGGGCAGGCGTGCGGGCCGTAGGGTGGGTTGGCCGGAATACAAGTCGAAACGCTCTAGTGTCCCGCGTTTCGCATATACGACCGGCAGCTTCGGCCTTATCGAAGACGACCCGAAGGCGTTGAAACTGCCACGCATCGGACGCATGCACTGCATGGAGAACGCCACCGAACGCGTCCACGGCAGACGAATCGTGCGCATGACCGTCAGCCGACATGCGGGCTTCTGGTATGCGGCCCTCACCGTCGAACGTCCCACCGAAAGCGTTCCAGCGAAAAAAACAGAAAACGGAAGAACCGTAATCGTCAGGTCGGCGTGGATTTGGGCGTCAAGACCCTCGCCACCCTGTCGGATGGCACCACGTTCCCCAATCCACGCAACTACGTCCGCACGCAGCGGAAACTCCGCCACGCCCAACAGTCGTTAAGCCGCCGCGACAGGAGCACGAACCATGGATGCGGGTCGAAACGGTACAACAGGGCGTTGGAGCGCGTGCGCCGAATCCACGCTCGCATAGCCGCCCAACGAGCCGACAACATCAGCAAGCTCACCACGTGGCTTGCCGACAATTATTCCGACATCAGCATCGAAGACCTCAACGTGCAAGGCATGAGCCATAACAGGAGGCTTGCCAAACACATACTGGACGCGGACTTCCACGAGTTCCGCCGCCAACTGGAATACAAGACCGCACGCACCGGCACGAGGCTCCATGTCATCGACCGCTGGTATCCAAGCTCGAAGACCTGCTCGAACTGCGGGACGGTGAAAGCCAAACTGCCCCTGTCCGAGCGCGTCTACCATTGCGAGGAGTGCGGACTTGTCATCGACCGCGACCTGAACGCGGCCATCAACATCCAAGTCGCCGGGAGTGCCCCGGAGACGTTAAACGCGCGTGGAGGAAGCGTAAGACATGCCCGCCCCAAAGGCGGGACAACGCGGCATCCAGCGAAACGCGAACCAAGCGGCGGCGAGAGTCGCGTGAGGCTTGGAGCTGGCCTTGGCAACGAGGCCATGCAGATGACTTCGCTCTAGCGACAAGCTAAAACAAAGTCATCTACAACGGCGGCACTCACAACAGAGCGTACGCCCATTGGTTTTTCTAAAACACATTCAGGATACGAACGGGTTCATCGGCTCTTCATCATCTGCCTCGCCCGCGTCCGTGTCGGCATCATCGTTACCCGACTGGATGGAAGGGAGACTGGGGCGGACTATGACGCCGGTTTCCGTGATTTCGACTTTCAATTCCGGCCATGCGAGCTGAATCTTCTCCAACGCTCTTCTGAACTTGCGTTTGAATTCGCGCATCGGATACCCGTCATACTTGAACTGCATCAACAGAGCCTCCCATGTCACGCGCGTCTCATGGCGCATGGCATGGGCACGGAACGCGAGCCACTGGTACACGTCCAACGCGAGGGCATCGTTGCGAAGCTGGCGAACGATGGATGGGTTGAGAGGAACGCAGTTCTCCGTCAGCAGTGCCCACATCTCGGGGGAGAACTTTATGTAAGACTTCTTCGCCTCGTCATCGTCGTAGTTGAGTGACACTATGTTGGCAACGAAGAAAGAGTGGGCTGTGAATCCGCCAGTGGACCAGTTTTCAAGGACGATGGAGGTTGTCGCTAGATTCCTGACCATGTTCATTACCGTCTCCTTGCTGGACCCTGAATAGTGGATTCCAGTGCTCTTGCAGAATGAACGATAGGTGTCGTCCAAGTAGACGGTATGATTCTCTGCGTCCACACAGTCGCTACTGTTCTTGATGAGAGAACGGATGTGGATGAGGAACATTCTGGGGGCTGCTCCGTATGCCCATTCTCCGGTGGAGGCCGAGACTGTGATTGACGAGTTTCCGTTAATTTTTCTCATGGACTGAGATTCCGGTTTCGACTGCGGAAGGAAACTCAGCTTAGACATAACCGACGGCGTGTAGTTGTATGTATTCGACTTGTAGAGGTCTTTGCTATGATTGGTCATGTGACCACGACTCCTTCAGTGTTAGGTGGTTGCCATTCCCCGGCTGGTTCCAACAGTGCGGGGATTTTCTTTTCTCAGAACAGTATACGTCACTACCTACCCCTTATAGATTCTTTTCTACCCTCCGTCTTTTTGTAGCTTCGAACTGCTTGCGAAAAAGGTCGAACGGGGCATGAGGAAGTGCCACAGAACGTGAGAAAGCGGAACCAAAAGTTGGAACTTCTGACACACATAGACAAAAAAGTGGGCACTTTCGACACGGAAAGTGGGCACTTTCGACACGGAAAGTGGGCACTTTCGACACGCTTTCGACCCGAAACGCCTACTCCCATAAGGGATTTCGACACCTGCAAAAGATATACAAAAGATTACAAAAGATATTAATATCCCTTGTATTCCCTTCTTTTTCAAAAAACAAGTTTTTCAAAAAGAAGCAAAAAATCAAAAAATTAGAATAAAACCATTTTTTTGATTCTACGTTCAGACAGGTCTAAACCTGCTTAAGGGTATCCTCAAAGCTTTTAAGAAAAAAGTCATGTCAATATGACCGTTCAGACAGGGTGAACCCTGAGCGACGATTATCCTCAATGCTGTTTTTCGTTTCAACAACGTTGGCGTTTAGACAGGTCTGAATGTTTTCGAGGGAAGAGAGAAAAAGAAAAGTTCCGGAAAAAGAAAAACAGAGAAGCCAGCACGGCCGGTGGATGCATGTCGAAAACCCCGAAGCCGATATAGGAAACCTCGGACGGAAGGTAGACTTGAAGACAGTGCATGACAAACGGAAATGAATTCGGAGCGGAACTGTGTTCGGAAGCAAGAAAGACAAGAACGGCAAACAGCCGATGGGCCAGCAAAAGGCGAAGCAGAACCCGAACAATGAGACCGACCTGTTCGCTGACGAAAAAGAACGCAAGGACGAGATAGAACTCACCGCGTGGAAGAAGGCGTTGAAGAACACCCAGAAGTGGAAGGTTCTCATCATCCTGTTCATCTGCACCGGTCTGGTCGCTCCGATGATTTCCGTCCGCGCAATCAACACGTTGAACGAAATGGGTTCCTACCTGACGGAGAAGTACAAGGAAATCAGCGGCGACAAGCCCGGCAAGCAGGTCGCGTTGCAAGCCGTGTACAGTTGGCTGGATGATGACAAGGGCGCTTTCCAATATGGGTATGCGAATTTGTGGTGGAATGGTGCCACCGAGGTCAGCACATCCACTTCGGACGATTCCAACGGTTCCACCACCCAGTATTGGAGCCATCAGATGTCCCTCACTGACAAGTCGGATGGAAGCACGAGGGATATCACCCAGCTTGTCGCCGTCACCGACGGAGTGGCTACTGCGGTGGGAACGCCGACCGTGCTTCCAAAGACCGTCACTTCGAACAGCAATACGGACACGTACCGTCCCGACGATTACATTCAGCTTGACCAGAACACGAGCCTGACAAACGTGGTCAGCGCTTGGTCTAAAGCATACATCGGCAAAGACTCCAACGCTTTGACGGTTCTTGTCGGAGACCCGAACAGCGACCACATGTACCAGCCAGCAAGCTTGGGTTCGTATCTGAACTCGTCCCTCGACTGGCTTGTGCAATGCACCAAGGACGGTAAGACCGTTGACAAGCAGAACAAGTCCGACAATCCCGAATGGGCGGCGGCGAGCGTCAGCATCTCGTTCAAACCCTACGAGAAGAAGGTTGACGCGAGTACGGCCAACGACCCGAACGCCAACACCAATTCGGCAACCAACGTGGAGACGAGCGTCACCGTCCTCATCCATAATCCGACCCGTGGTAGCGCGAAAATCGTTGACTGGGGTGCCGAAGGCAGTCTGACCACGTTGAAGGCGTTCAGCAATGCCATCGACCGTTCGCTGATTGGCTCCTCCAGCAGTGACGATGACGACGAGAGTTCGTCCGACTCCAGTTCGTCCGACTCCGGCAGTGGTTCCGGCGACGGCGACTCCAGCGACAATGATTCCGATTCGTCCGACGGCCAGTCGTCCGACGACAATGACGGCAGTAGTTCATCCCAGAATTCCGATGACGGTTCCGTAACCGGCGACCCCGGCGAAGGGCCGAACGACTAATCCGAAAGGAAAACGAAATTGACAGGACATAACAAGCCCAGTGAGGGCGACAAGTTCGCTGAGTTCATCAACAGCAATGGCCCGTTGACCGGTGCGATTATCGCCATCGCGTTCATCGTGTGTCTCGTCATCAGCATCATCCTGAACCTGTGATGAGATTTTTTGGAGGTTTCCTATGGCTAAGAAGAAAGGCGGCATGTCCGCCGGTTCGTTGATTGGCAGCATTCTGGTCGTGTTGACGGCCATGGTGCTCATCGTGAATCTGGGATTGTGGACTCCCATGTCGAAGATTTTCGGATTGCCGGAAATCAATGACTTGTCCCAGTTGATGCCGGGTGAGGATTCCAAGGTAAAGCCGGATGTGAAATTGGGGTTGAAGGAGCCTTCCTTGAAGTCGTCCGGCTCCAATTCGCAAACCAATACTCCAGAAGCCACAGAAACGCCCTCAGAAACGACGCAGACACAAAACGGGGACAATTCCTCAAGTCAAACACAAAAAGCCTCTACAAGCGTTCCTGAAGGTGCTTTAAGCCCCATCACCACGAAACAGGCGCTTGACAAACTCGCTGACATCGAAACCGCAACCCCGCACACCAAAGGATACAACCGCAAAACCGACTTCGGCACATGGCAGAACAGCAACCAGCTCTGCGGTTACGGCACCACCCGCGACTACATCCTCAAACGCGATATGACCGACGTGACCATGGACAAGAATTGCAAGGTGCTCACCGGCACCCTCCAAGACCCATATACAGGCAATGCCATCAAATTCCAGCGCGACACCTACGAGACCGTCAACGGCAAACAGAAGAAAACAGGCGGAGACAGTATGGCCGTCCAAATCGACCATGTGGTGGCGGTCAACGACGCTTGGGCCAGCGGACTGTGGAAGGACTCGCGCAAGGGCGACCGCATCACCTATGCGAACGACCCGGAAGTGCTCGTCGCGTCCGAAGGAGAAGCGAACAACATCAAACAGCAGGGCGTGAACCTTGTTAAGGACGAGGCGTTGAACGGTTCCTCGACCAAGTGGAAGGACGCAACGCCCAGCATTTGGCTCCCGTCCAACAAGACGTACCAATGCTCGTATATGGCTAAACGCGTGTACATCAAAGACAAGTACAAACTGTCCATGAGCAGTTGGGAGAAGGCCGAAACGAAGTCGTTCCTCACGCAATGCGTGGCCGACGGCAACTGATTTTGGTTAGAAAAACTTTTCCTGTTTTTCCGGTTTTTCACCAGATGAATGTTCGAAGTCGTTTACTGTAACAGTTGAGACCGGGTTTTCGTGGTATATCTTCCACCATCTGGTTTCTTCCCCGGTCTCTGTGGAAAGCTCCTCTCGGGGAGTGTGTTTCGGGTTCCGTCACCCGTGTGTGGATTCTTTTTTTGGGTGGCGGAACCATTTTCTTTCCTAATCGGCATTGTGGCGATTCGAGAAGAAAATGATGTTATACTAGAAGTGTTCACACAATAATAGAAAAAGCCAGCCAAGGAGAAAAACATGAGCAACTACTTCAACAGCATCGAACACCAAATCAACCTCATGCTCGACAGGGAACAAGACCTCCAAGACGAACAGGAACAGCGTCTACGGGATATTCACGACGGCATCGGAGACTACGTGCTGTTGCCCGAAGGCGACCCGTGGAACATCGATGACTACGAGCAAGACCCACAGCCCACCAACATCAACAACACTTGCAGTCACGGACTCTATGTTGACGAAGGTGTGAAATCTGGAACCATGTATCATCTCAACCCCGACCTCGGACTGTGGGCGGCTTGTGACGACTACGAGGACATAGAAAAAATGGTCAGGGAAGGCAAGACGCTCACCCAGCCCATCGACGATTACGATTCGAAGCTCGCCTGAGAAAGAATTTTTCCTGCAACCTTCCTTGTTTGTGAAAAACTACGTTATAGTGGAACCAGTCACAAACAAGGAAGGTTCCTTTTTGAACACCGAAACGGACATCACGGACAGTCAAACTCAAGAACGTTCCCGTCCGCGCAAAGACCTTGACACCGTAGGAGGGTTTCTTGACTCCTGCAAGGACGAGACACCAATCCTGATTTACTTCAACACAAACGACGGAATACAAAGAATCCCCCACATCCTAGGAGACCCGCCCACCGTCGGGCAACTCCGACTCAACAAATATCTGCGGCCACTGAAAATCCAACGAAGAGTCCGCTACCAGATTGCCGGAACCAGCGACACCGGCTGGGTCATCCGGGTCGATGAACGATTCAAGAAAAAGAAATACATCAAAGCGTCGAAAGCCTGAACTTTTGGATAATCAAGACTACACCGTGAACAAAACCCCTTTACGTTCCAACGGAGACCGGGAAGCGGTCTTGCAGACCATCTTCCGTAGGGGAGTCCTGCCGCAAGCCGTGGTGTACGCGCTCGGACTACTGGTGGCGGTATGTCTCCTCGCATATTCGAACTCCCTGACGGGAGGATGGAAAATCATCTTCCTGTTCCTGTCCATCCTGAATTTCGTGGCGGGAATCCGGGGACTCGTCAAGGTAAGCGCCAGCTGGACTACAGTCCGTGACTGCGCGTATCCGAACATCGACGCGAACGCGGCTGAAACATGGGATTTGGCAGTATGGCTCGCCAACAGTCCGCAATTCGGAGGAACCCCAATCCGGGATATGCGACAGCAGGAACTACGTGAGGCATTGGATGAGTACGGGACACTGTTCCAAGCGAACAATCCGGAAGACGTGACCGTCCAACTGAACCGGTTGGAACGGCTCATGCATGACGTGGATTGGACAGGCCAATACGTTCATGCGCTCCTTCTATTCCGACAGTTGAAAGACTCACATCTCAAATATTGGAGCCAACTGGACGGAGCCTACCGTCAAACGTTAATAAAACTGACGTCAGGCATGCGTTTGGAAAACCTACGCGAGGACGTGCAACTCTCCCCACACCGCATGGTCATCTTGGACGGATTGCAGATTAACTGCGGACTGCATGGTACCGCAGGAAAGTACACCGTCGGCTATGAGGACGGCGGTGTACTGTGAACTATCAGATGCTACGGGACGTTCGTAGTGGACGAATCCACATGTTCTCCGACAACTGCTGGATGCTCCGGGACTGGGTGGCAAAAAACATCGGACTGGAAGAGAACGGCGTAGCACTCATACGCAGACTCGACCTGTTGGAAATGAAAAAATACTCCACCAAAATGATGGACAATCCCGAATCGTCCAGCGAGGAATACTGGCAAGCGAAAACCATGCATGACGGCGTGGTCAGAACATTCAAAGAACTCTCGCCGGTGGCGCGACTCGAATACTGGGACTGTCTGAACGACACTCCCGTCAACATCCTCTGAGCTTAGAAAAAACCCAAAACCTCTGAAAGGAGCAGCATTGGACGAACAATCTTCCACCCAACGTTTCCGTGTTCTCATGGCCGGTATCAGCGAAGGTGAGACCAGAATCCTCTACAACATCGAAAAAGGAAGGCTGACAGCCGACATCCTCAAAAGCAACATCGGCAGACGACTGCTGGATGCCGGACTCATCCTCTGTAACAAACAATCCAATCCGACCCTCACCAAGGATGGAACACGCCTAGTGACCCTGCTCTCCCAAGGAGAAGGAGACCGTCCAATCCACCTGTACGAGCACAATAGCGAAGACCTGCTCCGCCAAGCCGGACAAGGAACAGCCAACGCATACAAGACCGGTTTCGAAAACGCCGCCGTCGAACTGTTGACTGACCGGCTTGTCCGACTTGACATCGCCTCCGGAACCCTCACCCTGCTTCCTGCGGGAACGGAACTCCTGTCCAAGCTCGACAAGGCGGCTTGACATGCTGGGCTGGCTGACTCAACAGAACGTGCTTGTGGCGATTGCTATTGGAGCCATCATCCTACTGCTCATGTTCCTCATCCCCGCCATCGAGGAACTGGTCGGCACGTATACTCCGTTGGGAGAATTCTGCGAAAGGCCGAACATGAGATGGGCTGTGGTCATCCTGACCATCGTAGCGGTTCTCACGGTAGTGGTCATCTGACTTTTCCTTGACGGGGACGGCTTGATGCCGTCCCCTTTTTTTGTTTCCCGAATTGAAAACCGGTGGCAAGTTCCGACGGATATTCTGGAAATAAAAGTACCTAAAAAAGAAAGTTGAAGTATCGTGAAAGACTTCATGATTTTTTGGCGAGGATACCCCACCTCTTGTGGGTGGGGAGGAATCGCCTTTCTTTTTTCACTAGTATGCTATAATTATAGCAGTTATTGAAAGTATGACGGACGGCAAAGGAGGATTGGAATGCTCAGCACGCTCACCTACGCGGTGCGGGTCAAAACTACCTCCACCCAGTCAGAAATACTCGACGCCACCTGCTCCGCCTACCTCGACTGCTGCAACATGGTCAGCAAAACAGCGTGGGAACATAAGACGTTAAGTCAGAAAACCCTCAACCAGCTCGCCTACCACAGGCTCCGCGACGAATACCATGTCGGAGCGCAAATGGCGCAATCCTCCATCATCCGCGTCATCGGCAACTATCGGACAATCAAAGAGACGCATGGAACCCCTTGGGCGACCAGCCAGCCGGAATACCATTCCCTTGGATACGACCTTGTATGGAACAGGGATTACAGCATCCTAAAAGACGGACGGTTGAGTGTGAACACGCTCGAAGGGCGAATCAAATTCCCTATCGACTGGACGCACATGCCGGAAACCTATCGTCACGGAAAATTCGGCACGGCCCGACTATTGAACCGGAACGGGGAATGGCTACTGCTTATCCCCAGCACCATAGAACTTCCCCACCCATCCCAACCACAGCAGGTGGTCGGAGTGGATTTGGGCATACGTTTCCTCACCACCACCTACGACAGTGACGGCCATACCGACTTCTATGACGGGAAGGAGGTGAAGAACAAGCGCGAGCATTACAAGAGGCTTCGCATCACCCTCCAGAAGAAGGGGACGCGTAGCGCGAGACGCAGACTCAGGAACATCGGCAACAGAGAAAACCGTTGGATGCGGGACGTGAACCATCAGGTCTCGAAGGCACTCGTCAACCGACAGTCAAAGCCTACGCTCTTCGCGTTGGAAAACCTCGAAGGCATTCGCCACGCCACGGAAAAAGTTCGCAGACAAGACCGGTATACGCAAGTCAGCTGGGCATTCCACCAGCTACGCCAGATGATTGAATACAAGGCTCTGAAAGCCGGGCATTCCACCATTGCGGTTGACCCGCATTACACGAGTCAGACCTGTCCGAAATGCGGCATGATACGCAAGGCGAACAGGAACAAACGGTTGCACGAATACCAATGCTCGAACTGCGGCTACAGGTCCAATGACGACCGTGTGGCCGCTATGAACATTCAACGGCTCGGATATCAGAGTCTAGTTGAATCCCATTCGGACAAGCTCTGAATTGGGAGGGGTGCAGTCAACCATCCCATGATGTTCCGCCAGTCCACAAGGATGATAAAAGCGGGAGGAGTTGAAAATACTAATCGACTCCACCATCACCGCCGGGCAGGAACAAGCCGCAATGCTCGCCATCGCGGTAGTTGACAAAGAATCTGTTGGTATTGGCTGGACTGGCTTCGGTTGGTGCCGCAGTCTGCTCTCTCGTGTATTTGGATGGGAGACTGCATGCGGTCAGCAATGGGTACAAGTATGGCCCGGCTCGTCATTTGGAGTATTTGAGCGCACTCCTGCACTCCTTCAACCGTTCCGTCGATGTCGTGGCCGCAGATACTTATCGGAAGGTGTGTGACGAGGAGAGTCGTAAGTACGACGAGTTGGAGGAGGCTCGGGAGAAGGCTTGGAACATGTCCCGTTGACATGGATGAGTATCCTTTTACGTCTGTATATGTTATACTGGAATAGTTCACATAGGGAGACGTAAAGGAAAGCTATGATAAAGATTCTCGTCAAATTATGCAACAGGGACAGTCGCACTGTATATCGGGACGATTTGTGTTACGAACTGGCCGATATGCTCAGAATCTACCTGAACGCCGACGCATTACCGGGGGATGGGGAACGGTGGGAGCTGTTGAGAACGCTGGCTTCCACTCTTATTGGACGAGCCATCGAGAAGGGGCTTTTTGAGGACTGCGCAAGGGTCAACGTGTATCCGGTATCCTTTCAAGCAGTTCAGGGAGATTGACCTTCCTGTCATATTAAGCTATAGTGGAACTGTTCACATAAGCAAAAGGAGAAAACAATGAACGTAAACGAACTTATAGAGCAATTGAGGAAACTACCCAAGGAAGTACGCGAACAACCCATCATGGACGGTAAGCCGAACGTAGGCTACCGGCTAGCCGGTCTTCACGCAATTTCAGCCGCCAAGGTCATTGTATCCGACGACGGCGCTTGCAACGTGTACGACCCGGAGCTTTCCGACGAGGGAAACGTAACAGAGTTGGAAAACCGATATGACATGCCGATGCATGTCGAACATCGGGCATTGGCATTCTTCAATTGAGATAGGGGTCGTACAAATGGACGCGAACACTCCCATTAACATTCCCATCCGTCTTGAACAGTGGATACATGACAACTACATGGAAGTCGAAACCATTATCATCGATGCCCGGCCAATCCTAGACGCAACCGGTTTCGACAATCTTCCCGAATGGGAGGATTGGGGCGCGGACTTCATCGCGGAGGACGCTCAAAGAATTGGACTGCTGAAAATGTGGTCTGGGCCATTCACGGTCGAACTGTTCAACTGTGACGAGTATCCCGACTATCTCGAATGGCGTAAAACCCATAAGACCATTGAGGGTGCCGCAGAACATATCCTCGACTTGAGCAAGAAGGAACTACTGTGGCGAATCGAAGAAACCAAGAAGCAACTAGACAAGTATGTTAGCCAATATGAGGCGTTAAGCGGGGAGAATCCGCGTCAAACTTCTGGAACGGCACTGGTTGGCAGACTACTCGTCTAACATCCGAGAGAAAAGAAGAGAAACAAATGGTATACAAAAATACCCCGGACAACTGGGCTACCCGCCGAGTCCTCGCAATCTCATACAGTCCGGACGGCAGATATAAGGAAACACTATTCGAGCGCGAAGAAGATGGAAACTATTATGCGGGCTGTGGAAGATTCTACGCCAGCGATATCGAGGATAGAACCAAGTTCTATCCGATTCCGGACGACGAGAAACTATCTCGCTGGGTGTTGAAGGATGGAACGGTAATCACTTCGTCCGAGAATAGTGACATCCTTAACCCGGAGGCCATGCGTGTCATGACTTTCGACGGCACGCGTATCGTAATCCCAGCCGAACAGCTCAATTATGTGCAGGACATGTGCGAGGATACCAATGCAGAATACTGAACAAAACCGTTGGATATTACTGGATATGGCTCGTGCCATGGGTGGCTACGGCTACGACGAGATGTGGTGGGCTGACGTTTTTGAGCCGGACGAATTGGAGTATTCCGCTCCCGACTTGTATGAGAAGTTCGTCAACTCGTCCGACTACGACCCTGCCGCTCACTGGTTCCGTCGTAAGGAATACGGTGTCGGTTTCGAGTCGGTCACGGACGAGAGCCTGTTGGCGGATGCTTGGCATATGCGGGATGATATTGTCGAATTGGCTTCTCGTAGGGATGTGTGGCTGAATATTCCGGATATTGATTTTGTTTCGCGTATTCGGAAGCTTGGGGTTGTGGTTTCTTAGGATTGTCTCTCTGAAAATTCCATGCTATACTGGAAACGTTCACAAAAAAGGGTTTTCAGATTGGAATACTGCCGTATTTCTACGTTCCTTAACTAATAGCATTGGATTCTGGCTGACGGCACTATCATAACATCAACGCAACAGTTCGTAGAATGCAAGTTCTCAATGACCAGAATCAAAACATTGGACGGTCGAACAGTAAGCCTGAACATGTCGAACGTCCTGTACGTGACTACCGACGAGGAGTGAGGCATGGGTTTGGATATATGCCGTATTCACTTATGCTCAAACTCAGAATCCTTGAATCGTCCGGTCTGCGTGGCTGTAGCCTCGAACGACCCTAACAGTATCTCCTGTTCAGAATACCGTTTAAGTGATTTCACCATTTTTTGGACGGGGATGCCCGGTATTTTAATGCCGGGATGAACCGTCCTTTTTCTTTTTGTTTTATTATACGCGTAGTGATATACTTACAAGCATGTCCCAGAAGGTTGTTATAGAACGTGTTCTGATACGGGGTGCCGCCCCGTATGTGGGCATGTGTTCGGCCTTGAACGGACAACACGTGCCCTTGTATTCGTACAATCCCGATATCGTCATGAGATGGTTGTGTGATGGGTGGCGTTGCCGTTACAACCAGTTGCGTTCCCGTAGAACCAAATGGGACAGAAACCTTGAGACGGCCATTCCGTTGGGTGGAAAGCCGGACATGCGTTCCGACCGTCAGGTTAGATTGAAATGCTCTTGGCTTGCGGCCATCCCCTCCATGGTGTTGCAATCCCCCAACCGTATAGAGAACACCGACTGGTGGAGTGCGAACAAGCGTCATCGGACATTGAAGAAAAAGCATAGGAACCCGGGCATGATGCCACGGTTCAAATCCCGTCATGACGACCTGTATTTCGTCTGCTGGCACAATAAGGGAGCGAACGCCAACTACCGGCAGTTGAACCGGAATCACGGCGAAGTCGTCATCACCGGACAGAATCCGGGCGCATATCGTCTGGACGGGCAATCATGCCGTTACAGCATCCATATCCGCGTCCGGGTCAGCCAGCCCATACGCGACTATACGAGCGTCGGGGTGAACTGGACGAAACGAACGCTCGTGTTCGTCAACAATCCGTTGCCGATAAGCCGAGAACGCACGGGGGCCATGGTTGGATTGGACAGGGGTTGCGTCCACACGCTCGCCACGTCCGACAACACTTTCATCGACCTTCCCAAGGAACGGTTGAACCGTATCGACAGGGAGATACGCCGCCGTCAAAAGGCTCAGGCGCGACGAATCGCCATGTCCGGCGAAACCGTCAAACAATACCGTCGCCACGCGAGCCGCACCTACGAGCGCACCGGTCGGGAAATCAGCCGACTGTACGCGAAAGCCCACCGAATCATAGACGATTGGCAGCACAAGACCACCACCAGTCTCGTCAAACAATACGACCTCATCGTATTGGAAAACCTCAACCTGCAAGACATGAGCCGTAAGGCGAAAGCCAAACCAGACCCGGACAGGCCGGGCGCGTACCTGCATAACAGCCAGTCGGCAAAACGTGGACTCAACCGTAGTCTACGTACGGCAAGCCTTGGCGGAATCGTCGGCAAACTGGAATACAAAACACAGTTGACCGGACGAAACCGTCTCATACTCGTCAACCCCGCGTACACAAGCCAGACATGCAGTGAATGCGGTTATTGCGACAGTCGAAACCGTGAAAGCCAAGCGGACTTCGAATGCAAGCAATGCCACATGAGCATGAACGCCGACTTGAACGCGGCCAACAACATCCTCAAACGGGGATTGGACCATCTCATCGGCTTGGACGAAGCCGAGCACGCCGAAACGGAATCAGCCGTCCAACCCGCTTATCGCGGGAAGAACGCTTCCACCATGACGTGCAAAACCTCAACACGATAAGTGCTGGAATCCCGGTGTTTCAACACCGGGAGGACGTCAAAAAACTGGTACCCTCGCTACTCGCATTCAGACATGAACGACAATATTCACCTCCGCTTGAACAAGGCGATTGAAACCACCGATTCTGAGGAATTCGTGGACATTGCCTACAAGCTGGGACTGTTCCTTACGGAAGGGGAAGACGATTGAGCGTCGAAGAAACAGGAGTTTGGACGGAAACTTATCCAAAAGAACCTTGCCCATTCTGCGGAAAAACGGTTGCTATTCGAATCAGCGAGATTCTTATTGTGGACAAAAAATACTGGAAAGTCCGTATTTTCGACGATAGTGGTTGCCCGTTGTCCGCAATGTTCGAGCGGGGCTTGCGAATGGGGTCAGCGGGGGAAGTGTGTGCCGTTCTTAAAAAGGATTGGCATGAGATTGTGGAGACTGTTTCCAATATGCCGGTTTGTCCTGAATGTGGACGCTCCCCGGTTTGTCGTTATTCCAAGAACCTCGACCGTTGGATTATCCTTTGCGAAAAAGGACATTTGAGAACGGATGAGGCTTTCGTTCTCTCTGCCATGAGGAATTGGAACAAGAAAGTCGGTCAATATGTTTGCGACAATCAGAACCAACGACTCGGTCAATGTCTGACGGAGTTCTGGCATCAAGGGGATACGTCGGACGAGAATCTTCCGGAATTCATGAGGCAAAGCTGGCGTGAGAAACACGCCGATTGGGAGGGCAAGTGAGCGGGAACGTGAATTACCATCCGCTCCGCCGTTGCGTCATCTGCAACGAACTAGTGGAGGCCGACGACCCGACATGCGCGGTCTGCGGCCAACCGGCTTGCAGTAATCACGCTTATGATGTGGGTTGCGGCGAATGGTATTGTGCCGACTGCTGCCACGGAAAAACTCACCCGTGCGCGGAATGTGGTGCGCCCTCCCATTGGCGGTGCAAGGATTGCGGCAAATGGGTTTGCGAAAACCATTCGACATTCGTCGCGGTTCAGGGTGAGGAATTCTATACTCTTTTCGGCTACTACTGCGATACTGATTTACGTTGGGAACTAGCAGAAGAACGAGTGGAAGACTGCCGTATTATTATTCCTCCTACTCGAAGACGATGATTGGAAGACTGCCGTATTTATACTTCCTTCTACTCGCTTGAGTTTTGGCCGCTCCTTTTTTGGGGAGCGGCTTTTCTTTTCCCCCTCCAGATGTTATAGTGGAATTGTTCACAAAAACTGGTTAAGGAGAAAAATATGAGCGACAAAAACACCACACCAAAACTTCCCAAGTACAAGAAGACCATCGACACCACCGGGTTCGGACTATCCTGCGTCACCGAATACGGGTTCGATGACGCAGGGCTGTTCCACCACTCATACACGTACAACTACAAGAACAGGAAGGCCGTCATCCAAGTGATGGGAAGCCAGCAGCCCGCCAACTGGCATACCCGCCAAAGCGCCTACGCCTCCTACTATGAGGATGGGAAACAGGTAGGCCGAACCCGTGCCTATAACATTCTTGAAAACGCTCAAATCAAGGCAGTCCGTTGGATTATGGGCTTCGGCTCGGATAGCAAGGCGGAAGAAGCCTATCGTGCCGTTCGGCTGGAGAAAAGCCATCGCAATCAGCAAATCTGCCGTCGCATTCCCAAACCATTGCGCACGGAAGTCGAGGGACTTGCCAACAAGCTCGGTCTGAAAATCCACGGCGACGAAGACAACAGCACTGTGGAAACGTTCGTGAACACGTATCTCGCCACTGCGGAACAGAATGGTCTCATTGAACTGAGAGAACGTCAATACGGTTACGAAAAGTCGATGACCGTATGGCTGGACGGGGATGCGAGCCGCAAAACCGAAGACGCCCCCGACTGGGAGAAGTTCAAGGAAACCGTCGTGGAAATCGTCCCACTCTATTTGGAATGCAGACGGAAAACGGCGGAAAGCGTTGGTCTGGGGGAGAAGCTGGCTGAAAACTAATCCTGATGGTTGGGGCAGAAAACTGCTCCAACCATTTTTGTTGCGTTCTCCAATATCTGCCTATAATCCTCAAGGACACCTACTGTCACGTTTAAGTCCACGGCCATTGGGAAAAGCTCACCCTCATAGATTCGTTCGGATTGGATATATTCGAACGGATTGATAAGCAGTATCGCCGTCTCCTTACGAACGTATGATTCAGCCTTGTCATCGTATTGTTTCCAGCAACAAGTATCACCGTGAGTCCAATGGAATAGTTCATGCGTTAACGTGCATCGTTTCTGCCGCTCGTTCAACCGTGGGTCTATGACGATGATGCGGGTTTCCTCGTCATATACGCCGTTGATGTTTTCCGGAAGTTCCTCCTCGAAAACGTATGGCGCTTGACGTGTGAGTCCTACCATCCGTTTTATCTCTTCATAGCACATTCGCCGGTCGATGGCGACGCTTCTGTTGTCTACTGGGGGATGTTTCAGCAAGCGTCCTCGCTTTCCGATTCCGCTTGCTTGTTGGGGTCGTGGTTTGCGGCCAATGTGAGGTCGCCGGAATTGATTTTACGCAGGATGGCTTGAAGCTGCTGTTCCACAACGGATTGCGTGGAATGGTATCCGTTTTGTCCGGCGATGAGTTCTTCTGGGGTCATGTTCCATGCGTGGGCGAGTTTTTCCACGTCGGCGGGGAGCCATTCGACCGTTTCGTTGTATCGTGTGGTGACGTAGCTGGGGCTTTTGCCTAGTTGACGCGCGATGTCCCGTGCGGAGAGCCGTCGGATTCCGGCTTCCGCTAGGATGCGTTGGTTGATTCTTCTGTTGAATTCGCTGGTTTGGTTTTTTCTTTTTCCCATGTTTTCCATGATAACTGATTTTTAACATGAAACGCGTGGTTTTAGATTTGACAGCATACTTTTATATGCTATTGTCTGTAATTACAAACACTTGTTCACCTGAAGAAACAGGAAGGTTAATGCATAACATGAGTCACGACAAGGCACGGGCGCTCTTGCGGATGGTCAGATAGACACCCCAAGAAGTCCGTTCCACATACCCCGCCTCAAAATTGGAGGGACACACCCCCAATTTTGTGAATACGCCCAGTATGACTAGAATAAAAAAACGTCCACACAATATAAGCCAGACTCCACACAGGCCAGACCAAAAGGAATGTTTTGAGAAAGACAATAGACCAGAAAATCCTCTTGGATAAACACTTCACAAAATTGGACATCCTAGGCCAGCACCTATGGATGATGCTCCAACTGCATCCGAAGACCAATGCTCTCGGCGTATGTGATTGGACGTTTGGAAAAATCAACGCTTACACTCACGGAAACACTCCCACCCTATTCCAACAGGCGGGCCGGGAACTCGTAAACGAAGGACTACTGGTCATAGACGAGGACACCGAAGAAGCACTCCTCCTCGACCACATCGACCTCACGGCGGACTCCGGAACCATCGAATCCGCATACCTTGGAACCGCCAGCCCAAGACTGCGCAGAATCCTAGTCAGTGAACTGAACCGAACCCTCCGACAGGGAAAGCACTTCCCGTTCGAATGGGAGGAGATTCATGACATCCTCAGTGAATCGAATGCCGACTCCGACGAATATGAGGAGCCGCATCCAAGCGTGGAACCCGTCGAGGATGATTCCCTAAACACCTCCCAGACAGATAATTCCACCTCCAAAAAGGAAAAAGAACCCGCCAAGCAGGACGATACCGAAACCTCAAGCGTGAAACCCGTAGAAGCGGAAGACAAGCCCGTCAAGAAGCGTCGCGGTCGCCCACGCAAGAATCCACTCCCTCCGGAAGGAGAAGACAAACCGAAGCGTCGGCGCGGTCGCCCACGCAAGTACAAACCCGAACCGGTCGAACTGATGGACGGAACCATGGAGCCTCCGTTCGAGGAGCCGATGACCATGGAACAGGTCGAGGTTCTACCCCAATACGATTCCAACGCTCCAATCGACGTGGATGATGACGGGGAACCCAAGTATTTGCAGTGGGATGAAATCCCGCAACAGCTTTGGTTCTGGCATCCTCTGCCGGAAGACTGGTCTCCGACCAAGAAAGCCGCCGACTTGTACAAGGAGCTGGGCGGCGGAAGCAAGATGACCATTTTGCAAGCGGCTGACTCGTTCCGTAAGGTCTACGATTCACGTTTGTACGTGAAACGTGACAATGGTTTCAAGGCCGCTCCGCTTTCGCCTGACCGACTTTTCATCCAACAGTTGCTTCACTGGCGTAAGGAGAAGGACGAGGAAAACGAACGCAAAGCCAAGGAAAAAGCCGAGGAGGAAGCTCTCCTCAACGAGGAACCGACAATCGACGTAGACCCCATCTGGGGAAACCCCGAAGACTTGGTTTCCGCCAAAGTGGAACAGGAAAACCCCCAACAGGAGGAAGTGACCCCACTGATTCCAGACGAGGAAGTACCGAAAGTCCGCCACTATAAGCGGATGGTGCCGAAGGATTGGAAACCGAACCAGAAGCACATCGACCGAGCCAATGAACTGAACATCGACGTGAACACGGAAGCCGAGAAATTCTACAACTACAGCCATTCCAATGGCAAGAAATACTTGGACTTCGACCGCGCCTTCGACAATTGGCTCCTCAACGCCGACAAGTTCAACAGGAACAGCCGAAACACACGACGCATAACCCGTAGCGAGGAAGGATACGAGCACAACATGAACATGCTGAAAGAATCCCTCGCCCAAGCCGGATGGGATGAATGATGACAGCACAGGCTCCCACACAAGGAACGTTGACCACGGCACAGGCCAGCAATGGACAGCATTACCCACGCGCCTTCGAACGCCCGTGCGCCATCGCGCTGTTGACTCAAATCAACAGTCATTACGGCAACAAGCCGTTGGATGACGCGCAGGTGGATAACTTCGTCAACGAAATCGACCATACGATTAAAGCTGACGAAGCCCGTCAAGCCATCATCGAATTCTTCCAGACACATTCGTCACGGGAAGCTTGGATTGCTCCCTACGACATCAATCAGATGGTCAGGAGGAAGCGTTTGAGCAGAGTGCCATCCAATGCTGAAATCAGCCGCATGCTCGACGGATATGGCATCACCGACGCGAACACCGCATGGGGATTTCGACGAGGACTGACCTACGCCATCTCCAAAGGCGCTTCGCCGGAACGCGCTATCGAGTATGCGAAAAGACACTGTGATGACGTGAAGACCATCTCCAACACCCCAGACCAGTATCCACAGCTCACAGCCGGTGACAACGTGGGCAAGGAAGACGGTGTCACTTCATTTTCAGCGCTATTGAAAGACTTCCGGTCAGGATTGGAACGGCCATCCACACAGGCCAATCCAATCCCAGCCGAAAACAATCCAATCCAGAAAACCGATAAGAAAGAAGAAAACAAACAATGACCGACGTCACCACCAAGCTTATTCACGACACTTTCATCCAGAACCGTCCCGATAAGGTAGGCGAACAGGAAGCGGAAGAACTGTTCAACCATTGGCTTGAAGTCCACGGATTCCAGCCGGAGGAACAGCCCATCGCACCAGCCGGATTCGAGTATGAGACCGTCAAAACCAAGGAGGATTCCACACCATCCTCCGACGATTTGGACGCCATCGCCCTCGCATCCGACAATGCCACCAATTCCGCCGCAATGATTTCCGACGTGATGGATTCTCTTCCTGAAAGCACTCAGGAAGCGCTTGCGTGCGCGTTGAACGACTTCGACTGTGCCGCCGAGCATCTGCACAGGTTGCTCGACAAGTACGATTACAAGCCTTTGGAAGAAAGGGAGGAAGATTGAAGTAGCGCAAGAACACAAAACAATCTACTGCGGGTATGTGGCGAAGGAAAACCGCGAGAGCCAAGCGGTCTTCTTCTGCAAGAAATGCTCGTATAAGACGAACGCTGACGTGAACGCGGCGAAAAACATTCTCAAACGGGGATTGGACACGCTCGCCGTCACGTCGGAAAACCTGTGGGGCGCGGACGGCACCCCGGTCGAACAGGGACGTAAGACTATCGGAAACGCTACATGCGAATCCGAAGCAGTCTCTTAGAAACCAAAACCTCTCCTACCGCAAAAAACGATAGGAGAAATCCCCCGGCTTCAAACCGTGGGGAGGACGTCAAACACAGTAAGAAACCAGAAGGAAAGATTTGGAAAACAAACTCCGAGGGAAAATCCCCTTCATCGCGGCAGTGGCCGCACTGTCCATGCTCGCATCCGCAAACGTGGCATTGGCCGCAGAGGTCGGCAACCCAATCATCGTGGGCAAGACCAACATGTTCACGGCTGATGAAACCGTTGACCTGTTGGGCGGCGACTTGGGCGAGGCGGCGAACTTCGGTCTCGTCGGCTTCGACTCCGTCCACTTGAACGCGCATACGAACAGTAATATCGCCACCGAGCACGCCTATATTGGCGCGGCCTTCGGCAATCATGCCAACGGTGTGGACGAGCCGGAAGTCAGCTACATGGACGAGGTTGACGGCAATATCAACGTCAATCTGCCCGCCGACTCCAAGATTGTCTTCGGACAGTCAAACATCATCGGACAGACCGACAATGGCAACAGTTGGACGGTGAACGGCAACAAGCTGGAAATGCAGACCAGTGGAAGCCTCCCGAAGTCCGAACGAGTGCTCAAGGATTCCAAGACCGTCAAATATCTTGATTTGAAATCCATGGAAAAGAGCATGACCAGCCTGTCGGCCAAGTGGGCGAAAGCTCCGGAAGCCAACGCTACCCATGATTTCTCCGACATGAACAAGCGTCATATCGACGCAAAAGGTGACGTGGCCCACCTCAATATTGACGCGGCTGAACTGCAAGGTAATCGTGTGACCGCCACGTTGGGAGACAATACCCGTCTCATCGTGAACGTTGACACCAAAGGTGTGGACAATATCACTCTGCCCCAATTGGACGTGGACGGTATCAATCACGCCGAATACGCCCACTGGACGGATAAGGGGGTCGTCTACAATCTGACCGACTCCAAATCCAAGGACGGGCAGTATCACGGCAACGTCGGCACCGCTGGCGCATCCTCTTCCGTGATTCTCGCGCCGGAAGCCAACGTGGACGCGTCTCAGAACGTTGAAGGACAGATTATCGCCAAGAACGTGACCATCGGCGGTGAATTCCACCGCAACAGCGTCAACGTTCCAGTGACCCGTCACGTGGAAGTGAAACTGGACGGTCAGAACAAGACTGAAACCACGCCGTTCGTCGTGCCACAACCCGCCAAAGACCATTACCGGTTCATCGTCTGGACAACCAATCCGGACGGTACCGGCGACTCTTACAAGCCGGGAGATACCGTGACCATCATTCCGAAGAACACCACCCTGTATCCGCAGTGGGAGGCGAAGCATGTGCTTCGCTACGATACGAACGGTGGCAACGGCAAATATGAGGATTCAGACCTGCCATCCGACGTGTCCGACACTGTTCCATCCCGTGATGGCTACGAGTTTGACGGTTGGATGATTGATGGAGTCAAGGTCGATTCCGGCGATAGCGTCGAGGACAACGGCTCCGACGTGACCGTGGTCGCGCAGTGGACGCCGGTCAAGCAGGATGTGACCCCGACTAAGCCGGAAACCCCGAAGGACGACAACAAGACCGACAACGGTGGCAACGGTTCTGAGATTCCGAAGGATGATAAGACGGATACTTCATCCAAGGATGACAACAAGACCGACGATTTCAAGCCGAACACTCCGAAGGACGATATCAATACTGATACTCCTTCCAAGGGTGATGATTCCAAGCCGGAAACCCCGAAGGACGATACGGACAAGAACGATACTCCGTCAAAGGATGACTCCGACAAGTCCGACAATGATACGAAGGCTCCATCCAACGATAAAAACGATGTGAACACTCCGACCAGCGATAAGACCACCGACACCGGTAAGACCAACACCGGCAAGAAGACAGTGGATACCAAGAACAATACTCAGACCGCTCAACAGGACGGTCAGGGCTTGGCTACCACGGGTGTGGCAGTCGGCGTCATCGCGGTCGCGGTCATTGTGCTTGCCGCCGCCGGTGTAATCCTCTCCGTCGCAAAACGACATGAGGGCAACCGCTGACATTACCTCTCTATTCGATAGGGAGATAATGTGACTCCAATCCCGCCGTCTTTTTGATGGCGGGATTTTTTTACCTATGTTATACTGGCAGTGTTCACAAAATCGGTGAAGAGGTAAAACTTTTGAAAGACTACGACTGGTGGGTAAAAGCGTGGAACGCCTATAATAATCCACCCACCAAAACGATTCCATTGGACGCGTCCGATGCTCTCCAAGGGAAAATCACGTCCGTGGTGGTTCTCGACAACTATTACGAACAGCGTTCGACGGCACCTCCCACTATTCGCGAGCAGATTTCCAAAGTTTGGAACTTGGACGACATCGACTGCGATTTTTCTAGCAAAGACAAACTTCCTGCCGAAGATTTGAAATGCGTCGTCTACCGTGGCGACAAGAAGACCAAAGTCACACTGCACGCAAGCGAAAACAAACTCGGCCTGTACACACAGGATGGAAAACGTTTCCCAATCAAATAGGAAGGATTTTAAAAAAAAGTGTTAGAGCATGGCGAAGAGCTTAACCTGAGAATGTTGCAACCATTGGACACGGACACTACGGCTGGCATACTTCGCGAATCCGGCTATCTGGTTCCATTATCCAAGTGGAGCAAAGCCCGGCAAGACTACAAAGGCAATACCGACCGTTGGGCGTTCAATATCATGGCATGTGCTTTCATTGGCCTCATGGTCGCCTGTTTGGAAATGTGGTCTACCCGAAATATTCCAATCAAACTTCCGAAATATACTCCCGTAGCCGTTTTTCTACTGGGTTTCGCTTTTGGTTGGGTGCAACTGTTAGGCACGTCCGATAGGCGGAAAAGGGTTTTTCGACCGAAGCCGGATAATCCAGTCCAAGTATTGGAGTCTACTTTCGACGTTCATGTGGCTGGAGACAGTGACACGTCGCTTTTCGACAAGACTGGATATAAGAAACTTCTTCTTCGTGTTGACGGCACTCACTACGCTCAGGCTACATTGTTTGTTTGGGAAGAATCATACGATTTGAAGGAAGAGCGTACTTGGCCTTTGGTTAGTATCGCATTGTTCGATGAGGACGGCAAACCGGTCAAACTGCAATCGGTTGAGTCGAAGAAGGAATCTGAAAGCGTTGAACGGTAGACCAACTTCGGAAGAACGGGATACGAGGTGGTAAGAACCGACGCAGTTCCGGGGCACAGTGGACAGACAGTCGAATATGATGTTTCCACCATCGACCGTCTACATTCTTTGCAAGAAAAAAACATTAGAAGACTGGAGTAGGCATGGCTTATTATGACCCGTGGCGTGAGGCTGTTGAAAACGCTAAAGAACTTCTCCGATTGGGAATGCCACCACAGAAAGTGCAGGAGCGGACCCGACTCCCCAAGAGCACCATCGACAAGATAGCCCCACCTATACTGCAAGAGAACGCAGACCGTGAAGCCATTCAGGAAGCCGAGCGAGCTTTGAAGCGGGAGCATGAAAAAATCCTCAAGGAAAAATATCCATGCCCGCTCTGCCATAAAGGTTATGGGATTGTTGACGGTGGAGCGCTCACCGCGTTTTTGAACGGTTCCGTCTGCCGTATCGGCGCGGAAGATGAGACCGTTGGCAAGGGAAGCCCATTTTTTCGTCCTTATTATGCCCACTGTTCGTATAGGCGTTGTCCAGCCCGACTGATTTTTCCCCGTGACACGCGGGAGGAAGCGTTGAGGGCTTTCCTGTTGGGAGAGTGGATTAGACCACACCCGTTCGTCAGTGTGAGCGACGGTTCTGAATGGACGTACACCAAACAGGGATTGGCGTCAGCGGTTTCATCATTGATGAATGATTATTCGCCGGAGCAGATAAAACAATTAGGTTTCAATCCGATTGCCGTGGACGAGTTGGCGAACCGTAGGGCGTTACGGATTGCTAAATTCAATCCAGATGCTTTCGATTTGACGCTCATGTGTCCAAGTGCGGTAGTCGGGGAGAGTTCCGTAAGGCTGTCAATCCGACGAATCATAGCAAGGAATCATGGTGTTGCTGGTGGAGGGTCGGCTGTCCAAGATGTGGAGCCAGAACCGTCAACTCGTTTCCTACCCGTGAACAGGCGCAGTCCGCTTTCGAGGAGGGGGACTTGTTAAGGGGGCTGAAAATCGATAAGTCCGGAAGTGGAAAGGATTAAACGAAGTTGTTCCATCTGCATGCAAGACCTAAAAACCGGTTGGAGTCAATTCATACCAGTACGCCATCGTTAGAAGCCGAAAAACTGAAATCCGTCATGTACGGTCTCGCCATCGGTGACGCGTTGGGAGTCCCATACGAGTTTCAACAGAGAGACACATTCAACTGCACTGGAATGATTGGTCATGGCGAGCATAACCAGCCAGCAGGAACATGGAGCGATGACACCGCGTTGAGTCTAGCAACCTTGGACTCGCTCACCGAATGCCATGGTGAAGTCAACACCGCCGACATGCTCATGCGTTACCGAATGTGGTTGGAACACGGAATGTACACGCCGGACGGGAACACGTATGATTCCGGTATCACAGTAGCCACAGCCATCAGGTCAAGGCATGGTTGCGATGGTTTGAACGATAACGGCAATGGTTCGCTAATGCGGGTCGCACCATGCGCCTTCTACAATTTGCCAGACGTGGAAATCAAACAGGTCAGCGCCATCACCCACGCTCATGAAATCAGTATGACGGCGTGCGTACAATACGTGCGAATCCTCGAAGGACTGTTAAACTGCGTTCCTTCACATAAGGCGATAACGGATTCAGGATTCCCGTTCGACCCGACCATTCCCAGAACGGAAGTAGAATCGGACGGATTCGTACTCCACACATTGAACGCGGCACTCTGGTGCTTAACCAATACCGACAATTATCGGGATTGCGTAATTACCGCAGTAAACCTTGGAGAAGACACGGACACCACAGCCAGTGTCGCGGGAGCGTTAGCCGGAGCCGTCTACGGATTCGACAGCATTCCTACAGAGTGGATTGAAAAATTACGAGGAAGAGAACTTATAGACATGTATGTTTCAGAATCGGAGCTAAGGTGTTAACCCTACCAATAACTCGAAAATGGTTTGACATGATTCTTTCCGGCGAGAAGACGGAAGAATACCGAGAAGTCAAACCCTACTACGATTCTCGCTTCCGCCGACTGTTCGACATGGACGAGTCGAATAATCCAACAGGATTGGACGAGCAGCCAATACTATTCCGCAACGGATACTCCCATACAAGTCCGAGCTTCACCGCCATCTGCACGCTCTCTAAAGGAGAGGGACGTACCGAATGGGGAGCCGAACCACATAAACGGTATTGGATATTAAACATCCACCGAATCCAAAAATAGGTTTTTACACCCTTTCGGAGTATGTTTTAGCTAAAAAGAAACACACTCCGAAAGGAAACCTAACCGTGAAATACCTACTATTAATACTCGTCCCATCCTCCATCCTGCAATGGTTACTACTACTCGTATGCGGCGTGGGAGGATGGTTCCTGTTCTCCACTCAGTTTAAAACCTCAAAAAAGTCCATCGCCATGGTCAACGTATTAGGTGCTGTGTGTGGTATCGCATTCTTTTACGGATTGAAGAATGGTCTCGGTGGTTTGAGTGACATGTTCATGTCACTCTCCGGAAAATACGTGTACGGGTATCCGCATTCGCAAGTTCCCCTAATCAACGCGTTTATCGCCATTCCTCGTATCCTCATTGGTGTTTTTTGCATGTGTGTCGCATATGGTCTTTATCAGCCGGTATCTGAAAAAGAAGGCGAGGAGTACAGGAGGCAGAGTCAGCAGAATGAGGCAAAGGAAGTTGAACAGGCTCTCAATCAGACCATCGACCAGATAGGCGTAGTCTTCAATCTGCTCAAGGCCGAACCCGGACGTCCGAATTATCACGGTTACAGGCTAGTGAATGAGGATTGTGGTGGTCAACCAGACCCATTGTGGAACACCATGAACCCAGCCAACATCCAACAGGCGAGAAGCCAATACCGCCTCTATGGCAATCCGGGCGGCGGTCTATCACAGTCGAACTTCACCACCAATGAGATTCAATCCGGCCAGAAAGGTGAACAAATCCTCGCCAACATGATTACCGGCAACTGTCCCAACGTGGTGTCCTTCTGGTCGTTGCACGGTCTGAACGAGCAACACCAGTTCACTGACGCGGATATCGACTGCGTGATTGCCGGACAGGACAAACAGGGCAAAACGCATTTGTGGTTCGTGGATGCGAAGAACTATAAAGGCAATGCGGACACTGCCTACCGTAACCTCACCCCAGACCAACTGTTGAGAATTAGCGTCAGTCAGCGTGCGTTCGAAACCGGTGTGGATGGTCGTCCGGATTTGAAACTTTCCGCGAACATGAACTGGCAGAGGGACATGTGGGCTTTCATGTTCAACGGCAAGCCGGTTGAAGTGGAGTGGCTTGTCTGCATGGTGCCGACTTCCGATAAGGGTGCGCCGGATGTGACTGGGGTCATGTGGCCGGGTGATATTCCTTGCGTGACGCCGGAGGAGCTGGTGCGACGCGTGAATGCGGTTGACTTGGATTCGACGCAGAATCTTCCGTTGGACTGGTTGGATACTTTGAAACGGCATGTCAAGCACTGAGCTGTTTTTGGGCGCGGGTTGTTTTCTTCTCGCGCCTTTTTTGTTTTTGTTGTGTTCAGCGTGTCTTCTCACTTTCGATGATATACTGGGATTGTTCACACAAAGGAGGTTGGAAATGCCAAACCAAACAACAATCCTCGCCCAACACGGCCTAATAAAAGCCGACACAGCCACTTGGACAGACTGGCAAACCATCGACAGTCATCGAGACAAACGATTCAGCTTCCCACTCGAATGGAAGCAAATCCAACAAATCCTCACCGACCACCCAACCCTTCGCCCATACCTCTACCTCTCCACCGGATTAGATGGACTTGTCCTATTGGACGTTGAGACAGGAGAAACAGCAAACGCGCAACCCCTCATATTCGACACCCTCTCAAACAAGAACAACACCATGTTCCAAATGGTCGAACAATACATTCGCAGATGGAACGAAACCACACCCACAAAAACCCTCATACAACAAGGCAGAACAGACGAAGCCAAACAGCAGATAGACCACGCCACCGCACTGGCGCCAACAGCCCTAATGGAACTCATCTACCAGCTCGTCCCATGGAAAGAACTGAACGACAGGCAATACCAGCGCATGACGGCATTGAACGTCAGAAAGAACGAGGAATACCCATCACGCCAATTCGACAGGCACCTCGTCAAGCTACTCCAGCAGACCAAGCCCTGCATTGGGGGAGAGGGTGCTTTGGAGAAGACGTTCGACAAGCCTATAACAGTGTACAGGGGTGAAATCGACAAGAGCGTGCATATGGGGTTAAGCTGGACGAGCAATCTCGAAGTCGCGGAAAAGTTCGCGGGCAGATTCGGTAGGCAGGGCACTATCTGGAAGACAGTGCTAGAACCCGAGAAAATACTTGCGGCTTACGCGGACGATGGTGAGCATGAAGTGCTCGCCATCGTCTCAGAAAATACCGTAAATAATGTTCGCGAATTCAGTTAGACCTGTATCCTTAACTTCTAGTTGCAGGGGGTGTAATATGTGCTGTTGCCCTGAGAATCGAATGTCGCGCAGAGCTTGGTGTATCCAGAATTAGAGGAACTATTATTCTGGTTCTGGCTTTGCTGTGGCGCAGACTGTTGGGTCTGGGCATGTTGCGTCGGAGCGCTGTAGGTGCTGGTGCCACTGTTCGTACGATTGTAGTTCGTGTTCGAGTAGGTTTGGGCTTGGGCTTGCGACTGCTGTTGTGCGGCTTGGCGTGCGGCTTCCTCGGCTTTGGCTTCCGCGTCGGCTTGTTCTTTCGCAGTCTTGGAGTCGTTTACGCTTTTGACAGCCTTGGACACGGCGTCTTTCTGCGCGTTCAGGGTTTTCACGTCAGACTTCTTGTCGTCAACGGTTTTCTTTGCCGTGTCGATGGCGGTTTTCAAGCTTTCACGGGTCTTGTTGTCCTGCACCTTGCCTTCGGAATCCTTGTATAGAGTTTCCGCATCACTGATGGTCTTGTCGAGCGTGGACCTCGCATCCTTGACCTGCTTGTCCGTCTTGGACTTGTTCACCTTTCTCATGGCCTTGTTGATGGCGTCGATGGAATCATTGGCTTCGGTGTTATCGTCGGCAACAATGGTATTGGCTTTGGTCGTGCCCCACAGGTTCCACTTAGTGGCATGCGATGTGGTCGGAACGCCTTTCAGGGCATCTCCGGTCTTGATGCTTTTCGTCAAGGAGTCCAACATGGTCTTGTCAAGCACGTCCGTTTCCTTCGTAGCCTTGACGAGCGTCCGTGCTTCCGCAAGTGTCTTCACCAGCTTCGAGTCAGCCTCCTTGGCTGACTCAAGCTGGGACTCATAGGAATCGTATGTTGTATTGGACGCATACGCGTAGCCACCGCCCACGCCGGCAAGGACAACAACCGCCGCGATAGTACTGACAATAATCGTCTTCTTGGCGGGCTTCTTGGCGTTTCCCTCGTCGTTTTCGTTTGGGTTGAGGATGGTGGTTTCCTGCATCTCCTCAAGGTTTTGGTTCTTTTCCATTTTTGTTTTGCTCCTTGGTTCTTATGTTCGATTCTCCCATGTGGGGTAGGCGAACACTACTCTTTAATGTGGACAAATCCACTATAACACGAGAATCGGCATGTCGCAACAAAAGATATGCTATACAGCCCAAAAACAAGAGACAGTAGCAATACGGCAGTCTTCCAATCCTAGCAATACCAGCGTCTACGCCGCTGATATACGTTTGGTTCATCCCAATCCTCATCCATCATGCCGCTGTTGTAATTAACGGCGATGCTCAGTGAGTCACGGATTCGGGTTTTATTCCCGTAATCCGTATACCAATCGTCCTCAATCCACCGCCAATCCTCCCACCGACGTGCCGGAATATGCGGATTCCTCTTCCGTGAATACGCGTATTTTGCGACTTCGACATACTCCCAGTGAAACCGTCCGCAATCATAAGTGTGACTGAAACCGCGTGAACGGGCCTCGTCCTCGATAAGCGCATATGGTCTGTCCTTGAATGTTCTCGACATCATCGCCTCGTTTCGTGTTCTTGGATTAAATGGTACCGGTAGCGGATAGGTAAACGAAAAAACATATCCTCTTTCTATAAGAAAATTCCGTTTTTCCGAAGGTTGATTGTAGAAAACCTGATATATGTGGAAACAACAATACAAACCTCTAGAGGAGTTAGTCTATGGGTAATCCATTGAGTAAAACTTCCCGGAAAGTCAAGGACTCCATTCTTAAACGGGTGGGGAAGGCCGCTGTCGCACTGGTTGCGGCGACGGCTACCTTGGCTTCTGGAGTGATAACGACCGGTAGTGCGCTTGCCGCCACGACTAACGGCCCCGGCTACTGGTTCAATGCGACGCGTTCTGGGAGTTGGTGGGTTGGTACTCACGGTAGTTCTCTTGGTCCGCAACGTTATGAGAACGGTAATCCGGTGTACTGTGTTGAGGCCGGTGAACCTGTTACTAATACCGGTACTTGGAATAAGGCTACGGATGTGAACCATAAGGTTGGTGCGTGGCTGGTTGAGAAGCATAAGGGTGATAGCAGTGATTTCACTCAGGCTTCGGTTGCTTATGCGATTCATGAGCATCTTGACCAAGGCAGTAGCCATTTCCGTCAGCTGGTAGCGGCTGGTTTGGAAGGTGCGGATATCAATGCCGTCGCTTCCAATGCGGCGAATCTTTGGAATGATGCATATAACACTCTTCCCGCTAACCTTAATGCCGCCTATGCCTATACCTCTGGCAAGCGTACCGGAACTGTTGACCCCGGCGTTAAGAACTCTAGCGGACAGTACATTGCTGGCATTCAGTACACTGTGACGTTGAACGGCCCGGCGAAATTCGACCAGACCGGAACCAATACAATCAGTGGTACGACCACCGGTCAGGCAATGCATATTCCGTGGACGGCAACCGGCAACGGAAAAGTAACAGGCCATGTTTCGATTAATGTTCCCACTGCCGCCGTTCTAAATTCCCCCGGTCAGGATATGATGCGGCCTTCCGACCCTGAGAATCAGACTGCTGATGTTCAGTTCTCTGTGTCGCGTGATTTTCAGCCGACCGTCAGTACCAGAGTCAGCAAGAAACAGTTGACCCGTGGCTCCCCGGTCGAAGACCGTGTGACCTCCGGTGTCGCCTCCTCCGACGACGAGTGGGCGGACAACGTGCCCGTCAAATTCAAGGGCTACTATTTCGTCGGTGACTCCAAGCACATCCTCCAAGTCATCAAGAAGAACAATGGTGAGAATCCGACCGACTATTTGAAGCGCCTGCGTGAAACCGATGGCATCCGTCAGGTTGCCGCAGCAACCACCCGCTTCATCAAGAGCGGTCAGACCAACACCGTCAAGGCGAAGGCCGCTACCGGTGGCATCGACTATGACAGTGTGAACGGTTTGGACGATTATCAGGTGTCCGATGAGGACGCCGGACTGTTCGGAACATGGGTTTGGGTTGAAGTCAAGTCAGACCAGTCCCAGCAGGATTACATCAAAGGCGATTACATCGATGAGTTCGGTAAAACTCAGGAAACGTCCGTGAGTGTTCTGCCGCCGAACCACGACTCCACCGTGTTGGAGCAGGAGTCCGGCATGAACAAGGACATCCTTGATGAAATCAACATCAGCCGTCTGCCGTCCGACTACGGTAAGTTCACCGGTGATACGAACTATGGTTTCAACGCTGACGCGAAGGCCAAGATTCGTGTCTGGTGGGCTGGCTCCGGAACCGGCAACAAGGATGAGGACGAAAAGTACGTCCCGACCACCGAAGAGGAGCCTACTCAGGATGCCAACCACAAGCTGGTTGGCGAATGGGAAGTTCCGGCCATGAACGGCAAGTACAAGGTCGGCGGCGGTAAAATCGTTCTCTATCCGAGCGATGGTAGCGACGCCAAGACCGTTGCCACTGATGTGAACATCAAGGTCACGGATAAGGCCCATTGCGGCTACTACGTGTTCATCTACGACTTCCCCGGCTCCGACCGTGCGGAAGGATTCAAGAGCGCGTACAACAATCCGTGGGAACGTTCCTTCGTCACTCAGGACGCGCAACCCGTCACATTGACCACCAACGTGAACAAGACCACCGTCACCCAAGGTGAGAAGTTCTACGATACCGCGACCATCTCCGGTCTGGTTCCGCGTGGCTCCTATGTCACCTTCACCGCGTATGACGCCGTGTCCGGCGAGCCGGACGTGTCCACCAACAAGCTGTTGGACAACACTCGCGTGAACGTCACCAACGACCAAGCCGACCATTCCGACACCACCCAGTTCGAGGTGAAGTCCCCGGAAATCAGCACCAACAAGATTGGTAAGGTCTACTGGGTTGCGAAACTCTACAATGCCAAAGGAAAGGCTCTCGCGGGTCACGCCATCGGCTTGGAGAACGAGACCATCGAAGTGGTAGGCCCGTCCCTCACCACCAAGACCAGCGCACAGCAGACCTATGTCGGTCGTCCGTTCCACGACACCGCCGTCATCAACAACAAGATTGACGCGGGAGCCTATCTGACATTCACCGCCTATGACGCGGTTTCCGGCAAGCCGGATACGAATGCCGCGAAACTGCTTGACAACAAGCGTGTGGACATTCCAGCCGACAAGATTGCATCCTCCGGCGCCGGTAAGAGCTTCACCGTTGACTCCCCGGACGTGACCGCCACCAAGGCCGGTATCGTCTACTGGAAGGCGACGCTCTACAACAAGGGCGGAATGGAACTCGCCACCCACGAGCTGGGTGCCACCGGCGAAAGCGTTCTCATCAAAAACCCGTCCATCACCACCAAGGTCAGCAAGGAACAGGTCTCCATCAACGAGGAGTTCACCGATACCGCCACCATCAACGGTGAAATCGAATCCGGCGATTACGTCACCTTCGACGCCTACGCTCCGGTTGACGGCGCTCCGAACGCCCAAGGTGCCAAACTGCTCGACTCCGAGCGTGTGAACATTCCGGCCAAGGATGTCACCGCAAGCCAGAACGGACAGGCCATCAACGTCACCAGCCCGAAGACCCACGCCACCGAAGGCGGAAACGTGTATTGGAAGGCCACCCTGCACCGTGCCAACGGCACTGTGCTCGCCACCCATGATTTGGGTGTTGGCGGTGAGACCGTTCAGGTCAAGTATCCGACCATCACCACGCACGTGTCCTCCACGAGCGTCGGTGTCGGAGAGGACTTCTACGACACCGCCGACATCAAGGGTGTCGTCCACGCGGGTGACTTCGTGGTGTTCCGCGCCTACGATGCGGTCGGTGAGAAGCCTGACACAAACGCCAGCCTTCTGCTGAAAGACCAGAAGGTCAACATCACTGCGGCTCAGGCGAAGGATTCCGCTCAGGACAAGACCGTGACCGTCAAGTCCAAGACCGTCAACACCATGAACGGTGGAAACGTGTATTGGAAGGCAACCCTGTACGACAAGCAGGGACGCCAGCTTGCCACCCACGACCTTGGACTTCCGGAAGAAACCGTCACGGTTCGTCCTCCGACCATCACCACCCAAGTGACCAAGGGCAAGGTCAAGCCGAGCGAGGAGTTCGCTGATAAGGCGACCATCTCCGGTAAGGTGCTCAAAGGTTCCTACGTCACGTTCACCGCTTACGACGCGGTATCCGGCGACCCGGATGCCAATGCTCCTAAGCTGTTGGACAACGTGCGTGTGAACATCAAGGACTCCGATGCGGAAGCTTCCGCGTCCAAGAAGTTCACCGTCACCAGCCCTACCACCCACACCGATAACTCCGGTTCCGTGTACTGGGTTGCGACTCTGTGGTCTCCGCAAGGCAAGCAGTTGGCTTCCCACGATTTGGGTCTGCCGTCCGAAACCGTTCAGGTGAATCCGGGTGGTATCGTCACGTCCAACGCGCAGAAGATGGGTGCGACCGGCGAGCAACTGTACGATGAAATCACCGTTTACGATGAGACCAGTGAGGCCGAGTCCGCTGATGGTCAGGTTCACGAGGGTGAAGGCAACAGCAATCCGACCGGCGTCATCGGTCGTATTCCGCAAGGCTCCACCGTCACCGTGGAAATGTACCGTCAGGCCGAAGAGGATGACGGCGACCAAGGCTTGTTCAAGATTGCCGAGAAGACCGTCACCATCGACACCAACAAGTTCACCGCAATCAAGGCCGGTCAGGAAGGCAACCGTCCGGGCAAGCTGACTTTCAAGGTCACTGACCCGAGCTTCAAGACCACCAAGGCTGGCATGATTTACTGGAAGGCCACGTTGAAGACCCCGCAGGGCGGCGTGCTCGACCAGCATATCTACGGTGAAAAGGGTTCCGACCACAAGACCGGTTACAAGAGTTACGAACGCACCCCGGTGCAGAAGTTCTCCACCACCGTGTCCAAGAAGTGGCTGAGCGACGCGAACGGCAATTACGAGGACAAGACCACGCAAATCTACGACGTGCTCCACCAGACCTCGTATGAGCAGTTCGACGGCGAATCCATCGACGGAGACACCTACACCACCGGCAAGACCGCCCAAACACCGAACGGTGCCAAAGTCCAGTTTGAAATCTGGGCCAAGGACGGCGCGAACGCTGGCAAGATGGTCAAGCAGTACAATGCCGAAGACCTCCCGAAGGTTCGTGAACTCGCCAAGAGCGAAGACCCGGACAAGAACCATCCGTATGTGGGTACCGATGGTCTGGACAACTACCAGAACGTCAAATCCTCCACGTTCCCGATTCCGTCCGACTGGTCTGCGAACAAGTACTACTACCGTGTGAAGATTACCGTCCCGTCCACCACTCCGGGCGCTGGAACCGACCCTGCCGACAACAATCGTGATGTTGTCTGGTATGGCGACGATGACGAGTCCGAAGAGTTCGACGTGATTCACATGGACACCAAGAGCACCGAACCGTTGTGGCTCGACAGCATGAACGTGTCCGACGAAATCACGTTGAAGGGCAACATTCCGGCTGGCTCCCAGTACGAGGCCGAATTGTGGCGCACAAGCAAGGATGGCAACGTCCGTAAGGACGCGGCCACCAAGCAGGATGATTCCGACCATAATGGCATCGCCTCCGAAAAGGTCGCCACCACCGGTCGCGTAAACATTCCGTCCAAGGCCATCGGCGCCCACCTCAATGGTGTCACCTTCCGCTCCAAGAGCGTGAAGAATCCGGGTGTCGGCTCCTACATCTGGCGTGTGAAGATTTACACTCCGGAAATGCCTCACAAGGATGGCAACGGCGTGGGCACTGGTGGAGACACCAGCATGAACTCCGCATTCGGTGTCATCACCAAGGAGTGGATGACCGCCGCCAAGGCCACCACCGACGCCGATGACTCCCAAGCCGGTGACTACTGGCAGAACGCCACCGCCAAGCAGAAGGGCAATGGCGACGGTTACGCCGACCGTTGGCTCCTGTTCGACGGCAAGAACATCGCATCCGAGAAGTTCGAGGTCGTGAAGCTGACCACGAACGTGACCGGAACCCCGAACATCCACACCAGCGAAGGCGAGCATTACGTCGATGTCACCAACGGCAACGATGTGAACGATAAGCTCACCATCACCGGTTATATGCTCAAGGACTACAAGGTCGCGTTCAAGCTGTACAAGCAAGCCGAGAATCAGACCGCCGACAAGGACACCGTCGTCAAGACCCTTGACCCGGTTGCCCTGACCGAAGCCCAGAAGACCCTCGACTCCGCTTCCGTACATCTGACTGACCCCGCCGACTACTACTGGCAGTGGGTGTTCACCAAGCCGGACGGCACCGCCTTCCAGCCTGACAACATCAACCCGGCAGTCTCCGATAAGCGCATCAAGGACGAGTCCTTCCACGCCGTCCGCGTGACCACCAGCACCTACAAGTGGGCTTCCAAGAACGGTACCGTTCAGGATGTCGCACGACTCGAAGGCCACCTGCCTGAGAACGCGACGCTCACCTTCGAGATGCATGATTACGCAACCGGCAAGAAGGTCGCCTCCACCAAGTCCGCCACCCTCAAGGAACTGGGCTTCGACAAGTCCAGCATCGACCAGCAGTTGACCAGCCCGAGCCTCAAGGTTCCGGACGCAATCGACTACTACTGGGTTGAGGTTCTGAACCTGCCGAAGGATGACCAGAACACTCCGTTGCACACCGGCAAGGACAAGGTCAAGAACGAGTCCTTCCGTTCCATCGAAGCGCAGACCGATATCGCCACCGAACGTTATGTGGGCACCGTGGTCAAAGACCATGCCGACCTGACCAACGTGAAGTGGAAGCAGTCCGGCGACATCCGCGACGATTTGGCCCAAGGATTGGACGCACGCTGGTTCCTGTACAAGCAGGGCGACGGCGATGTGAAGACCGATAAGAAGATTTTCACCGGCGACTACGTACATCTGGCCAGCGGACAGACCGAAGCCTACGGCCCCGAACACAAGATGGACGAGGTGGGCGACTACTACTGGGTCATCGAAATCAGCGACCCGAGCACGAATCACAAGGTTGTCAAGCTGGGAACCCAGCGCGACCCGCGTGAATCGTTCCGCATCGTAAAGGCTTCCTCCGAAGCTCAGGTGGCACAGCAGGTCAACAAGCCCACCAAGGACACCGTGACCATCACCGGACATCCGGCAGAAGGCACTCTGGTCTCTTGGAACCTGTACAAGACCAATACTGCCGACGACGACGATTATCTGATTGACAAGACTGAGCAGCAGCAGGGCGAGAGCGAAGGCTCCGACGATACTGACGCCGATGCCGAACCTCAATCCGATAACGGCGAAGCCTCCGACAGCATGCTCGTCGCAAGCTATCAGACCCCGGCTGATGGTGCTCACCTCATCACCGCCGAGGAAGCCGCCGAAGCGTTGAAGAACGGCAAGGTGACAGTGGAAAGCCCCGAGTATACTCCGACCGAGGTTGGCGAATACTACTGGGTGTTCAGTCTGACCAGTCCGACGAAGAACCTCGCCGGTGACGGACAGCCGAACAAGCCGCAGAACGATAAGGACACCAGCCATCTGGAGTCCGAGGACTTCTTCACCGACCGCGCCCATGTGGCCGATGAGACCGTCCAGATTATCGACGCGACCACCAAGACCAAGCCGCTGGGACACGTCGGGGAGAAGTTCCATGACACCGTGCTCCTGCAAGGACGCGTGCCGGAAGGCTCTCAGGCGGACGCCACCCTCTACCGTCAGGTGGACGGCGACGATTCCAGCAAGGATGAGGAGGTTCTGACCACGAAGCGCACCACGCTCTCCGAAGGTCAGGCGTTCGCGGACTTGGAGGATGTGACCGTTGACAAGGTTGGCGTGTACTACTGGCGTGAGCACGTGTACGTGCCGACCAAGCACACCACCACCGCAGACCACGACAAGAAGGTGGAAGTCGAGAAGACCCCGACCATCACCGGAAAGCCTCGCGTGAGCAACGAGACCGTCAGCGTGGTCAACGTGACCACCACCACCCACCGTCTGGAAGAATCCGGCATCAAACTTCAGGACAAGGCGAAGATTGAAGGCAACGTCGTTGACGGCTCCTACATCATCTTCACCCTGTGGAAGCAGTCCGATGGCGACGACTCCAGCAAGGACGAGAAGGTGTTCACCAGCGACAAGGTGATGCTCAAGGCCGGTCAGAAGGAAGCCGACTCCCCGACCTACGAGGTCAAGGAGACCGGAACCTACTACTGGCGTGAAAGCATCTACAATCCGGTCGAGGACACCGACATTCCGCCGTGCGTCCCGCCGACCGGAAACACCGACGAAGACCATCCGTGCGACACTCCGGTTCATACCGAGAAGCCGCGCACGCCGGGTGAAACCACCGACGTGGTGAAGGTCGCGACCAAGGCCCAGAGTAACGGCACCGCCACCAAGCCGGTCAAGGATACCGCCCTCATCGAAGGCAAGATTCCGAACGACGACTACGAGCTGGTGTTCGAACTGTGGAAGCAGAACGGCAACGATGTGAAGGACGACCAGAAGGTCGCCACCACCGACGCCGTGAACGTCCCGCAGAACGCGACCACGGTCGATTCGCCGGAAGTCACCCCGTCCGACGCTGGAACCTACTACTGGCGTGAGAAGCTGGTGGAGAAGTCCACCAAGCGGCTCGTCCACTACGGTGAGGCCCGTGTTCCGGGCGAGACCGTAATCGTGGGCGAACTCGCCAAGACCGGTATCGCAAGCGGCTTCATCATTCCGCTCATCGGAATGCTTGCAGTGCTTGGACTGGGATTGGCGGTCGTTTCCGAAGGAAAGCGTCGCATCGCTTCCCTCTCGAACGGCGCTCATCTGTCCGGCTCCACGAAGTGACGGACTGAACCGGTAGGGGAGGGCCGATAGGGTTCCTTCCCTACACCGCCTAGTTTGGGGAGGTGGGAGAGCATGACTCCCCGCCTCCCCAAACTTTTCTTTGAAGGTCTTTAACATAGAAAGAAAAAATACGGAAAGAGGATACATGCGTAAACCTATCGCCCTGCTTGCGGCAGGTTCGATGATGCTCATGCCGCTATTGGGGGCAACGAGTGTCGTGCTGACACCCGTATCGGAGGCTTATGCCGAAACCGCCGATAGCACCGCAAGCGACTATCCGGAAGGTGTCACAGCCTATCTGGACGGTACACGGCTAGCGAGCTTCGACCCCTCCGGAAACGGAGTATATGACGCGACGGGACAAACTGTGGAACTGTCCGGTGTGCCCGACGATTGGACGGTGCAATGGAGAAGCATGGTCAATGGAATCACCAACAAGGATTCCATCATGTACATCCTGTCCAACGGTTCCACCACCTATCGTTACTGGTTCGATGGGGCTGACGGCGCGGTTCATACCGTCGAAGAGCTTCACGGCATGACAATCACTTTGAACGGTCAGGCTGTGGACGGCGACATCACCAAGGGATTCACCATCCACAACGTGACCGCCAGCGACATGAAGGGATATGAGAACACCCCATACGGTTGGGTGCTCGACGGTGATTCCGAAGACGACCACTACACGTACACCGCCCATCCAGAGGATTCGGACACGCCAAGCGTCCAATACACGTTCATGTATGACGACACCCGACCCCACGACAGCATCAATTCGTTGAGGAACCTGAAAGCGTATCTGACCGTTGACGGCAGCGCCGTGAAAGGATTCGACTACACGCTCGCCAACACCGACACCATCGCCATTCCAATGAACACCGACGTGCGTCTGGAAGGCGTACCGGACGGCTGGAAAGTTGACTACAACAATCCTTCCACCGGGAAACTGAACCGCGTATACACGCTGACCGGCCCCTGTGGGGACACGTTCACCTACATCTTCCATCCGACTTCGGATTACAAAGGATACTATTACATCGACCAGCTCCAATACGTCCGGGCATTCGCTGACGGGGAACTGGTTGACGGATTCGACTACAAGGGAGGCGCATGGAGTTTCCCTGAAACCACCAAGAACGTCGAAATCGCAAACGTACCAGACGACTGGAACACTCAACGTACCGTTAATGGCAACATCATCACCTACGTGGTATCCAGTCCGAACAATTCCGTCTCTGTCACCTACGTGTTCAACATCGCCAAACATCAGGCAAGTCTGGACGAACTGGCGAATGTGAAAGCCATCGTAGGCGGCAACTATGTTTCCGGATTCAACCCGAAACAGTCCGGTATCTACGAATACGAAGACGGTCAAGGAATCGCCATCGTCAACGTGCCGTCCGGATGGACTCAGACCACAACCGACGGTGACGGATATAAGGTGTATACGTTGACCAGTGGAGACCTTTCGGTGTCCTACCGTTTCAACAAGCATGTGAAAACCTATTCGGTGGACGAGCTTGCCAAAGTGTCAGCTTCTACCGACGACGGCGTGGTTCAGGATTTTAAGCCGATGGAGTCCGGCACCTACACCATTGGAGAGCACGCTACCGTGTGGATTACCGGCGTGCCCGACGGTTGGGATACCAAATCGTCCGACAATGATATGACCTACACGGTGACTAGTCCCGACGGGAAAATCAAAGTCGTCTACACGTTCAAACATGCGAAGCACCAGTATTCCGCTTCCGAATTGAAGAACGTCACCGCAAAACTCCCCAACGGAGACTACCTCAACGGCTTCGACCCGGTCTCCGGTGGTGAATTCACCGTACCGATGGGAACCAAGAACGTGACCATCGGTCATATTCCGAACGGGTGGAACCTCACCAAGAACAATGGACTGTCCTACACGCTAACCAGCAATGATGGGGAAGTGTCCGTCTCCTATAAGTTCCATGCGAAGAACGGCCATACGGTAGTCTTCGACACTGATGGAGGAACCACTGTCGAATCCCAAACCGTCGAGGATGGGGGAACTATCACACCACCCGACGACTATCCGTCCAAGACCGGCTACCGTTTTAAAGGCTGGTATAAGGATGGTGTCCCATACGATTTCACACAACCCGTCTATGATGATGCGGTAATCACAGCCAAGTGGACGGTAAACACTTACGAAGTGTATTTCGACGCCGGAGCCAGTGACGACTGGTATCCTATGCAGACCATCGCATATGGCGATAAGGTCGTCAAGCCGGTTGACCCGACTTTGGACGGTTACGATTTCGCCGGATGGCTGTTGGATGGCAAAGTGTACTCGTTCGACACTCCTGTCACCGCCGACATGACCTTGACCGCGTCTTGGAAGACCGCGCAGGTGAAGACGCATACGGTAATTTTCACCGGTGCGGGAGACGATTTCATCCAAACCGTGGCGGATGGTTCCTCGGCCACTGTTCCAACGGTTCCTTCCAAGAAAGGCTACACGTTCGACGGATGGTATTCCGGAGACTCCCTGTACGATTTCACCACGCCCGTTACGGATGATTTGACTGTGGAAGCCCATTGGACGAAGAACACGTACACGGTCAGCTTCGACTCCAATGGCGGAAGCGACGTGGACTCCCAGCAGGTGGAATACAAGGATACGGTGTCCCAGCCGGACAATCCGACATTGGACGGTTATACATTCCAAGGTTGGACTCTTGACGGCGACCCGTATGACTTCAACACTCCAGTCACCTCCAGCATCACGTTGAAGGCACTATGGTCTAAGAACACGCCAGTAGCCAAAAAACATACGGTCACATTCGACAGTGGCGAGGGAAGCAAGGTCGATAGCCAAACCGTCAAGGAAGGCGACCCCGTGTCCAAGCCTGACAATCCAACCCGTGAAGGATACACGTTCAACGGTTGGCTGTTGGGCGGAGACCCGTATGATTTCACCACTCCCGTCATGCAGGATTTGACGTTGACGGCCTCTTGGACGAAGAACAAGAGCACGTACACCGTGAAGTTCGATTTGAATGGGGGAGATGGCAATATCGCAGACCAGAAGGTCAAGGAAGGCTCCACCATCGACCGTCCGGCCAATCCGACCCGTGAAGGATACACGTTCATGGGATGGCAGTATGAGGATTCCGACTGGAACTTCCTGAACACCGTCGCATCCAACATGACATTGACGGCGCAATGGAAGCGCAACGAGGTCAAGAAGTATACGGTCGCTTTCGACACTGCGGACGGCACCAGCATCGACCCGCAGACCATCAGGGATGGTGGCAAGGTTTCCAAGCCGGATGACCCGACCCGTGAGGGCTACGAGTTCAAGGGATGGACTCTGAACGGCGTTGACTACGATTTCACCGCTCCAGTGAAAGCCGACCTTGTCCTGACAGCCGTATGGACTCCCGTCAAGCCGAAGACCTACACCATCACGTTCGACACCGATGGAGGAACCGTAGTCCCCTCCCAGACGGTGAAGGACAAGGGAACGGCGACCGAACCTACCGCCCCAACCAAGACCGGTTACGAGTTCAAGGGTTGGCTGTTGGATGGGAAAACGTATGATTTCACCACGCCCGTCACCAAGGATGTGACATTGAAAGCCAAGTGGGAGAAGACGAAAGTCGAATCCTACACGGTGGCGTTCAATTCAGCGGAAGGAAGTGAGGTGGCGTCCCAAACGGTCGAACAAGGCAAGACCGCCGTCAAACCTGACGACCCGACCCGTGAAGGCTACACATTCCTCGGCTGGTATGCGGGAGACGCCGCATACGATTGGGATACTCCGGTCACAGGCAACCTCATTCTGACCGCACACTGGCAGAAGGACGAGCAACCCCAGCCGAAGACCTACACGGTCACGTTCGACTATCAGAACGGCAGTCCCTCCGATACTCGAACAGTGTCCGAGGGGAACACCGTCTCCCCGCCGGAAAATCCGGTGCGAGACGGTTACGACTTCCAAGGATGGGTTGCTATCGACGGTTCCGAATTCGATTTCGAACAGCCGATTACCTCTGACACTCTGGTGAGCGCCAAGTGGAAGAAGCATGAAGACCCGAAGCCGGTCATGCACACCGTCACGTTCAACTCGAACGGAGGCACGAGCATCGACCCGCAGACGGTTCAGGACGGGTTGACCGTCCGCCGTCCGGCAGACCCGGTGAAGAACGATTATGTGTTCGACGGATGGTATCTTGACAACGACCAGTATGATTTCAACAAGCCAGTCACCGGTGACATCACGCTGACCGCAATCTACCATCGCAAACCGATACCACAGCCGAACACGTACACCGTGCGTTTCGACACCGGTGAGGGAAGCAAGGTTGACCCGCAGACCATCATTGAAGGCAAGACCGTCATCCGTCCGGCAGACCCGAGCATGGACGGTTACGACTTCCAAGGATGGCTGTTGGACGGCAAGGATTATGATTGGAACACTCCAATCACCGGCGACATGACTCTGACCGCATCGTGGAAGAAGCATGAGGAGCCGAAGCCCGTCACCCATACGGTCAGCTTCTACACCGATGGCGGGAACACGGTCGCACAGCAGACCGTGAACGACGGTGAGACCGTCACGGTACCGGATACGCCAACCAAGAACGGATACACGTTCTCAGGGTGGACGCTGAACGGCGAACCATACGATTTCAACCTTCCCGTCACAGCCGACATCACCTTGAAGGCCACATGGGTTGAAAACCAGAAGCCCCAGCCGAAACGCCACACGGTCACATTCGACACGACCGGAGGGTCTGAAATCGGCCAGCAGACCGTCGATGAGGGGGAGAAAGCCATCCAACCCGCAAACCCAACCCGTGAAGGATACGACTTCCAAGGCTGGTTGCTGAACGGACAAGCCTATGATTGGAACACTCCAATCACCGGCGACATCACCCTCACCGCATCGTGGACTGAGAAAGCCCCGACCCTATTCACGGTCGCGTTCAATACGGGCGGCGCTTCCAACATCCCATCTCAAAAAGTCAAGGAAGGTGATAAGGCCGCACGTCCGACCGACCCGAAGCGTACCGGATACACTTTCACCGGATGGCAGTTGAACGGCAAGGACTACGATTGGAACACTCCAATCACCACGGATATCATTCTGACCGCCACATGGCAGAAGAACGAAACTCCGAAACCGGTCTTCTACACCGTCAAATTCGACACCGGCAACGGTTCGAAGATTGACCTGCAAACCATTCAACAGGGAGGAAAGGTCAAGAAGCCCGCAGACCCGACCCTGAACAGTTACAAGTTCATCGGATGGCAGTTGGATGGCAAGGACTACGATTTCAACACTGCGGTATCCAAGGATATGACTTTGACCGCAGTGTGGGAAGCCAATACCCTGCCCCCGACCGTCAAGAAGCATACCGTGACAGTGACCTTGTATGACGGCAAGACCGAACGTTATGAGGTCAAGGATGGTGAGAAGCTGACACTTCCATCCAATCCAACCCGTGACGGATACGTGTTCGACGGTTTCATTGACAAGGACGGCAACGTCTACGACATGAGCAAGCCCGTGGTCAAAGACCTGACGTTGACCTGCGTGTGGAAGAAGGCCAACGGCGTCTCCTCCGACAAGGACAAGGAGATTGCCGACGCATCCACCAATGGGACGGTTGGTAATGGCGAACAGAATTCTGGCTCCCAGAATCCTCTAGCCAGCACTGGCGCTCCAATCTACGGAATGGTCATCGCGGCCATCATCGCCGGACTCGGCGGCATTGGAATACTGCTCGCCCGGCTATGTAGCCGAAACGAGTAACGCCTATATATAGCGAGGAAGCCTCCAGTCTTAAAAACTGGGGGCTTTCTCGGTTAAGGGTGTGTATGATTGTTTTGTTATTTTTTCTTTAGAAAGTTTTACTGTGTCTATCAATTCCCCGAAATGCCATGAACAGAATCAAGAAGACAACCGACATGTGACATACTCGGAGAGTATGTCTAATAGCGTCAACGTCGAAGCACGACGTGAGGCTTTGGAAGGGGAGTACATCTTCTCTTCTTCGTCTGTTGACGAACTGATGAGGTTTCTTGATAAAGATGATTAATTACGATTCCATTGGGGGTAGGGGCCTTCTCTTTCGTGTTTTCTGTCAAATCACGCCAATATCTGCTATACTGGGATAGTTCACAAATTCAATGGAAGGTTTAACACATGCCAACCCCAAGCACAACCCTCGAAGGCCGACTCACCGACGACCCGCAACGCAACCAGCGCAACCCCAATCTGGTTGAATTCTCCATTGCGGAAGGCACTCGCTATCAGGATAAGAAGACCGGCGAGTGGAAAGACGGGCAGACGCTTTTCGCACGATGCAAAGTGTGGGATACCACGCTCGGCAACAACATCATGAACACACTCCGTAAAGGCATGGACGTGGTGGCGTTGGCCGACGTGAAGCAGAACAGTTGGACTGACCAGCAGACCGGACAGAAGCGTTCGATGGTGGAATTCACAGTCACCAACATCGGTGTCGGACTCCGTCACGCGACCGCGCAGGTCATGCCGAATCCGAAACGCAACGGCGGATACGACGGCGGCAACCGTACCAACACCCAGCAGAACAATGGTCAGATGTTCCAAAATCCGAACAATCCGCCAGTGTTCCAAAATCCGAACAATTATGGTGCCGACAATTTCCAGCCAGCCGCATCCGACGACCCGTGGGGTGCTCCGATGGGCAATCCGGCACCGGTGTCGCAGAACGACGAGCCGGAATTCTAGTCTCTAAAAGCGCGGGGTCATGCGTTTTAAGCATAGACCCCGCGTTCTTTTTGGTTTAATCAGAAGGGGATAAAATAATGGTCAAACCCGGTCGCAAACCCATGGATGTTGCCGGTCAACGTTTCGGGAAACTCACGGTGGAAAAGTATGTTCCCAATACTAAAAAAGGTTCCTATTGGTTATGTTCTTGCGATTGCGGCAATAACGTCGTCGTATCTTTAGGTAATCTGAAAAAAGGCAATACAAAAAGCTGTGGGTGTCTTTCTAAAAAAGGAAAACCTTACGGGGAACGGCCACGGGGAAAACGTAACGAGCTTTCGTCCACTTCTAAGGGGAGACGCCGGAGAGCAGATGAGTTGTGCGGAAAACAATTCGGACGTTTGACCGTATTAAGTTTTCAAGGTGTCAATAAGAACCATCACTCCGTCTACTTATGCCGGTGCTCTTGCGGGAAAACAGTCTCAGTAGTTAGAAATGCCCTAACTACGGGGAACACTAGAAGTTGCGGGTGTTTTGAAGTTCAAAGGACTCGGGAAACCCGACTTAAACATGGTGACGCTTCTGAAAATTCTCCGTATGTTAAGCTTTTTCACTCGTGGAAACTGATGCTTGACCGTTGTAGCAATCCCCGTAACGTTTCTTATTCTCATTACGGGAAAAGAGGTGTTCAGGTCTGCGATGAATGGAAGGAATGGGGAATCTTCAAAAAATGGGCTATTGACAATGGGTGGAAAGCGAACGCTGGATTATCCCTCGACAGAATAGATGTTGACGGAAACTATGAACCGGATAATTGCAGGTGGACGGATGCCAAGACGCAGTCTAATAATAAAAGGAAAAGCATACGAGTCGTATATGGTGACAAACGTATTTCATTGTATGATTGGGCGAGAATAAAGGGAATTTCTTTAGAAGAAGCAAAAGGAATGTTCTCCTCAAATATATTGGAGAACCCACCTCAACTATTAGAAGAAAAGGACGACAACGTGGAAAAGAAAAAAATCACAAAGATTTCCGACGGAATGAAAATCGGGTATTTAACCGTACTTCGACCCAATGGGAAAGACAGGTACGGTCATGTCGTCTATCTTTGTCGTTGCGTGTGTGGCAGGGAGAAAAATGTTCTGGTTTCCAATCTAAGGAATGGTAGTGTCAAAAGCTGTGGGTGCATGAGAAAACAGCTCATATCCAAAGCTAGGACAAAACACGGGGATAGTATTAAAAGCTCTCCATATTATCGGTTGTATAGGGTTTGGGACGATATGATTCACCAGCGTCGGATTGAATCATATGAGGAACGGGAACTTATTCCCGTTTGCAAAGACTGGTCTGTATGGGCGTCTTTTAAGGAATGGTCTTTAGCCAATGGGTATTCGAAGGATAAAAAGTTAACGAGAATTTCATATCGTAAAGGCTACGAACCAGATAATTGCGTTTGGCGTTCTGAGGGTGAGTATGTTTTGCATAAGTTTTAATCAAAGATTGGAAACATTTTATGTATGGTTCTTTAGTTGACGCCGATAGCAGCGATTATGTCAGAAAAGAAATATGGGCAGTCCCCGTCCATAAAAAATCCAAGCAGATAAGAGGATACTAAATGCGCGTGCAACATTACAATCCAAATCCCGTCCCCCAACCGAAAGATGCCTACGAATGGCGCGCTTTCCTGTTCAGCCACTTGGATAAGCCAGTACCATTGAATTGGAACAGCAACTCCCAACATCAAAGGAAAAACAAGTGGCGTCGATAAAAGTATTCATGGGAAACACGATATATCCGGTGGAAATATATAAAGGCCAGCATATAAGCTTCTACTATCTTCCAGCCGGTGAGCATACCGCGCCCGGTCGTGAGGAACAGGTTCAGAAAGCCACTTTGGAGAATGAGTCCGGCAGAACCATCAATGTGACTTGGGAGGCTGTCGGCGGCTTGTTTAAGAACAAGATTGTGACCAAGCATGCTCCTCTACTTCGCCGTATGATGGGCGCTTCGGACACCTACCAGTTCGACAAGTGCATTGGTGGCCCGCAGTTCTTCTCCGCGCAGGAAGAAGCGGAGTGTTAAATTGGGTTCACCTGCACATAAAGCGGCTCCAACTAGAGTCATGCAACGTCGCCGTAGGCTGTTCCAACGGCGTATCGCGGTTTGTTTGTTGGCGGGAATGTTCGCCGCCGCCGGTACGTCTATGCTTGTGTTGAAGCCAACTCCCAGCGCTTACGCTGAGGCTAAGCCGTTTGATACGAGTACCGCTACTACTCGAAGCACGTTGACTGAAACCAGTGCGGCATCCCGTAGCGCGTCCCGTGAAGAGTTGAAGGATTATAAGGCCACGAGCAATGATGGAAGTTGGAGCATGTCCGACTCCGATGGTGTGACCGGCAAACTGACTGCTATCAGTGCGGATAATCCGGTGGTTAAATCGTTGATTAACGGTCGTGACGAGGGTCAGACTCCTGACGGTTTCAATCCGAATCATGCGACCGGAGACACGGGTAACGCCTACGAGTTTTCGCAATGCACTTGGTGGGCTTACGTGCGCCGCCACCAGTTGGGATTGCCCGCTGGCTCCCACATGGGCAATGGTGCCGACTGGGCGAACACGGCACGCAAACTCGGATATTGGGTTGACAACACTCCCCGTGTCGGTGATGTGATTTGCTTCCAACGTGGACAATACGATTCAGACCCCACGTATGGTCATGTGGGGATTGTCGAAAACGTTGTCGCGGATGGTTCAATCACCACGTCCGAATGCGGTAGCGCATACAATGGCAAACCGTTCAGCCGCACTTTCACTGCGGAACAGGCGTCCCAACTGCAATTCATCCACTACTGACCGGAAAGAACACAAGAATGGTGAAACCGCTTTCAAACCGCTCGCGCCGAAGCATTATGACTCCCCAAGGCGCGATAACAGGCCATGAGTTTGACGAGTTCGTGAAAGCCAGAGGTGGCACACCCTACCGGCTCGACACCGGCGGGGATGGAATCTTCGACCCATTCCAAGAAGACGGAAAGAACAGCAAAAGCCCATCGAAGAAATGATTTGCGGCACAGAAAGCCGCCAGAAAGGAAAGATGCAAACCATGTTGGATAAGAAAACAGCGCAGGAGATAAGCGAACTGTGCGTTGAGAAAATCGATTGGACGATAGTCGGCATTGAAGGTGGCACCGTAACCATCTTCACCGGCAAGGACAGGTATTACGCGTCCTACGGTACCGAAGGTAGTGACCCCATCACGGAGACGAGCAAGTCAAAGGAACCCGGCAACGCGAGGTGGTTTGAACGGGACGGAACCGTGTCCTCCGACCATCCGGTAATCTGCACGGTGAGCGTGCATGACGGGAAGGCTGAGACGGACGTTCGTCACATGCCGCCCATGTTCGATGAGGAAGCCTACGAAGCTGTTGCCAATATGGAACTTGATAGGAAATTCGTCCACGATGAAAGTGGAGAGGATTATTGGCCGGATTGGCCGAAGGACACCATCAAGGCATGGCAACAGTTCCGGGATGAGATTGAAGACATTCCGGAAGACTACAAATACGTTCTATTTGAGGTCGAGCCGAGCACGCAGAAACTTCTGTTCGCCTTGTCGGAAATCACCGGAATACACTATCTGTCTGAAATTCCACTCACCATCAAAGTACTGCCCGAGGATGCGAAACAAGTCCGATTCAGCATTCCCGAAAGCGAAGCGAAAATGTGGTGGGATGTTCGCGCCCGCAGTTGGGATAGCCGTTTCATCATATGTACCCACCAGTGGCCGTTCCACAAGAAAGGACAATTGATGTACACCATCATCGACCGGAAGCGTAACATTCGCGGCGCATGCACCTATCTGGGTGGCGGGGCGAGCAAGGACGGCACGTATACGGACGCGGAATGCGCGGAACTCATCAGCCGACTATCCGACCCGAAGGACGAAACCCAAGTCAGCTACCGCAACTACGTGCCCTTGCGACTCGTGGAATACCGGTAGAAATTAAAAGAAAGGAGCCGAATATGGGAACCGACATCACCGTAACCCAATTGGGCAGTCCCGCCGACCCCACCTATCTCGTCCGCCGTGGCGACGAATTCTGGAGCGAATGGCATTTAAGCCGTTCCGAAGCCCAACGATTGGCCTCTGAACTAAGGAGCATGGGACTTTGAGGTTGAGCAATAGAAACAGCATTCACTCCCTCATGCTCGTGCTTTCACTGTGCGCGAACTGTCTGATGGCATTGCCCGCCACTGCGATGGCATACCCTCCATCAAACAACGCCGTATACTCCGTGCGTTCGTTCCCCGCTACCACGACCACGCGCCGAGACCTGACCCGCGAAAGCGTCAGCACCGACGTGCAGTCGGACAGCGATTGGGGTGGTATCGAAAACCTAATTGTCCCGCAGACGAAGTCCCAAGCCGAGAAAGATGCCGAAGCGAAAGCCCAACAGGAAGAGGAGACCCGCAAACAGGCACAGGAACAGGCGGCACGACAAGCCCAAGCGCAAGCTATCCAACAGGAGGAAGCCAGCAGGCGTGCGGAACGAACCGTCATCACTCCCCCAGCATCCAAAACCGGACAAGCCGTGGCAGAATATGCAATGCAGTTCAGCGGATACCCATACGTGTACGGCGGCAACCAGCCATCAGGCTGGGATTGTTCCGGATTCGTCCAATACGTGTTCGCGCAATTCGGTGTCAGTCTCCCCCACCAGTCAGGCAGTCAAATGAGCGTCGGTTCGCCCGTGGCATCATTGGCGGAAGCCCAACCGGGTGATATTCTCGCCAACGGTTCGCACGCCGCCATCTACATTGGCAACGGCATGGTCATGAACGCCATGAGTCCAAGCCAAGGCACTGGAGTCGCACCGGTCAGCATGGTCATGTACGGAAGCTACGCAATCAGACGAATCGTCTGAAAAATTCCTCCCTATCGTATTTTTTGGTTTCCTATTGTTCCGACGAAAAAATACCTTAAGCTGGAAAACAAAAACCCCAAAAATGAAAGGCTTTCCGACATGAGCGACCCTAATTTCCCTCCACAGCGGTACCCAAATCCCAGTCAGAGCCAGCGGGCACAATACGACCAGCCGCGACAGCAGGTCTACCAACAGCCGCAGTATACGCAACCGCAAGCTAACCCATATGCGACCGGCCAACAGTATGCTCAGACCCCTCAATACGGTCAACCCCAATATCAGCAACCGCAGTATGCGCAATACCAGTATGGTCAGCGACCGTATGTGAATCCGCAACCTGCCGACACGGGGTCGTTCGGATGGGCGGTATTGGGATTCTTCTTCCCTATCGTCGGACTCATCCTCTTCCTCGTCTGGAAGTCGGAGAAGCCAGTCAGCGCGAAACAGGCAGGAATGGGAGCGTTAGCATCAGTCATCTCCACCGTGGTTCTATGGATTCTGCTCATAGTGTTCGCCGCAATGGTTGGAAGCGCCGTAACATATTGAGCCTGACAGCCCGCCCAATTTTTTTGATAAAAAACCTGCTATCCAGTAATAACAACCTTGCTGTACTTTATAGTGAATGTTGGAAGCCGACAGTCGGTTTCCACCCAAAACGAGGCTAAAGGATTGGGATGAAGGAAAATTCCATTCCAATCCTTTCCCTACCCCCCCCTACAAGCAAGGAGATAATCCAAATGACCATGCCGCAACAGCCGCAAGTCAACGTGAATATCAGCCAGCCGCCACTGCCGCCACAGCAGCCCCCAGTCCGGCAGAGCAATCTCCGAACCAAACGCAGCCTACTCAAATACGTGCTCCTCGGCCTCATCACATTAGGCATCTACGACATCTGGCAGATGAGCGAAGTCGGTGAAACCCTGAACCTCATCGCCACCCGACGTGACGGCAAACGCACCATGCACTACTGCCTCATGTTCTTCCTCGTCGGCTGGCTGACCCTTGGCATCGGCTGGCTTGTCTGGTTCCACAAGCTCAGCTCCCGTATCGGCACCGAACAGGCCGCTCGTGGACTGCCGGTCACGGTCACTGCCGCAACCTACTGGCTGTGGAACATTCTCGGCTCTCTCATCATCGTCGGCCCATTCATTTACACATACAAGCTTCTGCACGCCATGAACGACCTGTGCGCCGACTACAACGTGCGTGGATGATTTTTCGCATGTAAGGAAGAAGGAATAAAATCATGGTGACGTTCATTTTAGGACTTCTCGTCGGAACACTTCTTGGCATGATTGTCATGAGCATGTGTGTGGTCGCGAAACAATCCGACGGTAGGAGTGTCCTCGACACTCATGCCGAAAGCGTTGAGGACACTCCGTCGGACGGTGAGAAGGACTAGTCTCGTTGAAAAACAAACTCCTCTACCGGTCAATACCGGCTATCATCATGCTGGGGATGCTTTCGACTGGAGTACCAGCGAATGCCGCTGACGCTACGGGAAGTATTCCGGTCGGCCAGTCGGCCACACAAGTTTTGAGCACGCTTACAGTTGGTGTGAAATCCGATGTATCCTCCGACCGCAAGTCGCACCAGTGGAACAAGGTCGATGGCAAGACCGGCAATTATACGACCCGTGACCTCGTGTTGGAACGTGACATGAGCAATGTCACCTACAATAGTCGCGGCAACGTGAACACCGGCATCCTATTGGAACCATACACGGGTAAAACCATCCACTTCCAACGAGGCCAGTCGAACAAGACCGAAGGTGGAAGCGCGTCCAACCGTGACGGTGGTATTCAAATCGACCATGTGGTGGCCTATGCGGAAGCGTATCGTTCCGGATTGGACAAGCTCGACTTCCAGCAACGTGACACGTATTATAACGACCCGGACGTTCTGCTCGTGTCCCAAGCGGAAGCCAACAATGTGAAAAAGGACGGCACCATAGCCGAATGGAAGCCATCCAATCAAGCCTTCCAATGCGATTATGCGAGTCTGCAAATCGGCATCAAAGCCAAATATGGGCTGATGGTAGACCAGAAGGAGCATGATAAGCTTGCACAAGTATTGGCTTCTTGTCCAACTGAAACCATCATTTCCACCAGTCAGGTGAAACAACGGTTAACCAGTGGGACATCAGAGGGGAACAATACAGGCACCGCCAACAATAATACGACCGGTGGCAACAGTCAGAACAGCCAATACAACGGTTCCACCAACAGTAAGAACAATTCGCATACAACGAACAAACACCACACCACCACAACTAAGAAGAACTGGGTCAAAAACCTATTTAACGGACTCCTAAAACGATTCTTCTAGAACAGCCATGAACACAAGTAGTCCCGCCATTCACTTTCGGATGGCGGGACTACTCATATATCAACTATGTTCTTCGTCCCATTTGTCCAAAGTTTCCAACAGATTGGGCAAGCCGAAATAGTCGTAGGTCTGCCCGTATTGTTTCCCACCTTTGGTCTCATATATAATGGTCATCATTTCCGGGTCATCACCGCAGGTTTCACAAACGGCTTGGTAGAAAGGCATGTAATCATAGTCGGTTACTTTGACCGGTTCGTCTTCGCTTCCGTCGAATAGTTCGGGAGACTTGGTTTGGAGTACGCGCATGAGTAGTTGTTTTGTTGTTGTCGCCATATTTTTTGATTGTAGAGCATGTTTGCCGTTTCCTTTAAAGTTTGATTTTCTCGCATTTTCACTCATGTTATACTGAGTGTGTTCACATGCTCTATCCAAAAAGGAACAAAAATGGAAAAGCCAAAAACCCCAATCTACAATCCCGAAGACCTGAAAGCACTTCCAGTAGGAGCATGCCCCTACTGTGGCGGAAAAGCGACCGTCACACTAAACCAGAAGAAAGAATACACCTCATTGCGTGACTATCCCGCAGGATTTTTCATCTACGGGTGCAATGTGAAATGTGAGAACGGATGCGACTTAGTCCACTTCTACATTCCCCATGACGGAGACGAATGCCTACTCCTGAACGAAGCCCTCGACGCCTACCGTAAGGATTGGAAGCATATGTGCGGCATGGTGAAGAATCCAAGCCCTTGCGGAGTGTGCGGCGTCAAACCGAAGTGGACTGTCACATCTGATTCCGCTCGTATTGAATGCCCCAAATGCGGTAGAAGTTTTCACGACGACTACAAGTACTACCATTTAGGCGATTTGATGTTGAAGTGGGAGAAAGACCAGCGGGAACGGTCTAAAGCAAAAGAGGCGGAGGCCAAATTGAACGATTGGGCATTATCGGAATGAGTGGAGCATTCAATCCGAACACCAACCTTCGATGCGACAGAAAAACCGTTAACGGAACCCGCTGGTGCGAAGACCACAAGGACGAATGGTGTGACGAATGCAGCAGACACGCTATGCGCGTCCGCAACGACTACCTCGGTAAGAAGATTGCTCCGCGCCTGTGCGACCGGTGCAAGGGATACACGGGAGAGTAGGTAGGAGAACGATAATGTCCTACAGGAAATGCGACGAGAATCTTGGCAGAGTGCTAGACAGGTTCGACCCTGACACGCCCGTGTTCCTTTACTTTAAGGGTGGTACCGCATATTTCGACCATGGAGTATCCAAGGCGGGTGAACTGTGTGACAATCCTTATATTCGAGGCTTGCACTGCGTGTGGAAACGTAATTCCCAGATTGCCGGTTGGCGTGGATGGGAGTTGGGTGTGGATACGCCGTTCGACTCCCGTAAGTATCGGCATCTAGAAGAGGACGAACAACTCCGGTTGCTCAGACAGTTCATCGATGGGGACGATTTGAGGCATATCAGGCAGATTGCCGAAGCTGGGGACAGTGGTCTGGTCGCGGATTTGGTTTCCATTCTGGAAACGGTTCATGCTCGATTGAAGGAGTCGGAGTAGTTCGTATGCTATACTGGCAGCGTTCACACAAAAACAAAAGAGAAAAGGACACGCCATGCTTAAGCTAACCCAAGCACAACTCGAATACCTCTCCACACTGAAAGAACTCCCGGAAACGGAACATCCCGAAGACAAGTGCGCCCTCATCTGGGTAGGCGGCTCCCACGCCTACGGTATCGCGGACGAGCATTCCGACGTGGACGTTCGTGCGGCGACCATGCCGACCATGCGGCAAATCCTCTCCCTCCACGATTACGGGGAGAAGCACATGCCGGACTCCGACATGGTCGTCCGCTCCTATCTCAAAGTGGCGCGAATGCTCCGCGACGCGAACCCCAACATGGTGGAACTCGCCAACCTGCCAATCGACTGCATTCTGCACTGCGACGACTACGGTTTCCGCCTGTTGCAACTCGCCCAGAAGCTCGCCGTCAACACGAAATGCAAGTCAACATTCTCCGGATACGCCTACCAGCAGACCATGCTGGCCGAACGGCGTGAACATGAAGGCAACATGAGCAAAGCATATAAGGCCATGGCCCACGCGTTGCGCGTCTACCGTATGGGAGCCGTCCTATTGGAGTCCGGTGAGGTTCAGGTGAGTCGTGTCGGTATCGACCAAGAGGAACTATTGGCCATCCGGCACGGTGACTTCGACCCCGAACAGTACGACTTGAAGCTTCTGGACGCCAAGTCCCGGTTCGAGGAAGCCGCCGAACACACCCGGCTCCCCCAGCCCGTGAGCGATACGGAATTGCAGGATATGGTATTGCCTATCGTCCATGAATACGCAAAATGCCTGTTCAAAGAGTCAGAGTATCAGTCCACGACAAGTTCGAAAACCGAAGGTTGATAGCGTGAAACCCCAATGATTCCAACGGTTTCGACACGCATACAGGTTTGACCAAACAGCCGTATCCCGTATACTTGATGTTGCGTTCAGCCGGTGGGTTGGGCGCCTCATAATTTGACGACTAAGTTCAAAAAGGCTTTTGGTCTTTTTCTCCTTTTGGTCTGGCTTTTTATGTGTGGACATTCGAAGGCCCCGCCACTGTGCGGGGTCTTCGTTTAACTAAAATCGGTCAGAACGGGTTGCCGTCCGGCTTGCCGCTGGTCTTGGTCGGCTGAGTCGGGGACTCCAGCATCGGAACCCCGCCAATAGCGCGTTGCTTCGATTCCAACGACTTCCGGCACGGATACGCCTTCAGTCCCTCATCGACGGCCTCTACATGCAGTTCCGGCCAATTCTGCCGAACCATTTCCAACGCTTTCTTGAAACGTTCCTTGAATCTGCGGAGTGGAGTGTCCGACGCGTCGAACTGCATTTGCAATCCGTTCCAAGGTATGAGAACCGGTTTAGAAATGTAATATGTTCTGCGGGCGAGCCACTGGTAGATGTCCAACGCTCTGGATGATTTCCCGAGATTCATCACTATCTCTCGGTTTAAAGGAACGGGATTCTCGTTGAGGATTCCCCACATAAGTTCGGAGAATCGAATATACGAACCTTCCTTGTATTCGTCGGAATTTCTGTCGAAGCAGATGTGAGTGCAGTCGGCCACCAGAACATTGATGGCATCATGGACAGTTCTGCCCTGTTCGTCCTTGAACCAATTGGTCACTTGAAAGACAGTGCTCCCCAGATTCTCCAACATGCGGGTCACCTGCTCCCGTTGTCCATTGGCCGCGATTCCCGTGTTCTTGCAGAACGAATTAAATGTTTCGTCCAAATGGATTGTCCTGTTTTCGAAATCAACCATCGGGGACACCTCTTTTATGAGGGTTTGGGCGTACAGAAGGAATAGACGGGGGATTTTTCCGTAAGCCCACTGCCCTTTCCTTGGGGTCGTCGTTATGGACACGATTCCGTTGCTCCGGTTCAGATAAGGTACATCAGGCTCCTCCACTGGAAGCAGGGAGACCACTGATGAGAGGGTGGCCGCATAGGTTATTGTCTTCTTGCTGGGGTTGATGATATCCTTGTTCATGCTATCGGAATTCCTTTATTGTTGACCGATACTAACCTCATCTCGGTGCATACGGGATGAGGTTTTTATTTTTATCCTAATGGGTTTTTGGAATATTTTTTTATAAATCAGATTTTTCTGTTCACATTCTCAGTCAAGAGTCTTACATTCTCGGGCAGAAGTCTTACATTCTCGGGCAGAAGTCTTACATTCTCAGGCACTTGGATGCTCTAATCCCTTGTGGGAGTAGGTCTAAGGGCACTGGCAATAGTATACAATAGATACAATAGTATACATAAGTATTTGTGGTACCGAATTTCTAAATGCTCTAAAAAACGAAAAATCGTTTGATTCAAAAAACATGAAATGATTTTTTACGATTTTTCTCCGACGTGTCTCAATGCTTTCGAAACCAGATACTTCGTATGCTATAGTGGAATAGTTTACACAAGAAAAAGAGCTTTTCACCAAACCGTAAAAAAACGGTTTCGCCCAAAGTCCTCACCCAAAAAAACCAGCTAAACTGGATATGTCCGCAACGAACCAAAACTGTCAAAGGAACGAAAGCATGGAAAACGGCTCCCCGAACAGGCTGCCCGACTGGACTGAAATCATCGACGGGAAACCCCAAAAACCCGACAATGGTTCCAACCATGTAGGCAGACACAGCAAAGGAAGCCACGCCCGACACGGAAGCAGACCAGCCAACACGGTTTCCACCGGTGAACATGTGCTCCAATGCTCCATCGGAATCATATTCACCATCGTCATCATCCTCATCGCCCAAATCGGTTGGATGTTCTTCGGACACGACTTGGACTCCATCCACACTCAGGTCGCAAACTCGAAAAGGGTCAGCCTGAACCAGAACATCGACTTGCATACGACCCGCATAGCCAAACCACAGTCGGGCGAAGTGCCGGTGGATGGCACCCCGACTCACGCGCAGGTAATCGGCTGGATGTATATTCCGAAAATCGAATCCGGTTGGAAGCGTGCAATCCAACAGGGCACCGACCAAATCGTGTTGGACAATCAGGGCATCGGACATTACGAGCAGACCGTCATGCCCGGTGCCGTAGGCAACAGCGCCTATGCCGGGCATCGCACCGGTGGCGACTTGGGTTACATCGACCGGTTGCAGACGGGTGACGCCATCGTCATCCAAACTGCCGAACACTGGTACGTGTACAAGATGACCGAAGGTTGGGTCACTACTCCGACCGACGTGAGCGTGTTGAACAATGACGGCGCGAACCCGGACTCCCGCGAATTGACGTTGACGACCTGCCATCCTATGAGCGTATGGGCCGACCAGAGCATCAAACACAGGTATATCGTCCGAGCGCAATTCTCCTATTGGGCGAACGTTTCCGACGGTATTCCCGCCGAGTTGAGCACCGCCAACGGGAACGTCGTCCAGAAGGCCGGATACAAGTGGCAGAAGACCGTCCGAACCGTCAGCGCCTACGCTCCCGCGAGCATGATGTTCGCCGTGATTCTGCTTGTCGCGTGGATGGTCATGAACGGACTGTGCTGGCTGTTGTGGCGTGGGGAGCGGGAACGCAAGCCGGTGTCTTGGAACGTGCTCGTATTGTCTTGGCGTCTGCAACAGGGCGTCCTGCCGTTGCGCCTGTTGAACATGCTGTTGTTCTGGGGTGGTTTGGTTCTGCTGTTCTGGTGGTCTGTCAGCCCGCATTTCGACAGTTGGTTCCCGTTCCTGCAATCGGTGGGATTGCCGAACGTCACGTTCTGACCCATTCCCTGAAACATATTTTCCGCAAAAACTAGGAGGTAGCCGTCATGCGGCAAACATATCTGACCAGCGACAATCCGACCGTGGTGAACCGACTGCGCAAGGACTGCCGTGAATACGCGCGTCAACGCGAACTGGAGGAATGGTTCGAAAACATCCACCATGTCCGTCTGGCGTGGAAGGAGGACGCGGATGGCAAGCGAACCGTCGAAGGAGTTGAAGCCGTCATGTCCAAGGAGACCCTGACCATCCAAGGCAAAGGCGATTTGAAAGGCTACTGGCTCATGCCCATGAACGGCGTGTACAAGCCATGCAAGAACAATGTTGAAGTATGGAGGATGCTCCGCCAATTCGAATGGCGTCCCGACCCTCTGCCGGGCATCGTCAGCTCATACACGTATACGCCATACGTGGACATGTTTATCGAAGACGACAAAGCATATCTTTCCATGCCGGTGGAAAGCTGGGATGACTCTTTGTGGCATAAGAGCACGAAGGGAACATTCCGTAAGGCCGAGGAACGTTTCAACGACGGCGCTTCGGGAAATGACCGGTGATGCTTCATGTCTTGACGTTTATGGTGGTGGCGTTCTCCTTGGTAACACTGCTGTTGTCGTTCCTGTTCTTCCTCTCCGTCCAACATCCCCACCTGTTGGGACGTAAGGTCGCAAGATGTGTCCGAGTTGGATGTGTGGGATTCTCCACTATGACAGCCGTCGTGGAGTTCCTTCGGTGCTTCCGGTTCGGTAGCGTAAGCTCCGGCATGTGCGGACTCATTTGGATTGTCACCGCGTTAATCTGGCTGTTTCTTATCCGCTGGGATGATAAGTCCGACGGTTTGGACGGTTCCGACTTGGAAGACCCGTCGGAATGAGCGAGCAGGGTGTCTTCGACGCGTTGACGGCTCTGTACGTGGTTGCGTTCTTCCTGTTCATCGTTGGAACGATAGTCTGGACGGGGAACAGAAGACGCGCCCGCAAACATCCCGGCAAAGGGTATGCTCCCCGATGGATTCGCTTGGGGACGATAGTATGCTCACTGTTGGTCGCCTTGTTGGAAATCTGCCTGTTCATAGGCAAATGGGGTTTCCTTGACGGACTGTCATGCGTATTGTGGATTGTGGTGTCGGCATTGTGGATTGCCGAATACCGGTTGGAAAGAAGCCGAGAAAGGAAAGACGGCTGAATGCTTCCGTTCCGTAGATTCAAACGTGACGCGTATATGCTCGACCAGTGTGCGACCATGGTGGAGGATACTGTTCACGAGATTGGCGAATACGTGAACAAGGATGAGGATATGACCGATTCCATGACTCAGACGCTCTCTCACCTGTTGGATGTGTACAACGACTTGTTGGACGTGTTGGACGATGACGAACTGACTGTGAATCCTCGATTGCATTTCCGACAGTATCCACGTGTTCGCGGGTATATTCGCGACTCCTGTAATCGTTGCCGTTCGGCTGTTGAACAGTTGACGCAACTGGTGGACATGCAGGACGAGCTGAACGACATCGAATGCTATGCGAACGGTGAACTGGATTTCGGTGGTGATTTCTGAAACAAAACCACCGATGTTATACTGAGATTGTTCACATAAAAAGTTTTGGAAGAAGGAAAACGCTATGGGCACACCATGCGTCATCGCCATGCGAAACGGCGAAGACTTGTACCATTGGATATTCAGCCCTTACGACGGGAATATCCAATCCGCGGGACGTATGCTTTTCGACCATTACGACACTAGAGAGAAAGTAGAACGATTGCTGGATAACGGCGACATCGACCTGCTTGCTCCCACCGTCGAGGAATGCGAGCCGTTAAGCGAACGAAGCCCCTACTATTCCGGCGGGCAAGGCTCCAAGGACGAACTTCCGATGTTCGGTGAACTGCACACGTACATCTGGCGTGACGGATACGGGTGGGGTTGCAAACCTATGCTGTGGGAGGCTGTAATGCCCTTGAATCTGTTGCTGGGTGTGGAGAACCCTTGGGTCTGACAGCCAGATTATGCTATAGTGGGCATGTTCACATATTTTGAAAGGCCAAAAACATGCTCAATTTCGAATCCGTCAACTGTGACGGCAAGCACATCAATTGGGAGTTCAACACACTAGAGGAAGTCCACCGACTGTTCTGGTCGGAAGACTGTCCTCTCCCCTCCAACGACGACCTAATCGTCCACGCCGAACTAGACGGCAAACCACTGCCAAAATGTATAGCGTTCCTCGACCTTTTACACATGCTTGGATTGGACGAGGAACAATATCCGCCCGAAAAGGGGAAAACCCATAAGCTTATCGCCATCGACTTGGACAACACTCTCGTAGACTATACGACAGCGTTCAAGGATTGCATCAGCCAATTACAGAAGAAACCGTTCAACGCTCCCGAACCAACCGACTACGGTTTCGCCTGTGAAGGCTGGTTCGAAACCCATGCGGAATTCCGTGAATGGCATCATTGGTCGGTGAACGCGGGACTCTATTTACGTGAACACATGTATCCACATGCTATGGAAGCTTTGGTGAAGCTAATCGGCATGTCGGAAGACAATCGTCTCCTATTCGTCACCTCCCGTGACGACGACCGTGATGATACTCGACGCTGGATGATAGCCATGGAGTTCGACACGAGCCAGAACCATAACCTGTGTCCCCGCCGTAATCTGGACGACCTGCGACGCACGGAAGGTGACGCCGTATTCGCCTCGGACATCCGCCGAATGGCTGAAAAAGACTGGTATGACAAAGACCTCATTACCAACATCGGATACACGTACACGCCGTCACATCGAGGTATCCCTTACTGTCATCTCAAGCAGAAGAACCTGCTCAAAGCCGACTTGTACGTTGAAGACAATCCCATAATGCTGGACACGCTCATGCACGAAGGACTCCCCGTCTTGGCGAAACGCCACGGCTACAACGTGGAACAGTGCGAACGGTTGGAGCATGAGGGCGGTGGAGCTGTGTTCGACTCGTGGAGCGAAGTGCCCGAACTGGTTGACCGGATTTTGTGAAAGGAATGACGTTGAGAAAAAGAAAACCCGTGGTATACGGTTTCAGAGACCCCGCATTAAGCCTACTGCCGTTGGGTGCATGCCCGTACTGTGGAGGAAAAGTCACGTTCGACTTAGTGCAAGTGACATCCGACTCCAAGCTGTTCTCCCGCCCAGAGGGTTTTATCGTTTGGTGTGTGAAGTGCGAGAACGCGTGCGACTTGGAGCATTTCTTCAGGCTTCACGGCGAATGGGATAGCCCATACAAGGATGATGCGGTCGGGATACTCCGCGAACAATGGGCCGGAGCGTGCTCCAAGTTGAAGAATCTCAAACCCTGCGGCAGATGCGGAGTCAAACCGGTTTGGAGAATTCAACCCGACTCAGCCCGCGTGGAGTGTCCCAAATGTGGCAACGGATTCTCGGACGACTCGGAATACTACGAGATAGGACGTCTGGCTCTGAAGTGGACCATGAGCCAGTCCAGACAGGGCGACGCGTACCGTTTGGAATCGATGCTGAACGGCTGAATATCCTACTCAAGGGAAAGGACCGGGGGAATGATAGAACAGGACAAGAAGCCCGTCATCAAGGCCGTGGCCTACGAGGTGAGGCATGAGCCGGAGGATGAATACGATTTCGGATATTCTGAAACCCGCTACCGGCTCGTGAACATGGACACGGGTGAGATTGTGGATGACGCGCAAGGCTACGGGTACAAGACCGCCGCCGGAGCACACCGGGCTTACGGGTATAAGAGCATGCCAAAGAGTCGGAAGAGGAAAATCGCTTCCGTCAAGGAACGTGCGCGCCGCTTCCGCGAGGACAATCCGAGTTTCGTGGACGACTTGGAGTACGGCATGCTGAACGCGTGCAAGGAAGGCGTCGAATACACGTTCGAGGATTTCAAGGAACTGCTGGACGAGGAGAAGCCTGACTTGAAAGGACTGACGGCGGAGCAGTTGTTTCGATACATCTGATTTTTCTTCGATTTTCTATTACGGTTAAATGGGGTGTCTAAGAATATCTTTTTCAGGCACCCTTTGCTTTTGATTGACTAGTATCCTCTTTCTTGTTATACTGGTAGTGTCCACATATGGGCGTGGTTGGCTAACCGCCAATCCCGCCTCACATCAATTACAACCAGAAGGAAACACCTGCATTGGGTATCGAAATCTACGAACAGGACAAGTACGCAACCCACGTCGTCACCAGCAAAGGTGAAATCAAATACGAGTGCAGTGCCCGCAACGTGGCCGAAGCCATCGTCGAAGAACACAACAAGCACAACAGTGGGGAGCCATGGCGTGTTGGCGCCACCGTCACCTTGGTCAGCGCCAAGAACATCGCATGGCGTGCCGAAGCATCAATCGATTGGGATAAGGTCAAGACCGGCAAGAACGCTCCGGCCAAGTGCGTGAAGGTCACGGCTTCGGAAACCCAGACGAACTTGCAGGTAAGCAAGCCGAAGGTCAGTGCCACCTATCTGTTGTTCAACGGTGACAAGCCGGAAAACTACATGCGTTGGCATGCCACGGCGTCCGATAAGGATGTAGCCATGGTGTTGGCGAAACAGGCGGCTGTCAAGGCTTTGGAAGCCTATCTTGAGAAGATTGGCAAGACCGTCAAGACTCCGGCCAAGCCGACCGTAAAGCCGTCCGGGAAGGTTGCTAAATGAGCGACCGGAACAAAGCTGACGAGAATCCGGATGACGAGTATTTGTTGGACGCGCTTCGAGACTTAGACCCCACGCCAATCGAGGAGCTTATCGACAAGTCCAGCATGGACGACGGGTCGAAGAAACAGTTCCATGAATCACTGCGAGCGCATGATTCCGATGTGGCGCGGGAGCAGTCGGTGAAGATTGCCGTCGGTGAAGATTGCCGTCGGTGAGGCGTTGTTGGAATTGGACAGGTTGCGTGAACGGTTGGATGAAATCAGCGCGTTGACCGTGTGGGATTCCAGTCGGGCGTTGTCCGATGCTATTCCTTCCGTCGAGGCAATCCGCGTCATCCTCAAGCAGATACGCGGCCATGACAATGGTTGTGTGGATTCCGGTTCTCGAATCCGTTATCGTCTGGTGTGTGATGTGGACGGTGGTATCCTGCCGTTGCTCGGTCAAATGTCGGACGGGGCTGATGGGTTGGTGTATCTGAAGAACGTGCTTGACGCTTGCAAGTCCGCCAATATCGAAGGGAACCCGCGCATCCAGTACGCGTATGCGACCGGTTGGAGGGACTTGAACTGAAATGTCCAAGTTCGACAAGACAGCCGTGTACGGGAGGGAGAATCCGTTCATTCCCTCCCCTGAGACCATGGACGCGTTGAAGGACGCGCTCATCGAGGAGGCTGACGAGCGTTCCGACATGCTTATCGGAATGACCACCGCGCCTGATGGGAGGAAGGTTCTTCGTCGTCAGAGCGCGGGGCGCAACACTGGATGGCGTTCCCTTATCGGATTGCGTTATCGTATCCAGACCAAGGAGGAGGCCGACGAACTCCGTTTGGATTATCGTCGTTTCTTCGAGGGGTACGTGGAGCGAACCGACAAGAGCGAGCGTCGTAACCTGTTGGATTTGGAGCATAAGACCGTGGACGGCGCGTACCGTTACACGGTGGAAGGCGTGGTGGCTGACTGTGAGGAGACGAGCGTATCGAACGGGTATGTGTCCCGCCTGTGTCTGATGTTTCCGCATGTGGTGAATTCGGATGGTTCTCAGACGCTTATCGACTCGCATATTTGGCTTGCCACGTTCGTGAAGAACACTGTTATCCGTCCCGACCGTATCGAGCCTCATAATGGTTCCGCCGACCGGCTGATGACGATTCGGTTGGGTGACACGTTGCGTGTGGACGCCGGATTGTGTGCGTATACGGATAAGCGTGGCCGTCACCGTTTCGGATTGGCGGATTGGACTCCGTTGGACTCGCATTTGAGGTATCTGCAACTCCGTTCGGATGGTACCACCACTCCGCGCGTGGTCAGCGAGCGCCTGTGTGGGCGTGAGTATGATATCTGCTGGTTGGAGCGGGATGGTAGGCCGGGTTTTCGTTCGGTGATGTTGGATGGGTTGAATGCTCGTGTGAAGGCGGGTTGGAGTTCGTATGATTGGCGTCATCGTCCGTTCCTGTCGGATGGTGATGGGTTCCCGTCCGTTTGTCTTGACCAGTATTTGACGCTTGACCCGTATAAGGGTGAGGCTCACGTGGTGTCCCGTTAGTCGGATTGAGAGGATTTTTGTGTTGAGGAATTGTCTTAAGAAAGGTTTCCGTCCGGTGGCCGTATTGACTGTGGCGGTTCTGATGTGTTCTCTAGGTGGATGTTCGGACAGTGAGTCGGGTTGGTTGGAAGGCCGAGCGTTCACCATGAACGCGTATAGCAACACCGGTGAGCTGACGTTGACGAGTCATGCCGAGAAAATCGGGTTGGACGGCAATGTGACCACCGACTCCCGTTACTACGGCATCGGCACCAATGGTTCGGTTTCCTCCGGTTCGACCGATTCCCTGTCTTCGGTCATTACCGTGACCCTTGACGGCAGGGAGTTGGACTCCTGCGGGGATACGCTCATCTTCACCGAAGATGGGTTGGAGCCGGTCAAGGATTTCGCCGCCGACGCTCTCAAATCTCAGGATACGGAGAAGACGACCGGTACCGGTTCGACGTCGCAATTGTTGAACCGGTATAAGGATTCGTTTGCCAAGAAGCATGTCGTGGTCATCAAAAGCCAAACGGGAATGCCGATTGAAGCGTTCAACGGCGACAGCATCAAATGGGATATAGACGACAATCTGCCCAAAACAACAAGACTCATGGTTGATGGTAAAACGATGTATATCCATCGGGCGAACTTTCAAATCATGGATAAGGATTCGTTGCAGTGAGCCACGATACCGAACCGGAGGGGGCCAAGTTGGTTAGCATCGTAGAGAGGGAAGCCGAGGAAGCGTATCCCACCCAATATTGGGACGATTCCGATATTAAGAAAACGTTCGAGGCCGATAGTGACGATTTGCAGGAAGCCTACGTGAACGGGCGTCTCCACCCCGCTTGCGGGGAGGAGATAGAAGCCGTGGCGAAATATCTCATGTGGTCGGACGAACTCCCGCGATGGAAGAAGACCTACGGGACGACACCCGACGAGGACTTCTTCTGGAAGCGGGCTGAAACGGTCGGCACACGCGACGGATACCTGACGTTAGCCAAGGAGCTTTTGGAAATCGCACGAAAGAAAATCGAGGAGGGACTAAGGTGATTCGACTGGCCGAGACACGGGAAAAACTCATCGCCGTCGATTTGGACGACACCTTCACCGACCATACGGGCGCGTTCCGCGAGGTATTGGCCCAGCTTGGCATCAACGTTCCCGACGGGTATACGAATCGTGTCCTTCCGGTGTTGGGGGCTTTTCTGGCCTACTAGACACAAACTATGCTATAGTGGACGTGTTCACACATAAAGGGCCTTCAGACAAAGGAAGAAGCAAACCATGGACACGTCCACCACCTTGGAGGAACAGATACAGGCTTTGATGGATTCGCTGGCCGACACCGCACTATCCGCCGCCGAGTCGCGCCATCAAAGTCAGGCCGGAGAAGCCCACCTGCTGTACGCGCTCTACCGGAACGACGGACTCGTAGGCTCGATGCTTCGAGGCTACGGGTTGGAATCCTCTGAAATTCGGCTCCTCATGTCCGATATTCCGAACCGTCCGTTGAAAATGGGAGAAGACCCGGTATTGTCTTCTTCCAGCCGTCACATATTGCACGATGCCCACGACGCGGTGGAAGTGTTGCGCCACGTGCAACGTGATAGTCATGTCGAACTCCTGCTCCGCGCCCATGGCATCGAACTGCCCGAACATCAACCCACTCGGGAGCAGGTCGAGGCGGCGTCAAGAACCGGCGTCAACCTAGCCCAGACCGTCAGCCCCAACCGTGGGCGTCAGGTCGGTGTGGATTATCTCTCCTACACTCGGCTCATGCTCGAAGCCGCGTTGAACTGAACGAAACCAGCCGAAAGGAATACCCATGGAAAACACTGAGATGAAAAACGGGGAGACGGACGCCGTGGATGCAATCATCGCATGGTTGGACGAGCGGATAGACAGGACGGAAAAGACCATGTCCGCCGGTGAGGACGATTTTTCATGGCTTGCCGACCGTGAATACCTGCAAGCCTACCGAAACGCCCGCTCACACATGACAGCCCTGCGCGGCACGGACGAATACACGGTGCGACATCTGGCCGAATGGTGCGGGATTCGTAAGAGGGAGGCGAAGAACAGTCTGCAACGACTGTTGGAATCAAACATCCCGTATGGAGATGATTCCATCACCTGCGCCGATTCGAGAAGGTTCGCCTACCAGACAATCATCGACCGTTGCGAAGAAGAAGACAAGGAGGTTCGGAAGTGACCAATACGACAATCAGCGACATCGTCCGGTACGCGGACAAGACCGCCCGCGAACGGAACGTGAAGTGGATGGACACGACCATCCTGCTCAAGGCCCTCATCTGGTCGGCCAGTGAAGCCTATCGCATTCTCCAACGTGGCGGACTGGGGTATTCGGAAGACAACCCCGACTATCTGACGAGATTCGACCGAGAGCTGGTGAGATTCGACAACGAACCGTTGGAGGAAGGCGAGAAGCCACGGTTCACTCCGGTCGCCTTACGGTTGGTCGAGCATGCGAACAGCCCACTCGCATTGTTGAGGGCGATGCAACACACCGACTGCGAGGGCAATCTGATTCTCAAAGAACATTGGATATGCCCCCCCGAACATGAGCCTTCGGACGAGCAGGTGGAGCGTGCCGCCGAAGCCGGATACTTCCTTTCCGCCCGCTCCTACTTCTCCTACGGAAACCTGAAACCATGGGACAAGGTGAAGCAAGCGTCCAAGGAGAAATGGCGGGAATGGGCGCGGCTCATGCTCGAAGCCACACTCAACGGAACGGAGGAAGCATGGTGAAGAATCTGGATTGGCTTATCGACAAGCTCTGGCGGGTCGCCGACTACACGGAGTTCGAAGGTCGGGCGGAAGACCCGACCCTGAAGGCAGTGGAAGGAATCGAACAGTGAACGTCAACGGCGTGGACATCGAATACCAGTTCGACGGCGCGCACGACGCGCGTCCCGCCGAACATACATTGCACGGCTTGGACGGGTTGAACCTGTCAGGCTTGGATTGGATGCGCCTGTCGCACGTATGCCGTCTCATGGCCGCACGCGACCGTAATCCGGAGCGGGCGTTCGTGCGCGTATCCGGTTGAACGGCGGACAGGCCGAACATGAGGCTCATCATGGACGTGCTTCAAGACGATGACGGTACGGCCAGCGTGCCACTGCCGCTCACATCCGACTATCTGCTGGTTGATTCCGCCGAATGCGATGACCGATGCCAATACGGGTGGTTGAGCGTGCTGGAACAGCTGCCCGAACATGTGGACTACGGTCGGTTGGACGAGACCGGCATGCGGGTCATGGACTGGCTGAACGGCATGGCGGACCCGTCACCGGAAATCTTCGAGGATTGGGAGGCCATCGGCCTTATACGGCAGAACGTCTATGAGGACGAGCCGACCGGACTGGCGGACCTATTGCGTTCCACCACCCGGACGGAGCGCGACGAATGCTTCGACATGTTGGAACAGATGGAAACAGGGAGGCCACTGTAATGAACGACTGGCTACGCGTCACAACCATTGGCGGCGGCGACTACGAATGCCGTATGACCATTCTGAAAACGGACGATACGACCATCACCGTCACTCGTCCTTGGCATCACCATTGGACGGACGGTTGGGATTGGAAGACCATCATTCGCCAATGGCTGTCCGACGTGCCGGAAACGTTCGAACCATACGACGGGTTGGCCGAATGGCTGCGCGACGCGGATGCGGAACGTATCGACTGCTGGCATTGCCTGAGTTGGCTCGCCAACCACCAGCGGTCAGCTGTTGAATCCTTGTCGGACGCGGAAAAGAAGCGGCTTGCGTCTAGATGGGCTTGCCGACGCGGTGGAGGACGTACGACGCTGGGTGATGCGGCTCGAAAAAAGAAAACGGCATCACGGACGAGGAACTAGGCGAATGGGTGGAACACAAAACAGTCAGACAACAGCGGCGAAATGAGGACGACAAGTGAGCGCACGGACCGAAACACTGGCCGAGGTCATCGACTGGCTCGGAGACGAGGCGGACAGGGAATGGGAGCGCGCCAAAGACGGCCTGAGCGACGGATACGGCGGGTTCGACGCCTACACGCGGGCAATCCAGCACTGTCAGGACATGATTGTCGAGGAGAAGGCTTCGAGCGGGGAACACGCGGAAATCGCCCTGTTGAAGCATTTGTCCGACACGTTCGATGAACGGCTCCGCAAGGCCGAACAGGCCAAGGACAGGGGAGCCGACTACACGTACCACGACGGCCAGTCGGACGCCTTCGGGTGGGCGGCGACCTACTGCCGACTCATGCTCGAACGGGAACGACGGCACGAAGGAAAGGAACGGAACGATGCATGATTTCTCGCAATGGCTCCAATCAGCGGGCGGTACGGATGATGTGTGCGTACTCCTTATCGTCGGGGCGATTTTATGTATAGCCGTCGTTTTTATGACTGAATCTGTCATTCCGATTCTGCTCGCGTTCGGATGCCTCTTCCTGTCCTTCGGCTTGTCCTCTCCAAGCCTTGAATCGGAAATCGAGCAAATCTGGGGATTGCAGGAGGTCTCGTCCGAATGCGACCTCCCCGACCACGACCTGCCGACCAAGAACATGAAATGCTACGTGACCAACGGAAAAGGACATAAGGAATTGGTCGAAATCCGCGTATCAAAGGACGGCACCAAACTCGGCCTGTACGACACGGACGGCAAGGCACTGAAACAGACGGGAAAGGAATAGTGCATTGAAGGACTTCACGAAATGGGCGGCCATGTGGGACGCCTACAACCGGATGGGCGAAGCCGTGTCCGGCAGTCCCGCAAGCATATGCCAAGGCATCGGCGTGACATTGATGATGGTCTTCGATTTCGTCGGGCTCATCGCAGTGGCCGTCATCGGCGGAGGGGGCGGCGACCCCGAGAAAAGCCCGTTCTTCCGCTTGACCACGGCGATAGCCGTCATAGGCGGTGTGCTGGCGCTCGCATCGTTCGTCATGCCATCCCACAACGACGCCCATGTATCCGAACCACCCACATTGACCGAGCAAATCGAGAGAACGTGGGGGCTGGACGAAATGGGCGATTGCAAAAACACGAGCCACGGGCTTATCGACAGCCCAAGCCTACCCAAGTCGAGCCTTGACGACGGCGACTGGAAGTGCGTCGCCTACACCGACAGTCAACGCACCGAACTGACCGTCCATATCAACGGGAACAGGGTCGGATTATATAAGGCCGACGGCACGGTATTAAAGCCGGTCGGAAAGAACTGAACGATGAAGGATTTCACGAAATGGGTGGACGCCTGGAATACCTATAACAGCGCATATGACAAAGCGGCAGAGGCGGGCGGCGGCTACAGCTGGACGTTTTTCTTCATGTTTCTGACGTTTGCCGCATCATCTGTGGCGTTGTTCTATGAGACAAAACGGAAGAAACCCATCGTAACGACGGTTGCAACAGTCTTCGCCCTCGTCGGAGCGATGGGCGTCATACAAACGGTGGACATCCGTAGTCCCAAGGAAATCGAAGCCGTGGTAAAGGTCGAAAAACCGAGGACGCTCAAGGATGAAATCAAACACGTTTGGGGATTGGGGGACATCACATGCAACGACACCGGAGGTGACATCGATTTCGCCTCGTCGAAGACCCGACTGCCAAACGGCGACAGTTCATGTGTCGCATACCGCAAGGACGGGATTGTCGAAGTCGTCGCCCATGCGGATTCCGGCAAGCTTGGACTGTACCGCAAATCCGACGGCAAACCCTTGCAGCCGGTAGGGGAGGAATAGAACGATGAAGGACTTCACGAAATGGGTGGAAGCTTGGAACACGTACATTCATCCGCCAACAAAGCAGGTGCCCCGGACCGCCGCTGAGTTGAGTGCCGGTGGGCATTCCGCATGGGTCATTATTGCCATAATGTGCATCTTCACTCTGGCTGCCATCATCCTCCATTGTCTGGAGGAGAGGTCCACCCTCTTCGTCGTACTCAGCAGCGTATTCACCGGTCTCGGCATCTTCATCGTCTTCCTTGGCACGGTGGCCGTCCTCATGTTGACCCAGCCGACGAAGACGGTGGACGAGAACGTGCCCCGCCCGGCATCATTCGTCACGCAGGTAGGGAGGGAGTTCGGCGTGCGCAACCTGTCATGTCCGGCCAAGGTTATGACCGCATCCGAACTGCCCGACATGGGGTCGTACCACTGCGTCTACACCTACGGCGCGAACGACGCGAACCTGCGGAACGTGACCCTCGTGGTAGCCGACGGCAACAAGGTCGGCCTGTACAAGGCAGACGGCAAGGCGTTGAAACCAGTAGGAAAGGACTAGATGTGAAGGACTTCTCTGCTTGGGCCAATGCGTGGAGCGACTACAGCAGGTCGGATGTCAATTATCTCGTTTTCGTCGTGGGTGGCACGGCGGCTCTCGTTGTCCTTGCTCTTTCCCTCTTATTGGAAAGCAACGGCACTGTTCTGACCTTTTTCTGCGGTTTAGCCGTCATCGTAACCCTAGCTGGCATATGGGTTGTGAACTTCTACCCGATTTGGATGGAGGATTCCCCTGAGCCAGCCGTCTTCACCACTCAGGTCGAGAAGGAGTTCGGCGTGCATGATTTCTCGTGCCCACCCGACGTCATGTCCGTCAAGGACGGTCTGCCCGATGCGGGCACCTATCGGTGCACCGTCTCGGACGGCAGGGACGATTCGGCCCTGAAGGACGTGACGGTCATCGTGACGGCGGACAACAAAGTGGGACTCTACGACAATCAAGGAAAGGTATTGAAATGATTGACATGACGGAATGGGCGAACGGTTCCCACAACAGTTTCGGGGACGCCATATATATGGCGACGTTGACCACGGTGCTGGTTTTCGCCGTGCTGGGCGTCGTCTGGCGGGCGGGCAGACGCTTGGCGCTTCGCGCGACGCATCGTATCCCACGGGACGCCCAGCCATTGCTGGAGGACACCAAATTCGTCATATGTCTGGCCCTTGTGTGCGGCTTCGGACTGCTCCTGACGTTGAACCCCGGTCTTCTCGTTCTCCCGAAGGACACCACGTTCACCGAACAGGTGGCGCGACAGGCCGGATTGGAGGCGTTGTCGTGTCCGACCGTCTACGACTCCAAGTACATGCCCGGTCAGGGCAGGTACGAGTGCGAATACGTGGACGCGAAAGGAAAGGCGCACGACCTGAGCCTGCTGGTCGCATCCGGCGACAGGGTATGGCTTTACGACCACAACGGCAAGCCGATGAAGGTGACGACGAAATGAACCCGGAAGACAATCCGATGCCGCTCGTCTCCGAATGCAATCCGGTGGATGCGGTCGAATGCCCATGCTGCTTGACCGTGTTCCGCGTGCGCACGCTCATGACCGACGGGAACGGGCGGCTCATGCGGGACGAGTATGAGACCATCCCCATGTTCTGCCCCATGTGCGGCGGATGGCTCGAACAGTTGGAAAGAAAGGAATAGGATAATGGCCGACCCGAAGTACATGAGGAAAATACAGGGCATGTGCCGCTGTCAGGATTGCGGCCTCATGGCCGACAATGCGGACATCGACGTGGAATTGGACTGTGACGAAATCGTGTTTGAGTGGAGCGACGCGGACGACAGCCAGACATGTAACCTACCGCCCTGCTACGGCGGACACAGGCTTCAGACCGATATGACCGCCTACGACCTGTTGCTGGAGCTTGGCGTCATAGACGACCCCTACGCGCGGAACAAGGAGCGAGATTGAGAAGACTATTGGCATTACTGCTGGTTCCGGTATGCCTGATGTGCGCCGGATGCGACGAAGTGGCCGACGAATCGGAACAGGAAACGGACACCACACCGGCATCCCAGTCGGAGAAGACCGTCACCGGCTGCGCCGACTACGACACCAGAAACTCCGCCGTTGATAGTGGCGGTATCGGTGAATGCGAACTCACGCTGCACGACGGGCGGCACGTCACATGCGCGGTAATGTCCGACTATAGGAAAGGCGGACTGTCCTGCGACTGGGAGCACGCAAGCAAAACAGAAACAAAATGAACACACTCATACAGGAATCCGTGAAACATCATGAGCCACGAAAATTTCCTATCACACCGAATCAAATGCGACTACCCCGATTGCGGCAAACCGTGCGACGACTGGTGGAACGACCAATGGCTAACCCTCGTCAAATACGGCGTACACGGGAGAATGGTCAGCGTCAGACACTTCTGCACAAGCCACCTCGACACCATGCGCAACCCCATTCCGGCCGGCTCATACCATCTACCCGACAATACGCCAAAAGACTGGCACACTTGGGGAGAAGGATACATGTACCCAATATACGAACCATGCATCCCCACCATTCTCAACGTATTGGAAAAAGCCACGCCCGACAACCCACTCCCCAACGAACTTGTCGAAAAATGCGCGCTCGCATTATTCCGAACGGATACGAACTGGGCTGAAAACAATCCGACGAAACATGAAGTACTCGACTTGTGGGAACAGCAGATGCCTTGCATTCAGGAACAGTTTCTGAAACGGGCATATACGGTACTGCATGAAGCCCTACTAGTAGAGTTCCCGAATATGCGGGAATAGGAACGATTGGAGAAAATACAATTGGCTGAAATCAGAGTTTTCGTCGGACAAGTTATGTACCCGTTGGAAATCCGGCAAGGACAACATGTGAGCTTCGAATATTGCCCGTTGGGATGCAATCACACGCCGAACGGCATGAAGGAGCAAGTATCGGACGCGGTAATCGAAAACGATAACGGTCATACAATCCAAGCCACTTGGAAAACCACTGACAAGAAGACCCGTCACGCCGTCCTACTCCGTAGAATCTATCACCCCAACACTTACCGGTATGATGCCCGTATCGGACACCCAAAAATCGCAGAAAAACTCTAAAGGAGAAAATAATGGGATACAAGCGACACATCTTCTACCAGCCGGAGTGCGACTATCCGGATTGTGGGAAACTTCTGCACGTCGAATCCGGAGGACAATCCGTCGAATGGTTCCATATCCTTAAGGACGCGCAGTGAACCGCGCTGAAACCACCGCCATGTTGTCCGCATTGGTGGAGAAGCGTTTGGACTCCCGTACCTCATATTGGGCGCGGGAGGTTAGTTTCGACCGGGGTACCCCCAATTGGCGTCGTATAGATTATGTCGGATTCAAGCCGTATACGCCGAATTATGCGGTAGAGCCGATTAGTGTGGAGCTTGGTATTTTCTCATGCTATGAAGTCAAATCGTGTTTGGCGGATTTTGAGTCGGGCAACGGGCTGACTTTCTATGGGGACGAGAATTTTTTTGGTCACGACCCGTGAACTGGCGGAACAATTGCATGAGATGTTGCGCCTTCCTCGGAATATCAACCAAGTTCTTGTGCCCACTCCCAAGGGTGATAGATTGCAAAAACTGTATGACCTGTCCAATAACGGGAGTGCCAGTTACCGTCACCGTCCTGCGAGTGAAATGTTGTATGCGATGATAGAAGCCAATGGGCAGAGGACCAGTAGATATCAGAAGTAGGATTCTTGTTTCTCTTTTGTCCACCCATTAATGCATACTGGAATTGTCTACACAAAACAAGGGCTGGAACCCACCCGACAAAAGGAGACAAAATGAAAATCGCACACATCTACCCAGCAGTATCAGAAGTCTACCTAACCGCCGTCAAGAAAAAAGCACGGGACGCCATGGCAATGGCCTGTGGTATTCCGACGTCGAGGGAATACCGTCGTAAACGTGTGATTCAGAAAGCCAACCCACACTTTCTTCCCATGCCGGACGCCCGTAAATATCGGCACTCGCAGCTTTCAAACTAAGGAAAAACCATGCCCGCAATCCTCATATACGTTCTTGGAGTGCTGACCCTACCATTCCTCTGTCTAGCCTACTGTCTTCTCGTTGACCTGTTCCATAGGAGCGCATGGTATTGCCCATGGTGCAGTGAGTGGGCCGTCAAGTCAAAAGATAATCCAAACCGTACCGCGTACTTGCCGAACATTATCGTCTGGTTCGCCCGAATAGGCCATAGATTGTCAAAACGGCATCGTAAGTGGAAGAGGGTGTACGAGACGTATGATTTCCACCCTTGCAAGCCGTCGAACGTTCTCAGGGACGGTCACATGGACGAGGTCATCCCGTTGGACGATTTCGACTACGGCTATCAGACAATCAGATACAAGTCCCATAGGAAAGGTCTAGACGGCAAAGAGTTAATTGTAACTGTTGAAGTGCCTTCCGAAACGCCGTACATCACATGCATTCGAGATGGTGAACAAACCGAAGGCGATGTCTACCGCAATCCAGACGGAAGCCTGTCACTCATACCTTGGAAGAACAATCCGAGCGGCAAACGGTTCCCATTATTCGACAAGGATGGAAACCCCGACCCGCTTATTAGTCCGAAAAAAAGGAAACAAACACTGGACGGGAAACACTTAGGCAGAAGGAATAGAACGAGAAAAAGAACAATCTGCTAAAGAGCTAAACACTCTCTAGGAGGATGGGGTGGCTAGGCACTTTTCAGTGTCCAACCGCCCCCATTCTTTTTCGGAACTTTTTACCAACTTCCCACAAACCTCGCAACAACCCCGTTTTCAACCTCTAACATAAAACTAAACAACCTTGAACAAAATCGGTTGCAAACTCAATGCAATCATCCAACGAAGGAGCGAACATGGCCGATATTGAAACACACCCCGTATATGATTTGGAACATCTGCCCGGGCATAGGGAAATCCGAAGACCAAAATATGCGGTGAAATATTGGACTCAGTCAGAAACCTGCCAACGCAATCCCCGCAAATACACGCTCATCGCCAAGTCCGATAGTCAACGGACAATCCGTAACATCATGCGTCGTATCGACACGCAGGACGGCAATCATCAATACTCCTCGTTCCGCGTCCGCTCACTGGTCGATTCGGAAGAATATCCGGAGGGCGTTTTCTCGACTGAAATCCGTCAGGATGATGACGGTAATTTTCTCCTCTACGTCGCATACATTCCCGCCGAAGACGAGCCGGAACCGAACCCACGCAACGAGGATGTGGTGAAAACAATCCGCTACGGTACGGAATGCACTCTTGCCGGTGACATGAAAGCGGCACTGCGAGGCAACGGCAACAAGCCGAAAGACATCGTCCAAGTGACAGGAACCGTGGAACAGTGGAAATGCCGGTTCGATGACCCGAACGTGGCATTCCATTCCGAACAGCTCCACTTGTGGACGGAAGACCGCGTGTACGGGTTCATGCAGTCGGACGGGTGCGCCGTGGTTGTAGACATGCCGAGAAATCCAGCCTCGGATTAGCTTCCTCCAAGCCGGTCGATGTGCGAAAAAACGGATTGCCTCCGGCTTTAGATGTCGAAAGCAATCCGATAACCCTCTTCCTATCGGGAAGGATTAATGCTTCCTACCCGTCTTTTGCGGCCTCAACAAGACGAGGCCGACAACAAGCGACAGACTGGAGATGGCGACAAGAACCAACAACAATCGGCCTCCTGTAAACGGCATGGATGCTATGGGAGTTTCCAAGTACGGCATCACAACGCGGATGATGCCGCAATTCTCGTACACATCCTCATATACCGGGCTTGCCATCTGAGAGGGTGATGGGAAGTCGTTCAGATTGATGTAAGCGCCTTTCATGCCGGAAGTATCCGAAATCGGGTCTGCGGCACTGTTGGTCGCTTTTGTTGAGCCTTTGGCGTTCTTGGCCGTGACCTTCAATTTCAGCCAAGAATCTCTTCTGCCGGGAGAGAACCGAACCTGATATCCGCTACCGGCGGGAATGCCGACGATACGGTAGGTTCCGTCTTTGTCCGTCGTGTCGGCCAATGGTTTTCCATCGTATCCCAAAACGGGGGTTCCGTTGGAATCGGTCAGAGTGACGGTCACATTGGAGGCGAGCGCGTCGGTATCCTCGCGGATGCCGTTTCCGTCCTTGTCATACCATACGATGCCTGAAACGACTCGTTGGACTACGGTGACGTCGGCGTCGGTTTTGTTGTATCCGTCTCCCCAACGGATGCCGTACAGGTCGGCGGGACGGTTGTTGGAAGGTTGGATGGTGATGTCGAACATGAGGCTTGACCCTCCCGGCAGTGGTTTGTCTCCCACCCATGCCCAAGCTGTTGGATGCAGGTTTTGCGGGATGGCGGCTATGCCTGTCGTACTGTCGAACGGTAGTGTCTTCCAATCTTTTACGTCAGTGGTTTTGATGTTGCTTGGGTCTGTGGTCAGGTATTTGCTGTCGGTGGAGTAGACAAGATGCCCGTCTCCAAGTTGGGAGCCGTTTCGGGGGCTAATGTGGATGCCTGTCAAAACCCAGTCGCCATGATAGGAGCTGAGTGTGTTGGCGGTGTTCGGCATGATGGCCGTGGCTATCGGATTGGACAACGGTGTTTCGAGATTGTTGGTTTTGATACTCTTCCAATGCAATGCCGAGTTGACCTCATTCACCAACGGGTCAGCCTTGATAGCCAAAGTGGTCAGTGTGAACCTCCCCGACCTTACGGTCGGAGCTTCCGTGCTTTCCGCAGAATGATTGCTTCCGGCACGGCTACATGACCATACGAGGTCACGCCCCGGTTCCGGGGATTACTCCATGCTCACGTCGTTCTTCCGGTTGGAAAATTGGCGTGGCCCGGAGATATTTGACATGAACCGTTTTGTTCGTGTCCATCGGCTGGTAGGAGCCGTTTTTCGCGCGAATCAGAATGTTGATTGCGCCCACCGCGTCACGGTTGCAGGTGAAACCGCAGTTGCGACAGTGGTATCCACGCCCATTGGGGTGGTTGCGTGTTTGGCACGCGGGGCAGGTCTTGGACGACCAAGATTCGTCGATATGCTCGATTGTCATGCCGGTCTTATGGGCAAGCAGACTCTCCTGTCGTCCACGAGACCATTGCGACAGGCGTCTGCGCTGGTCCTTCCGGTTCCTGACGCGGCGGGTCTCGTTTTTGCGGGTGTTTTGTTCGATGCCGCGAACGTCCCCGGCTACAATTCGCCCCGCATCGTGTTCCTGAATGAAGTCGGAGACCTTGCGGGTGGTCTGATGGTCGGCGTTACGCAGGGCGTCGGAGGTTTTCGATTCGATTCGCCTGCGTTTCGCGTCGAGTTTGCGCCACCGTTTCGAACCTTTGACGCAGCGGGACAGTTTTTCCTGAAGGCTGGCGATTCTTGTGTTGCGGTAATGTTTGACGGCTCTCGCATGACGTCCGTTGACGACCAGTATTTCGTAGGCGTCGTCGGTTTCGACGGCGACGGCCATCGGATTGATGATGCCCTCGTCGATGGCGGCGACGTTGCTCGGGTCGCCTTGCGGCGGTCGGCTTGTGGGGACGCTGACATGAAGGCTCCATTGGCTTTTGTTGCGGTCCCAGCACAGGCGCATGGCTCCCCACCGTTCGACCGGTACGGGAGCGTTCGTTTTCGGGTCGGAGATGTTCGGCATTCGTATAAGTATTCGCTTATGGTTTCTGCCGAAGCTCAACGCGATATGTTTGCCATCGTTGGCGGGACGCCATCCGTATCCTGCGGTGAAGTCCAATGGACGATAGTTCTTCGCCCTGTGCGGGGCGTGCGCGTCCATATTGCCTTGGCGACGGTTCTCCCTGTAAGTCGCTACCGCGTCGTTCATTCCGTCCAACACGCCTTGAATGGTGTGCGCGTGCAGTCCGTCACGCAGGTCGGGTTGTTTCTCGTACAGGCGATGCCGCAGTTCCTTGTCGGATGGGTCACTCCCATGTTCGCCCCAATATGCGCGGGTTTCGGCTAACAGGAAGTTCCATAGCAATGCGGCCTTGTGGCACGCCTCATGCGCCCTGCGATGGTCGGCACCGGACAGGCGGACGGGTATGACGGCAACCCGCCATGTCTCGTCGTCCTGTGTTCTGGTGCTGCGTCTCATACACCCCACTATATCACATGGTCTATAATTATGGTTATGGCTGAAAACACTCATGATTGGCGTACCGGCAGACATGTGGTCTACGAATTGCATGCGCATATCGTGTTCGTCACGAAATACCGGCGCAAAGTGATGACCCCACGGGTCACAAAACTCTTGGAGGACACGTTCCGAGAGGTCTGCGAACGTTTCGAATGCGAATTGGAGGAGTTCGAGACCGACAATGACCACGCCCACCTGCTCGTCGCCTATACACCAAAAACGCAACTCAGTACGCTCGTAATGAGCCTTAAGACCAACGGCAGCAAACGCGTCCGAGAACAGGACTGGCCAGAGGTCAGACAAGCGTTATGGGGAGACCACTTCTGGTCGCCAAGCTACTGCGTCGTCAGCTGCGGCGGCGCACCTTTGGAAATCGTAAGGAAATACATACGCGACCAGCAGAAACCGAATCGCAAATACCGAAGAAAAACAAACAGGTGACGGCCTAGACCCCTCCCTTACGGAAGGGGAATGCGGCCTAAAATCCGTTCAAGCCCAGTGACATTCTCCCCCGCCTCTCATAAGGCGGAGGAGAATGTCACACAATCTTGTTAAGTCCTCCGAATCGGCGGGGGGCTACAGCATACATCCCCGACTCAGCAAGTCACCGACATACTCCATGTCCACTCCACGCTCATTGAACGCCTTACGAGTGTAGACAAGACGATTCATGTTCGCATGGAACAGCACCCAACGTGCCAGTTCCGCACGTTCTGAATGGTCGTCGGCGGGAATCGGCCTATCGTGCAGGATGGCACGTTCCAACAGGTTGCGAAGACTCTTGACCTCAAGATAATAGTCCGACTTCAATTTGAACATGTACCCGTCGGCGTCATACACCACAACGCCCTCACGGTCAGACCAGCGGCGTTCCTCGTCCAACATGTGCCACAGGCTCTCACGCTGTTCCTCAGTCTGGAAAACAGCCAGAACTTCGGGACGGGCAAAGAATCTATCCGTATCAATCAAATCGTCGGCATCATAGTCGATATGGAAGTCAACGGTGTTCTTGATGGCGTGCAGGAACACGAGCTGTGACGTATCATACTTGATGATGTGACGGTCGGACTCTTGGTCGATTACCTCGAAAGCCAAGGTGACGTTGGCATCATGGGCGATGTTCCACAACGCCTCCTCCTGACCAATGTCCAACGTCTGCTTGAAAAGATGTTCGATAAGATACGAATAGTCGGTCTGACCACTCTTCGACCAGAAACGCCACGAACCGTCTTCGCGTGCGGACACCAAACCGAGGAACCCGTTCTCCTTGCGTTCCACGCGCACTGGGAACTTGAGACGCTTGTCGATGTTCTCGCGGGTGGTCTGCTCGTTCTCCCCAAGGTTGAAGAACTTCTCGAATCCTCGTGCCACGACATTGCCGTTCCCGTCGAGGAACAGACCGCGTGCCTTGCTGGAATATTCGTCCCAACGCTGGTTCCTGAACGCGTCACGGCTGAAATTGCAAGCGTATACGTCGTTCTCGCCCTTGACCGGGCGGACGTTTACGTTGTCGGAATCTCGCATGAGTTCGAGCAGGTTCCTTCCATCCGTGGAGAAGTCGGCAAACCCGTCATTGGTCTTATGTGCGCCCTGTTCCAACCACTTCAAGTAACGGTCGAGAGTCCACTTCCTACCGTCTTTGAGCGGCGGCATATCCAACTGGATGACACCGGTCAAATCACGTCCCTTTGCTGGTACGGCGGTATAACCGAACTCGGCATTGTCGGGAACACGGGTCTTGTCGTTCCACAGCAATCCCACGTCCACCAGTGCGAGGTCTCCGGACGGATTCATATGGTAGGTTCCGTCAACCTTCCTTACATGGATGTTGACCCAACGGCTTTCATGGTCAAGGTTTTCATGCCAAGTCTCATACTGGGTGCGCAGATATTCCTCCGGCACACGGTCGTTTTCCGAACGGGTCTGGTTGCGTTCCAGCAGAACGTCCAACGGCGTGTTGAATGTGAAAGTCTCAACATGCGCCTTGTGGCGGACGGCAATCTGCACCTCGTCCACGCAGAAACGCGGGTTGACATGCTGGGAGTCGCTGATGACATTCACACCTTTGGCGAGCAGGTCGCTGATGATGGCATGCGCCTGACGGACGAGAATCCTGTTCAACTGTGGATTCATGGTTTCATGCCATGCCTGACGGCCTCCCGCCATCATTTCACGCAAACCGTCCAAGCTGACGATTACCGTATTCGAATCGACATGCTTCCGCGCCCAAGTGCTCTTTCCCGAGCCGGGCAATCCTCTAAGAATAGTCAAAGTGGTCATTGTATTCTTTTCTTTCGTTCTGTCTGGCTGAGTTATTTAACCTGAACGTCGTACAGTTTTTCCAGTATTTCCTCGGTGGATTCTTCCCCACGGCATTCCGTCCGGTCTGACATGTAGATGCTATCCATAATCTCGTAGAGGGAGACTATGGATTCGTCTGTCAGATTGGAGAGACAGCCTTCGATGTACGCTTTTTTCATGGCGATTCGCGTCTTTCCGTCGGACACCTTCTGCTGGTCGAGCCATTCGTCGGCATCCTTTTTCGTCTTGCGTTTAATCGCCATACGTAAAGCGTCTGCGTATTGCTTCTGATAGCTGTTCATTTTTCTCCTTTAATCCAAGACGTGTTTGTGTGAACAGTTCCAGTATAGCTGATGTTTGGGCAAAAAGCAAAACGTAACGCACACAAAAAAACGCCCGCCAATCCATGCGACGAAAAAACGGGCGTCTCGAAAACACTCAGGCTCATCCCTCCCGGAACATGCGGACCAGTTCAACCTCGGATACCGGACTCATGCCCCAAGCATCCAATCCCACGTTGATTTCGTTACGATTCTCAAACTCGTGCGGCATGCCCGCATGGGTATGACCGTGCAACAACCGCATATCCTCCCCCACTTGCGGAATGGCATACTGTCTAAGCTCCGGCTTTGCCCAATTAGCCGCCACCCCATCCAAAGCGGGAAGGTCGAAGTCCCCACGCCATTGGAAGTGGCAGAGAAACACGGGCATGACGGTTTCGCCGTCCGTGATGTCCGTCATGCCGATACGCCCGATTTCACCGAACGCTTCGGTCAGCTCCTTGAAGCCCTTGCTCTTCCCGTACAGCACGTCGTCATGGTTGCCGAGAATCAGGTGCCGGTTATTGCGAGGACAGCGCAAGCTTTTGACATGCATGATGGCCTGTTGAAGACTCCACGCGCCTCCGCTGCATAGGTCCCCGAGAATGTAGAGTTCATCATTCGGCCCTACGATTTCGTTGATGTGGTCGGTCACGTCAATGTCATGCTGGTACCAGTTGACGCAGTCCTTGACCTGCATGTGCGCTTCGTTGGCCTGTTGCTTGATGGTGTTGTCCGACGTGAACCCGGGCTTCGCATATCCCCGCAATGCGGCCACAAACGGGTGGGCGAAGTGAGTGTCAGAAGTAAAGTATTTGGTCATCGTCTTTTCCTTGAAAAAGTTAAGGGGATAGGATTGGCTCCTATCCCCTAGAATTACGAACTACTTGATGGGAACAGGAACGGCCAACAGCTCATTATTGGCGTTCTGCACGAGGATTTCCGGCGAGTGGAACCGCTTGTCCCAGTGGTCGAACTGTTCCTCCGTAAGACTGGTGTCCTCTCCGCTTTCAGGGTCGAACCCTGAGATGAAGAACGTGCCCGCCATCATTTCCACGATTTGCGAATCAGCCCCGTCTTCGAGGTCGTAGGCGCGGATTGCGCGGTTGAGCGTCCACCTGCCGAGTTTGCCTTCCTCATTGCAGTAGATGGTCGCCCCGTTTTTGAGTCCGAATGGTTCGATGTAGCCGTCTACCTCATGCTGTTTCGCTTCGAGTGTGTTGGGGATGGTTTTGCGAATGGGTTTCTCGTCCTGCTTGATGACGAGGATGTCGATGGTTTCCTGCTTGTCGCTCATTTTCGCTCCTAGCTTGTTTGTGTGAACAATTCCACTATATCACGTCGTGAGAAGGAAGCAAAATCCCGCAAAACCTTGACTTCTCCCCCGACTAAAGTCGAAGGTTTTTACGGCGCAAACCAGATAAAACGGTATCGTATGGCTGCGGTCAGCAACACCAAGACCGGTGTTGCTGCCGGAATGAATAGTAGTAGTCGTTCGGCTTTCTCGCCCAATGGTCGTCTCCTTGGAAAAGATAGGTTTCATGTGGATACGGCCAATCTAACACTATTAGTTGGAAGCCCACACTCCCCCAATCACCCGAAGAAGGGTTTTTAGAGGTTTTGGAATACAGTTGCGATGCATTCCGTCAGCCAAAAAGCGGAAATAATAGACAATACAGCCAACAGTCGAAGCGGGGAAACCTCCTCAATCAGCCCAACAATGCCGACAATCACTACTGGGATAAGAAGATTCCACTTCGAGAGCTTCAACACCTTCGGCAAAGCCAAAAGCAATCGGGCGAGGAAACTATGCTTCAACATTCCGACTGTCCTGTTCTCTGCGCCAATCCTGTAGAGTATTTTCCACTATAGGGTGATACAACGCATACTCTTCCAGTATGTCCCAATTGTCCACAATCCACTTGTCACGGCTTTTTTCGTCAGGAAATCCAACCTCGTACACGTCATGGAGATAATATGTTTCACCAGCGGAATCTGCCTCGTCTGCCAGATTCTTCGCAGAATCGACCAGTTGACAATATATCTTACAGTACTTAGGCAACAATAGACGTGACACCATGTCCGGGGAAGATTCCAGAGGATAAGCCCCTGTAACACTAAAGACCACCAGAAGGAAATCGGAAACGACAATGAAGCCGACAACAGGGATAGCCATAATCCCAAAGAACGCGCCACTTCGGTTAGGCAGACTCAAAGCCCACCCTGTGAATTTCAAGCCAAGAAACTGGATGGTGCAAATCATGCAAGCGACATCGGCCGAGATACAGTAAATCGCCGCCAAAGTCACACGGATTAGTTCGCCTGTTGATAGGCTCCACTTGTTCAGAATACCGAACACGCGACCTGTGGAAGCTACACCAATAATAACCGCCAATATGCCGACTGTCCACAGTAGGACAGTCAGTGTGGTATGGCCTATGCTCTCCCAAGGTTGGGCGTTGAACCATTGGACAAACCGGACGAGCAATCTTCTAACCTGTTGAGAAAGGTCGGTGAAAAAGATTACATAAGCTACGACACCTATCATCGGAATGACACATGCGGTGATGATAGCGGCCAACTGCGGCGGATTATGCCTTACTTGCTGTTTTGCACCCATTCTTCCAGTTCTTTCCTGAACGTTGGATGATATTCCGCATACTCTCTTAATGCGGGTAGATTGTTCTGAATCCAAAGGTTGCGTAGGCTTTCCTTGGACGCGATACGCAACATGTATTCGTCGTTCGAGCCTCCGCCGAAAGGTTTTTTCGGTAGGCAATAATGGTCTTCCTCGAACAAAGCCAATGAATTCTCAAGCTGTTGCCGTAATTTTACTTGACGGGGTGCGATTAGACGGCAACACCAGCTCTTCGGATAGGGCGACCAACTTTCGGACATTGCTCCCACGAACAGCATTTCAACAAGGAGCGTACTCAGGAAAAGTTCTGTATCGAATCCGTAGCCAATATTGTCGGAAACCAGTTCGATAACGATAATCACGTTGACGCCTAAACCAATCGTAATGGTTAATGCCGCACGAATCGTTTCCACAATTGAAAGACGCCAAGTCTTCAACATGCCGACGGCACCGCCTACCAATACGAAGGCTATGCCGACAATGATGGCGAGGAACAAGCATTCTACTATTTGACCGATTTCCGACCATGGGAGACGGAGGAACCATTCGGCAAAACCGTAGAGCGCTTTTAGTAACAGTATTTTCAGAGAGTGAATGCGCTCTCGAATGTGTAGGCTTTTCCAATCAATCCGGTATAGGGCATAACCCAATCCAATAAGCAAGGGTATGGCCGCAGAGACTATGAGAACCAACCACTGCGGCGGGTCGAATCGTTTTATTCTATCTGCCATTCGTTTCCTTGTTCAGCTTATCTTCGTGATACCGACAAGATGATTGCCATTCCCATTGCAAGTCTGCATCCAATCGCCGGAGCCGGGAGCATACTGGGCACCCTGAACGCTCTGTCCGTTAACCCGATAGGTGGAGCCGTTCATGGTGAACGTCTGACCCGCTTGCAGATTGTTAATCCATGCGCCACCCGTATTGTTGTGTTGCGCATACACGTGTCCGTTGCCATAGTTCAAGTCCACGATGCCGCCGCCGTCAACCGCGCCTTGGCAGTGGTCTGCGGCAGAAGTCAAATCGCAGGACATGGAACTGTAGTAGCCGTGCGGAGTGGACTGGGTTGGAGTGTAGGAACCATAGTTGGAACGGGTAGGCGTATAGTTTCCGCTTGTGATGTTGGACGGCTGAGAATAGGACGCGGACGCCACGCTCTGCTGACGTTCCTGTCCGATACGGAACTGACGTGCGTTCATATCGTCGGACACCTTGTTAATCAGCTTGTCCAATTCGGACACGTCCACGCTCATGGTTTTCACGTCCGTGGATTCCATCAAATCCTTGGCCTTCTCCAACAGGTCAGACAGTTTATCGCGATTGTTTTCATCATCCACGTTGCCGTTGGATGATTCCAAAATTCTCTTACCCTTATCAACCATATCGGCAAGCTTCTTCCTCATATCATTAAGCTTGTGGGAGGCGATGGCGGTGTCCACGGATTTGGCCGTCCGGTCGATGGAACGGATAAGAGAGTGAATGCGATTATTGGATTTGACCGTCTTGTCGGTCAGTGATGAAACGGTGAAGACAGTAGCCTTCTCTTTTTGCGACATGTGGATTTTAGTCGCTTCCGTTAATTGGGATTGCAATGCCTCACGGGCAATACGGGTAGCGTCATCATCGTCACGAGTGACAATGGTCTTGTTTTGAACGTTTTCCGTATCCTGTTTCAAACGTGCAGTCAGAGTGACTGTATGGTTCAATGCCGTCTCATATTCTTTCCGATTCTGCATGAACTCGTTGGCGGTAGCCGTGTTGGCGGGAATAAGAACCATTGCGATAGCCAGTGAGATGAACATGATGGTTCTCATGGTCTTGGTGTTGGTTTTCATTTTTTGCTTTCTTTTTCTTTTTGATTTGGTTTCTTTTTGTGGAATATGTTTTTAAGGCTTTAACCTAGGAAGGCCATTTCGTCGGCTAGTTCGTCTTCGCCTTTTTCTCTGAGTAGATTCGCCACACCGTATCGTTGATTCCAACAGCGCACTATGGTGTCCGCTTTTATGTCGGATGCTCCCCAGATGGTTGGCAGGATGGAACATTCGTCCGGCTTGTGGCTGATGCCGTAGCATGTTCCGTTTACGGTATTGTTGTAGACGAGTCGAACCGGCTTACCGCAGAATGGACATGAGGCTAGGTGGTAGCTCAATTACGACACTTCCCTAAAAGCTCTTTGATTGGGGTGACTTCTTTTACTTCGAGAATCCAAGCCGAGGTTATATGGTCGTTAGTCCAGTTTGGGGAAAGTCCCTATCCGTTATGGTTTGAACCATCTTGCGGCGTTCTTCGTCCTTGTTGGGGGTCTGTGTATACGCCACATATTTTGACGCTGACACTATGGGGCTTTCGAGGACTCCCACGTCTACGTGCAGTTTCATTATGGATTGCTCCTTTAGGTTTCTTTCGTGTGGACACTTCTAGTATAACACGTCTTTGGTTTAGTTTTACCACACCTAGTTCCACTCTGCCGTTGCATGTCGATTAGTCGAAATACTTCCTCCTCATCCAAATCGACCCAACGCCCGTCGAACGGACTCTGATAGAACTCGTTCTGCGGCAGTGGACGAATCTCACCATCTTTCAAACGGATTCCTCCCTCTGTTTTCGACATTCGCGGAAGACGCGCAGAAGAATCCGCATAGCCGCCTGTTCCGGAGTCAAACCCTTCAAGTCCAATACCGGAATACTGGTGGAACCAACATTCACGTGCAGTCCATCGAGAATGCCGTAACAGTAGTCATCATAGGTTCTTAATTCGGCGTGGACTCCACGGTACGGCATGGAAATGTTTTCCACGTCCCCGTTGCAATCCCAGTGGGACCCGCCATGCCGTTCCACCAAATCCAACAATGCGTCTTTGACCTGCGAGCCGAACGTGGAAGCCGAATATGTGATTTTAGGCGTCACATAGTTCATGCACCCGCAGTTTGGACAAGGATACGACTGCTGTTGCCCGATTGTTCCACCGTACAGCCGGGTGATAGGAGTGGAACAGTATCCGCAATCCAGCCTGCCGTTGATAACCATATTGCTACTAACTCCTCTATTCGGTTCCATATTTTTTTGGCGGCTTCACTCGGCGGCATTCCCGCATATTCGAATACAGGAAGCTCCTCATGGTTGACGTTCACATGCAATCCGTCAACCCTGTCATAGGAAGGTTCATCGTAAAAGTAGATTCTGACATTCGTTGCGTCAAATCGAATACTCATGCCATCACCCAGCACCAGTGGGTTCCAATCCACGTATCCACGAATGAACGCTTCAACACACATTCCCTCATATAGTTCGACACCATATTTTTCTGCCATTGCGACTACCGTCTTTCCTTCCGAAATACGTCTTTTAGATTGAATACAATCCGTAGCTGATATTGATAGTGAATCAGAGCGTTGACGCGGGGAATCTCCAACAGCTTGTATTTGACGTCCTCCCGGTGTTTCAACACTGGGAGGACGTCAAATTCCGTATAGTCTTTGTACGGATTCGCCAATCTTATCGTAGATAAGAGCATTGACGCTTGGGATATTCACCAGTTTGTAACTGAAATCGTCCGGCATGGAAAGCGCGATAAAGCCCATGATGATTTCGAGAACATTATCTTCCCCCGCATAGTAGAGTCCATTCTTATCGAGCCACAGTTCGTCATCCTGAATCAGCCCGAGTTCAACAAATAGACGGTAGACCTCCCGACTCATACTGGGTTCGTCATAGCTAGCCCAGACGAGACGCCGTCGGTCAAGATTCTCGCGTCCAAGACCCGTGTAATCACGTTTGGCGCTGTTGAATTGGACGCCATACTTCCGATAACTAGCCTTGTAGGCTTCCGTGATTCTTTCAGCCGAATAGTTGCTTTCGAAAAAAGTAATCCTTGTTGGCGTAGTAGCCGTCACACTCCCAGTCGCCTAAAGTCAGTTTGAAAATCATCGTGGTGCCCTTTCCTTTTACTTGAACCATGAGAACGTGGTCTTGCTGTAAGCCTTGTTGTAGGCAGACTTCTTAGGATTCGTTACGGTTCCCCTGCCTTTATTGCCATATCCGGGGGTTGTAGCTTTCTTGACCGCGCGGGTGGCGCGGCTTTTCGTCCTCGCGGAAACGGAACGCTTCGATGATGGTTTTCTTGCTCCGAACTTCATTTTTGCCTTCTAGGGGGTTGATGTTGTTAACGAAAATCGTAGTGGCGTATTCATGAGGAATCCTGTTTTAGAATTCTTTCACGGCATTCTCTTCGGACAATTCCTCCCATAATCGCAATTCGATTTTCAGCATGGGAATACGTTCCGCGTAAGCTTTCAAATCTTCCAGATTATGTTCGACCCACTCGTCTCCCCTACCGGCTGGAAGATACGGCATGTAGGGATTATCGAACAGTCCTTGCCGTTCCCTGTAGAGAGGATAATCGGCTTTCGGATTCGCGGCCAAATACTCTTTCACACATTCGTCTTGGCTTGTCTTCAATTGGCTTACGGCGTGACGCCAATCCGCGTCCATGAACATCCACATCAGTTTGACATCCGTGCGGGAGCAATCCCTGTTGTCGTAGATGAAATAGTTTCCGACACGGCAGACGATTACGAAGACCGTAAGGAAACATAGGTAGACTGCGATAATGTCGGCAATGGAACCGTTTCGTGCTTCCCAAGTTTTCCGTGCGAGACCAAGTATGGTGATTATCAGGCAAACCGACATCCACACGCTGATGCGTCGGGTTTCCTTTCCGGTCAGACGCCAATGTCGGAGAGCATTATATGCCGCCATCGCAGAAAACGAAGCATATAGGACTGCACTGTAAACCAGTAGGGAGAATAGTATTCTGACGCCTTCCATCATGATGGTCTGCCACGGTAAGGATGGAAGTGAGAGCAAAGCCTCAACGATGGTTTTCCTTACGACCGGAATGGAATACAATGCGGCCAGAAGCACGATTACCGGTGGGATGAACGCTAAGAATATGGCGCGATTCTGAGGTGGATTGTTTTTCTTCTCGACCATGATTGTCAGTCCTTCTTCTGCAATCTTTTTGCACGTCGTTCTTCGGGAGTGCCGAAACGCTTGTAGTAGCATTCCTTAGAGCAGATGTCGTAGGCTTTCATGCCGGAATAGTAGGGGTATTTTCGACCGCATTCGGCACATGTTCTGGTGGCCGTAGCCATCATGTTTTTGGCGAAGGCGATGCCCTCCGGAGTTCCGGTGGCGATATACCTGTCACCGCGCTTGACGTAGGTGATGCACCCGTAGTGGCGGAGCCGTTCCATGCTGGCTTTGGCTGTGGGTTGGGAAACGTAGTTCCAGCCGTATCCTTTGCGGGAGATTTCCTCAAGGATGTTGAACATGTCGTATTGGAGGTACTTGCGTTCGAGCTTGTATTGTCCGACGTGTGTTTCAACGAACTCGCTGATAGCGTCCATGTCGGGAATGAACCAGTCTCCGATGTTGGAGTAGTGTTCGATTCTTCCGTATCCTTTGCGGACTAGGGATTTGAGGATTTTCTTGGTTTGTTCCAAGAGGATTCGACTGTTGTCTTCCCGCTTGTCGCGGGATGAAATAAATTCCAAGAGACTGTATTCGTCTGCTGTGATGTTGTTCATGTTCGTCTCCTTTATGAAAGATTTTGTGTGAACAGTTCCAGTATAGTGCATGTTGGCTGAAATGCAAAAAACAAAAGCCCCAACCCTCCTATCAGGAAGGTCAGGGCTTCTAACCTCAAAGAGATATCAGTCGTCGTTGCGGCGGACAGAACGCTTCACCCCAATGAAACCGACACCCATCATTCACAGCCTTCGCCGCCACCAATCGTCTTATCGACACACGCACGAACGCTTTTACAGGGCGAGTATGGTGACGCGCGGATACGGTCTTGCCTTCAACACGGCGCGGTCGCCCGCGTTGAACCGTTCCATCATCTCCCCGTACCGGTCGGCCAGCGCACCCCTCACCGGCATGTCCACGTGCTCAAGGGAGACGCAGGTGGAGAACATGGCCGGCCCCCTGTTGTCCATCTCTACGTCGGAGGGAAGCTCCAGATTGGAGATGTCCAGCCTGCGAAGCCGCTCGCAGTACATGAACATGCGGTTGATGTCCTTGGCTCGCGGCAGCCGCAGTTCCGACAGGTCCAGTTCGGCAATCCGATGCGGCGAGGCGAACATCTCGCGGGCCACCTCCGCGCCGCTCACATCCAATCCGGGCACCTTCAGGCTAGTCACGTCGGGGCCAAGTCGGAACAGACGCTCGCAGTCCCTCGCGTTCGGAGCCTTCAAGTTGACGATTTCGACGTCCCCGTCCCCCGCATTGTTGAACATCCATGCCAGACTGACGGTCTTCGACATGTCCAGATTCGTGAAGTCCACCCGACGCAAGGCCCACATATCCTCGAAGAAGACGCTCATGTCCTCCGGTGCCTTGGAACCCGGCACGAAGCGGATTTCCTCAATCCTGTTACGGTTGCCTATGTCCGCCCATTTCGGATTGTGGGCAAGCGTGCGGGGTTCGGGGCATCCGTCGCGCCAGTCGAAGGTAAGCGCGTAGGTAAGAGCGCCTCGACGGTAGTTCAGCTTCCAGCCGTTCCCTTGGGCTATGAGACTGTTGTCACGATAATGGTTGACGAACCCTCCGGGAAGAGTGCTCCCCTTTGTCTTCGTGTTCTCGAAGAACATGCTCCCCGCCCCGTAGGCTTGACCGAAATCCACTCGACGGACATTGCTATTACGGGAACGGAGACTCTGCACGCTCGCTCCGCTTACTGTCGCGTCGGACATCACCGTCTTGTTCAGGAATGCCTTGTCCATCGTCGCGCCGGTCAGATTCGCCTTCCGCAGGTCGATGCCTCCCATGTTGGCTCCGGTCAAATCGGCTCCGGCAAGGTTCACACCCTCCATGTTCGCGCATTCGAAGACGGCGTTCCGCAGTATCGCACCCGACATGTCAGCCCCATTGAACTGGAACCAGCTTACATTGGCACGGCTGAAATCAGCTTCGCGCAGGTCGGCGTTCTCCAGATAGACGGGACACTTCGGTTCCAGCTTCCCTAAAAACCTCATGCGCCGCATGTCGGCGTCGCGGAACACGGTGTTGGCGAGAGGAGTGCCCGCGTCTATCAGGGAACCCCTCAAATCCGTTCCGGTGCAATCCAAGTCACGAAGGCTCACACCGGAGAAGTCGATGTACCGCAGGTCAAGACCGCGCACATCATGGCCTTGCAGAACGTTCCCCAAGCGGTAAAGCTCGGTTTCCACGACGACGTTCGAGTTTGGCTCACTGACACGCATGTATCTCGTCAGTTTGATGTCGTCCGGCAGGCCGCGTCCATCGTCCCGAATGTCGGGTGCGTACAGGCGGATATTAAGCCCCAGCTTCGCCCCTTCGGGGATGTATCCAAGAATCGTGCGGACTTTCTTTCCGTCGTTCGCAAAAAGCTCCACCAGACGTTGTGCCGTCCGTCGCACGTTTTCCACGATGCCGGGGGTTTCCGCCCATTCGACCAGCGAAGGCAGTGTTTGGTCGGTGATTTCCCTGTCGGAGAGGTCTCTGTATTCCCTCACGGAGACTTCCATCGTCTCCGTTCCGTCTGTGATTCTCATGTTCTCTCCTTTTAGCGTTTCTCTAGCACGTCCGGTAAGCCGTCCGAGCAGGATGGGTTTGCCGACTGATTGATTTTGTGTAGACAATCCCAGTATAAATGTTTTTGGAAGAATCGTCAAAAACTATAACGACAAGCAGACTACAGATACAGAAACCCCGGCCAACTAATCAAAAGAAAGGAAGGCCGGGGTCTCTAAGGTCAAAAGCCCATCAGGCGTCATTCCGACTGATGGAACGCTCCACTCCAACGAAGCCAACACCCATCATCAGAGCGACGATGGACACTGCGGCGATACCCGCCACATCCACGCCGGTAGTGGCAAGATTATCCTCACCAGTGGCCGTGACGGTCTTATTGTCGGCGTCCACCTTATATGTGGTGGTCTTATAAGCCTTCTTATCGGCGGTCTCGGCCTTGGACTCGTTCTTCTTAGTGGAGACGGTAGTGGCTGTCAGTGAAGAGCTGTCATCCTTGGTGGTGTCGGTCTTGCTGGTGTCTCCCTTGGAGGTTCCGGTGGAGTTCGAGTCGTTCGGCTTGCCCGAATCGTCCGGAGTAGACGGGGTATCAGGAGTGGACGGCTTGGAGGAATCGTCATCGACTGAGAAACCGGGGTCGATATCATCACCTTCGCCCGGCTTGGTGGCGATGCCGTCGAGAGCGTTCTTCGCATCCGTCAGAGCGGCTTCGGTCTGCTTCTTGTCGGCCTTGGCCTGTTCGAGCTTCGCGTTCGCGTCGTCCAGCGTCTTGTCGGCGTCGGCCTTAGCGGCCTTGGCCTTGTCCAAGTTGGCTTGGGCGGTCTTCTGCTTGTCCTGCACCTCGGACAATGCTTTCTCCGCTTCCGTCAGCTTCTTCTGGGCTTCGGCCAGTTTCGCGTTCGCGTCGGTGTATCCGTCCAGCTTGGCTTGGGCTTCCTTGACCTGCTTCTTGGCTTCGCCCACTGCGGCCTGAGCCTTGTCCACGTTCGACTGGGCGGTCTTCACCTGCTGGTTCGCGGAATCGAATTCGCTCTGGGCCTTCTTGGTCGTGGACTGCTTCTGCTCGTACACGGTCTGCTTCGCGTCGGCCTCGTCCTTCGCCTGAGCGTAGGTGCTGTCGGCGGTCTGACCGGCCTTGACTGCGGCATTGTATGCGTCGAGGGCCTTCTGGTAGGCTTCGTTCTTAGCCTTGGCGGTCTTGGCCGCTTCGTCGGCGGTCTGCTGTGCGGACTGCGCGCGTTCCTGTAGTTCGGCAAACTCCTGCTGGGCCTGTTGCGCGGCCTTCTTCGCCTCGTTCGCCTTGTCAAGAGCCTTCTGGTACACGTCGGAAGCCGAATCCAATGCGTTCTTGTAGGAGAGAATCTGCTGACGGTACTCGTCCACGGAAACGCCGCTAGAGTACAGGTATTTCTGGCTGAAGTTCTGCGCGGCGGTCAGCGAACCTGTGATTGCGAAGCCGGTGGTGTCGCAATCCGGGTCGATGATGTTCAGATAGTGTCCGGTCTGCTCGTAGATGTCCGGATACTTCATGTAGATTTCCACGGCGGTCATGTTGCGCAGTTCCGGATTCTTCTCCGCATACCGGTCGAACACGGCCTTCTCTTCCGTATACCAGCCATCGTAGGGGTTATCGTAACCCCAAGCGAGGTTCTGGGCGGTTCCGGTGAACACGTGTCCCATATTCGGGGAATACGTATTGTAGTCTGCGGCGAGCTGTGCGGTGGCGGTGTCCGCATCGTTGACAGTCCACTCCGGCAGTCCGAGGCTACGACGAATCTCATTGCCCTTGTCAATCAGGTCGAGCGCCTTGAGCATGTTCTGCAAGCTGGTTGCGGAATTCTCGTCGCCAATCTTCACCCAGTCCTCGTTCTGATACTTGACGAGCTGGTCGAGGGCATACTGGGTGTCCTCATTTGTATAACTGGAGGCAAGCTTCCACTGGTAGAAGCCAATGGAGCCGGACGCGAGCTGTTTGTCCGCGTTGTCGGCGGCGGTTTTCTTCGAATCCGCGTCGGCCTGAGCCGTGTTGGCGGCGGTGGCCTTCTCGTCAGCATCCTTCCGCTTCGCGTCGATGCCGTTCTTCGCGTCCGAAGCGTTCTTGTCGGCGGTGGTCTGCGCGGTGTCGGCGTCGTTCTTCGCAGCCAAAGCGGCTTCCAGTTCGGCCTTGAGCTGGCTGATGGTCTTCTGGGATTCGTCAGACTTGGCCTTGGCGTCCGAAGCGTTCTTGTCGGCCTTGTCCTTGTCGGATTTGGCGGCGGCTTCGTCCTTCTGAGCGGCGGTCAGACTATCGGCCTTCTTCTGGGCTTCCTGCTGGGCCTTCTTAACCTGCTGGTTGGCGGATTCCAACTGCTTGGTGGTCTGGTCGAGCTGGCTGTTCGCGTCGGAGAGCGCCTGCTGGGCTTTCTTCTGGTTTTCCGGATTGGTGGCCTCGCTGGCGTTCTGCCGTGCCTGATTCAGATTGTCCTGAGCCTGATTGACGGTGGTCTGCGCGTTCTGAACCTGCTGATTGGCGGCGTCCAGAGTGGTCTGGGCGTTGTCCACCTGAGTCTGGGTCTGGTTGACGGTGGTCTGCGCGTTGTCAACGTTGGTCTGTGCCTGATTCAGGTTTGCCTGAGCCTGATTGTCGTTGGCTTGGGCTTCGTCCACCTTGGCCTGTCCGTCGGCCACGGGGTCTGACTGTGCGGGGGGCGTGGTGGTCGTAGTGGTATTGTCCGGCGTAGTGGCGGTCTGGGAGGTTGCCTGTGTAACCTGTGTCACGGTGTCCTGAGTCTGGGATACCGCGTTCTGCGCCTGTTCGATAGCGCCGTTCACGTCCGGCTGGATATTGTTGGCGTCATCCGCGAACGCGGTGGCCGGTGCGGCGAGTGTCGCAACAGCCACGGTAGTGGCGATGAGCGTCTTCTTGACGTTTGCCAAGATTATCTCCTTTGTTTGGTTTCTTTTCCACGTGTGGGGTGGACTTTATATTATTTTATATTACCCCCCCTTATTGAGGGTTCATCCAACTCGCAAGGAAAACCCAAACGAGAGGAAAAGCGCCGTGGCATTCTCCCCCGCCTGTGGAGGCGGGAGCTTCCTGCTCAAGAACCCCAGTGGATTCAGTATCAACAGGCTATCCCCACATGCCCTGTGGTTCGCACGTTGTTTTACGAGTCGTGCTACTCGACAAGCCTTTTGGCTTCGTCCCGGATGTTCAGGGCGGCGTTCACGTCCCGGTCGTGCAGGACACCGCACTGCGGGCACGTCCATTCCCTGACGTCCAAGTCCTTGGTCTGCGGGTTCCGGTAGCCGCAGTCGTGGCATAGTTGGCTGGATGGATACCGTTTGCCCACATGAACCAACTGTTTGCCTTGACGGGCGAGCTTGTATTCCAACATGGTGCAGAACATGCCGTACCCGTTGTCCGACGTGCTTTTAGCCAAACCTTTTCTGGCTTTGCGACCATTGGGGAGATAATGTCCCGGATGTTCGGGGTCTGGTTTCGGCTTGGGTTTCTTCATCATGCTTTTCATGCTTAGAGTCTCCACGCCGACCATATCGTATGATGCGACAATCCTGTTGGCTTTCTTATGCTGGTAGTCGCGTCTCTGATTGGAGGTCTTCTCATACAGTCGGCCGACCCGCTTGCACTGTTTACGCCAGTTGGCGGAACCTTTGACCATATGGGAGAGCTTGCGTTGCTCTCTGGCGAGCTTGTCCTGCATTTTCCGATAGTATCCCGGATATTCGGCGTGCTCCCCGTCACTGGAAACATACAGGCCGTGAGACGCGTAGTCCAATCCGACAGTCTTCACCGGCTTCACTTTTTCGGGTATTTGGGTCTCGTACTCGAAAAGGATTGTCGCGGTGTATCTTCCGGAAGGGCAATGCTCCACGGTGACGGATTTCAGTTTCCAATCGTCGGGGATGTGCTTGTGTTGGCGTACCGCCAACCATCCGAGCTTGGGTAGTTTCAATCTCCTTGCCTTGTCGTCCAATCTGATGTTGCCGTGGGACAGATTCGTCGTGTATGTCTTCCTGCCCCGACGTTTCGACTTGTATTTCGGAAAACCTGTTTTCCTGTCCTCGAAGAACCTCTTGTACGCCTTCTCCAATGCGAGTTGCGCGTTGCAAAGAGCGAAGCCATCCACCTCGCGTAGGAACGGATACGTGTCCTTGTACAGGGCGGGCGTGGGATAGCATGACTCCCAAGTGGTCTGGTAGTGGGCGATGCGGGTTTCGAGCATGAGATTGTATACGAACCTGACGCAACCGATGGTACGGTTTACCTGCCGTGCCTGTTCTTCGGTCGGATAGGCACGGAATCTGACCGCCGTATGGGCTTTCATACTTATGCCAGTCCTTTCTCGCTTTGGCTTTCAGAAGATATCCTCAACCAAAGAAGTCAACGACTCGCTCGTCTGATTCAACTCCCAGAAGCCACGCTCGAACTTCTCAGCCAATTCCATGACCTGTTCGACCTTCTCGAAAAGAATGTCAGAGGATTCGCGCACTTCATTGACTGAGGTTATAAGCATCCCATCCCTATACATGGGGATTCGTGCGGCTTCCGTAGGGATTCCAGCCGCGCTCCCATTGTCGGACGCGTATTGCAGGGCGAGGTCGTAGGTGAGAGTGAAGGTCGCTTCCTTGACACATCCTTCCTCGCCCCTCATGTTGACGAACATCAGCCAAGAGCGGGAGAAGGAGCGTTCGGGGTTGATGATATCACCCTTGACCCATTCGTACTTGCCGTCCTTGCTGTTGTCAGTGAATTCGGGAAGGATTTTTGCCATGGCGTTTTTGAATTCTTCGATGGTGGTCTGCTTGTCCATTTTTTGCTCCTTTTGGTCTTCTGTTTTGTGTGAACGATTTCAGTATAACATAAAACCTTGGAGCAAATCAACCCAAAGAAGCCAACTCCACCTCAATCCCAGCCAACTCATCCAACAATCGCTTACGACGAGCCACCAGCAGACTCTTCCTACGAGCACCCGAGAACACAGGATGCCCCGAAACAACATCATGAGCGTTCACCATATTCTTCCCCGTCGGACTGCCATCACGATTATTGCCCAACATGGTCAAATCAGCCGTATTCAACGAACCATCCCGGAAACGGAACCCGTTCTCGAACATGACTCGCTCCAAATGGGCGATATTCAACGCTCCAAACTGGGGAACCGTGACCCCACTGGAATATTGGAGACGGCGGGACTCTCGCAGTCGGACCAGATAATGCAGGAATTGAGCCAAGGATATTTTAGACAGTTTCGCCAATGAGCCGACACCAATCAAATACAGGCGGATACGGAAATCGGGGTCATCCACCCCCTCACGATATAAAGCGGAATCCTCCACCGGGCGGAAATTCAAACCGTTTTTTCTCAAACGGTTCCCAACGACTCGCATATAATCCGAGCCAAAAAGTCCAGTGAACTGTTCGGCGGTCATCGCGGTGATATCCCCGACCGTGCCAAGTCTCATTTTCAGCTTGCGCAACCGGAATTGGTCGGAGATTTGGCCGCGAGTGTTGACGAACAGTTTTTCTATCGGGTCTACCGGAGTCACTGTGGACATTCTATAATCCCCTTTTCTTAACAGCCTTCGCCGTGGATGGCGTTGCGGTAGGCTCCCCCATAACCGTCTTCCTCCTCATCCTCGACGGCGGTCGGAACGTAATCCTCGACGTAATCGACGGAACCCAAGGGGATGCTCACGCGGTTGGTGGCGGAAAGGAACGCCTGTATCCGTTCAGGGTTCGCCACCCTGTATTCGGTGCGGCGAATCGGCGGACGGTAGGTCATTGGGTAGAACACGTTTTCCAATAGTTCACCGCTGATGGCGTGGAGTGCGATGCTGGTTTCGTGGTCGAGCACGTTGGCTGTGATGACGGGTTTCGTCAGGTCTATGTTGTCTTCCGTTATGAGCGTATGGCCGCTGTTGAGGTGGATTATCTTCCACATTTTTACGTTCCTTCTTTTTACTTCAGCTTGATTGTGTGAACGATTCCAGTATACCTTATAAAAAGACAACAGGAAAGAGTCGTGTCGCAAGGTCTGAATATTGAGATATACTGGACACGTCCGCAAATAAAAAAACCAAAGCGCTGTTCGAAAAAACGGAAACGACACGCCAGGGTTGCCAGAAAAACACTGTGTGTTATAGTGGAAATCACGGCATATAGTCTAAACAAGTCCGGTGACAGACCGGAATTGACCGTAGAGCGGCGATAGGACGCAAGTCCCAATCGCCGCTTTTTTCATGCAGTGCGGAAAGAGAACAACAGACCTTGACCGCAAAAACCAATATCCGCTATCGCGTGGGAGCCGACGTAGGACTCAACAGTCTAGGATTCTCGGCAATCCAACTCGACGCCAACGGCAACCCGACAGCATTGCTCAAAACCCTCAGCTACATTCACGATGGCGGAGTAGACCCGACCCAAAACAAGTCCGGCACCACCCGCAAAGCCATGGCCGGAATCGCCCGACGAACCCGCAACATGCGCAAACGCCGCCGCCATCGTCTCAACCAACTCGACCGTCAGCTCTACCAACTGGGTTATCCGGTAGACGACGTGCCGGAAAGCGAGCATGGACTCTACGAATACTGGAACGTCCGCTCCGCATTGGCAACCGCCTACGTCCCCGACAAGGACAAGCGTGACCGGATGATGGTCATGGCTATCCGACATATCGCACGCCATCGCGGTTGGCGCAACTCCTATAGTCGTGTCGAAACCCTGTTCGAGGATGTGGAGCCGTCCGACCAGTACAAGGATTTGAAACAGCGTGTGGAGACCCGTCTTGGAATGAAACTGGACGATGATATGACTCCGGCGCAACTCGTCGCATTGACGCTTTCCGACCGTGATGAGAATTTCATGAGGGTTCGTACCAGCACAAAATACGGTGAGGGTGTTCTGCCAAGCCGTCTCATGCAGTCCGACAATGCGCGTGAACTCCGACGTATCTTCACCGTCCAGCAGGTTCCCGAGGATGTTTGGAAACCCATCCTGCGTACCGTGTTCCACTGCGCATCCCCCAAAGGTTCCGCAGAGAAGCATGTCGGAACAGACCCGCTCGACTCGACCCAGAAGAGAGCATTGAAAGCCAGTATCGCCTTCCAGAAGTATCGTATCCTCAACGTCATCACCAACCTGCGTATCCGCCGTAAAGGCGAGGAACCACGTCCGTTGACCGTCAGCGAGAAACAGGATGTGTACGAACTGCTTACCACCGCCAAGGAAGACGTGGAATGGTTGGACGTGTGCGCCGTGCTTGACATCGAACGCAACGAACTCAAAGGCGTTGGTACCCTCACCCATGACGGGGAGGAAAGAATCGGCAACAAGCCGCCGGTATTGGACACCGTAATCCGACTCCACGGCATCAAGAACACCAAACTCCGCAAGATGATGGACGCATGGTGGGATGTCGCCACCGAGGGCGAACGGGCCGCGATGATTCGACTCCTCTCCAACACTATTGACTTGGACAAGGTGCGCGACCTCATCGAATACGCCTCCCCCATCGAATTCATCGACGGATTGGACGAAGACCTGCTCACCCCGTTGGACTCCATCAGTCTTCCCGTGGGACGTGCCGCCTACTCCGAAAAGACCCTCACACGACTGTCCAAACGCATGTTGGAAACGGAAGACGATTTGCATTATGCCATCCGCCACGAGTTCAACGTGCCAGCCGACTGGAAGCCCCCGGTTCCACCTGTTCAGGAACCGACCGGCAATCCTGCCGTGGACCGAGTGTTGAAAGCGTTCAACCGTTTTCTCAGCCAATGCGAACAACAGTATGGCATTCCGGAAAGCGTGTCCATCGAAACAACGAAGGAATCGTTCTCGTCCATCGCGTTCGGACGCACGCTCGACTATGAGCGCCGTCAACGTCGTGACAAGGACAATCAGATGAGAGCAGCAATCCGTGAGGATATGAAGAAACAACTGTCCAACGGTGGAAGCTTCAAAGTCCACGATTACGATATCCGCCGTTGGGAAATCGTCCAATCGCAGAACAACACATGCCTATACTGTGGTGCGACCAGTCCACGATTCAGTTTCGACAAGTCCGAACTCGACCATATCGTACCCCGTCGTGGCGTCGGTTCGGACAGCAAACGCACCAACATGGCTGCGGTCTGCCCCGAATGCAATGCCAGCAAGTCGAACGTTCCGTTCGCCGTTTGGGTGCGTTCCGACTATGCGCGGGAGCATGGCATCACCATGAATGATGTCATCGCACGAGTGAACCAGTTGATGTTCCCGCCGTCCATGAACCGCAAGCAGGTCGGTCAGGTGAAGAAAAGCATCATCAGCCGACTCAAGCAGACCGAACAGGACGAGCCGTTGGACAATCGTTCCATCGAATCCGTGGGTTGGATGGCCGACGAACTCCACCGCCGACTCGACGGACGATACGCCAACAAAACGGTGAAAGTGTCCACGTTCCCCGGCTCCATCACCTATGAGGCACGTCGAGCTTCCGGCATCGACGGGCAAATCCATTTCATCGGCGCACAGTGGAAGACCCGACTCGACCGCCGTCATCATGCGGTTGACGCTTCGGTCATCGCCATGATGAACCAGAGTGTCGCCCTCCGTCTTGCAGAACGCCATTACCTACGCGAATCGCAACGCCTGTGCGGAACCCCGTTCGGGCAAGCGGATTGGAAACAGTATCCAAACAAGAACACCCCCGGCTACGTCCGGTACCAGCAATGGATTGAACAGATGAAAAGTCTGCTCCACCTGTTAAACAAGGGCTTGGACGAGGATACCATTCCGGTCGTTCGGAGCCGCCGACTCCGCTTGGGCAACAGTACCGCGCATGATGCGACGGTGAAACCGTTGCAATACGTGCGACTGGGAGACGCGCTCTCCCCCACGCTCATCGACCATGCCATCACACCGCAGGTATGGAAGGCGTTGACCCGACTGCCGGACTATAATCCTCAGACCGGTCTGCCCGCCAATCCGAACCGTGTCATCACAGCCTTGGGCGAGGTATGCCATGCGCAGGACGAAATCGGATTCCTACCCGGCAACAACGCGCAACTGTACGTCAACGGTGGTGCCGCCGACATTGGCGGAACCATCCACCACGCCCGCATCTACCGTTGCGAACAGGTGTTGAAGAACGGAAAACGCAAGACGTTCTATGGCATGGTGCGCGTGTTCCAATGCGATTTGATGAAACGCAGGAAGAATACCGACCTGTTCCGCACTCCGTTGCGTCCGGCTGACGTATCACTCCGTTATGCGGATGGCAAGGTCAGGGAGGCCATCGCACTTGGAAATGCGACCTGCATCGCACAACTTACCGTTAACGATGAAATCAGACTGACTCCGGAAGTCATGGAAGACACTTGCCCGGAATACTCGCGCATATTCCATACTGATTCGGGAGTGGAACGAAGGTTCACGGTCTTAGGTTTCCCCACCTCTACTAAAATCCGTCTGGCTCCTTCCGTCATTTCGGAAGAGGGGTTAGACAAGTTGAAGGAACAAGGAGTGGAAATACCGGTCAAGGTTGAAAAAATGTTCAAACTACACACTTATACTCCAGCAATCAGTAAAATCGGGCCGCTTTTGGAGTGCTGAACACACTGCTTTCAACCACCCCTCTAAATAGAAAGGGTCTACCGAAAACCATATAAGGTTATCGGTAGACCCTTTTTTAGGAGGTTTATTATGACAAAAGGATGGAGGATAGTGGACTGCACCGCCATGACTGGGATACTCCGTTATAAGCGTGGACAGCTTGTTATCGAACACCACGATTTGGAAACATGTATTCCTTTAGCGGATACAGCCGTACTGCTTTTAGGTGTTCAAACGACCGTGTCCACGGCACTATTGCAACAGTTGGCGTTCTTCGATGTGGAAGTACTCATATGCCAATGGAACGAAATTCCAATAGCCGCAATGCAATCATGGGCTAAAACCAACACTCGTTCCGCCGCACGCCAAAACGCGCAACAGACAATGAGTCTACCATCTAGAAAATCCGCTTGGGGAAGAATCATACATGCGAAGATATTAGGCCAGTCTCATACGCTGGACCTGCTTGGACTGGAAGGAGGGCAGTTTTTAAGAAGTCTAGCTTCGAAAGTTCGTTCCGGAGACCCAAACAATATCGAAGGACAGGCGGCACGTGAATATTGGCATCGCATGTTTCCCGATGAGAATTTCCGTCGTTTCCCCGGCTCCGGTGAAGGAAGAAATAGTCAATTAGACTACGCTTACACAATACTACGGGGTTTTCTTATCAAGTCGATTTGCTCAGCGGGACTCTCCCCAACAATTGGAATACACCATCATTCCGCTAATAATTATTTTTGTCTAGCCGACGATTTGGTAGAACCTTTCCGACCAGCCATAGACTATCAGATAAGTCAGCTGCCCAACGAGCCTTTAGACACGGAATTGAAACAACAGATAGTTCTAGCAGTCAACAGTCAGTTCTCTCCAAAAGGATTGACCATTCCCTCACTGGTTGACGAGTTCTGCGGGCAATACGCGCAATACTGCGAAGGCTGGTTGGACAAACTACCCGTTCCAGTCTTCGGGAAAAGGAAACAAAAATGAAAAGAGACAAGGATAAAGGCATGTGGACGCTAGTCATGTATGATTTACCCATCAAAACAAAAGAGGACGTGGGAGCCGCTAACAGATTCAATCATCTTTTAGCGGACTTAGGTTTCGTCCGAGTGCAATACTCCGTATACGCAAGATATACTCCAACACAATCGGGAGGAAGGTCGGCACTAACCTATATAAAAGCTGGACTGCCTCCCCACGGAAGCGTGAGAGTACTATGCGTGACAGACACGCAATGGGCGGATTCGTTGAGATTCATCGATAAAAAACAGCAAAATACACCGGAACAACCGGGTCTACTGACTCTTTTCGATGATGGCGAATAGTCGGAAAACGTTGATATGAAGGCTCTTATTCGGGACTAGAGTTTGAATAAGAGTTAATACGGCATATATCCAAACATTAGAGACTACTATGAAGTGGACTACAAGTTTGAATAAGAGTTAATACGGCATATATCCAAACAAACTACAAGCCTGTGCAATTGCCGCCGAGTTTGAATAAGAGTTAATACGGCATATATCCAAACAAGGGGTACGATTCCAACACATTCTCGAAGTTTGAATAAGAGTTAATACGGCATATATCCAAACAGTTCGAAAAACACCTCACCAAGCACGGAGTTTGAATAAGAGTTAATACGGCATATATCCAAACCATCATTGATGCTGTCAATGAGAGTGTGAGTTTGAATAAGAGTTAATACGGCATATATCCAAACAAGGGGTACGATTCCAACACATTCTCGAAGTTTGAATAAGAGTTAATACGGCATATATCCAAACGGTAGAACTCGTTCCCTTCTTCGGTGAGAGTTTGAATAAGAGTTAATACGGCATATATCCAAACTCAGAATCTTGCCAAGGCAACGAAGGATAGTTTGAATAAGAGTTAATACGGCATATATCCAAACAATCCCTTGTCAAGGCCACGAAGGAGTCAGTTTGAATAAGAGTTAATACGGCATATATCCAAACCCTGGTCGATTCGGACGAATATCCGGAGGAGTTTGAATAAGAGTTAATACGGCATATATCCAAACCGAATGGAATCAGAAGCGTTACGACCAGAGTTTGAATAAGAGTTAATACGGCATATATCCAAACCATGGCGGCGGAAGACGGACTCGGCTGTAGTTTGAATAAGAATTAATACGGCATATATCCAAACGTTGGAAGAGAGGTCTGACCAAAAAAAGTTTAAATAAGAGTTAATACGGCATATATCCAAACTTACCTCAGAGTTACCTCGCAGGGTTGTGAGTTTGAATAAGAGTTAATACGGCATATATCCAAACTCAGCATTCCGGCCAATCGGCATACGAGTCTGGATAAGAGTTAATACGACATATATCCAAAGAAAGTTCAATTTAAACAACAAAGAATAAGCCGGTGTTTCGCCACTCCCACCGGCGAGGAGCTGTTCACACAAAGACGCGGAGCAGGAGAAGGGTGGAGAGAAAAACACCCGTAGACTCCGCTTTTTGTTTGGCGTTGACATGGCTTGGTTGTTTCCCATCAGTGAGTTCATGTCGTGAACACTGGCATGTATGCGTGAGTCAAGAGGGTGCAAGGCATACGGCTTGCTGACAGTCCTTCATGGATTTCAGGATTGTCGTCCATCGCGCATGTGAGAGTCATGCCATGGATTGTCCCACGAGCTTTAGGGGATAAAAAGTGTGGGACTTTGTGCGGGAGACGAGATTCGAACTCGCAATACTTGCTTGGAAGGCAGGTGTGATGACCTTTTCACTACTCCCGCAGTAAGAGGAATAGAATTGTGATTGTTTACGGGAAAGCACTACATACACGAGATGTTTTTATTACGACCGTTCCAAACTTTTCGGAACGGAAGGCTCGCAACCGCAACCCATTCCCCAGCGGAGTCGGAGGGATTCGAACCCTCGAACCGTATGAAACGGTTAACACCTTAGCAGGGTGCCCCTATCGGCCACTCAGGCACGACTCCGAAGTTTCGACACGCCAAAAACAGCCGGTCGAAACTTAGCTCCCCATGATGGACTCGAACCACCTCTAAAGGTTCCAAAGACCCGTGTGCTGCCATTACACTAATGGGGAATGTGCAGACCGTTTTGACGGCCCGCGAATAATTATTTGGATTTTGAAATCAGCTTGTCAATGTCCGCGCCCAACTGCCTTAACTGGGCGAAAGAGTTGGCGACGTTGTTTTGCGCCGTTTCCTCTCTCTGCTGAGCGGCTTCCATCAGCTTCTTGCTGTTCGCATCCAATTCGGCGGCATGCTGTTCAGCTTTCTTGGTTCGGAGGTCGATTTCCTGTGACGCCTTGTCCAAACGGTTGACTGCGTCAGCTTCCGCCTTGCTGATAATCTGTTCGGCTTGTTTCTTGGCCGCGTCCAACTGGTTGGCAACCTTATCGTCGGTTTCCTTTTTCAGTTTGACGCATTCCTGTTCAAGCTTCTGCTTCTTATCGTGTGCGGCGGTCATCATCTGTTTGGTGGTTTCCGTCGCGGAGTCGAGCCGCTTCTGTGATTCATCCTTGGCCTGTTGGAGAATCTGTTCGGCTTGCGTGCGGGCCTGTTCCAGCTCCTCACGTTTCTTCGACTCGTAAGTGTTTTTCAACGTTTGGAATTCTTTGCCGAGGCTGGTGCCTAATTCCTGCATCGGGTTTTCCGACGCTTGACGGGCGTCCTGCAAGTCGGCGTTCAACCGTCCAATCTGCTGGCGGAGGGATTCAACTTCCTGCTCCCGTTTGCCGAGTTCGGATTGACGCTTGTCCAAGACCATGTTTTTTTCCGTCAACTGGCGTTGCAGATTCCAAATCTGAGTTTCCAACCCGTTCACGTACTGTTCAACGGAATCCTTGCGATAACCGTTGAATCCGGTGGGGAGGTTGAGTGGTTGTACCTGTGGCTGGGTCATTCCTTCCACGGTGAGAGCGTGGGAGGAGATGACCCGTGTTTCATCAGACATGGTCATTTTGAGTTCCTTCTTTTCTGGTTGAAAAACACGAGGGGTCGTGCGGGAGTCGAACCCGCTTCTTCAAACGTCCAAGTTTTCTAATCGAAGTGGCACCGTCGATTAGAAACTGTGTCCGTGTGAAGAATCCTGTCTTCGACCCATGGCCTACTATTTGAACATTCCAACGCCCGTAGGCCGAAACGTTGGAATACTTTCCCGCCTGTGTAGTGTGTGATGGGAAAATTTTCCTGCTTGCAGTGTGCCCAATGCGTCAGTATTGGTACAAAATATCGCGTGAATTGAATTTATTACGCAAGCAGGAAAATTCGAGCCTAGAGTAGGAATCGAACCTACGACCTGCGTTTTACAAGAACGCCGCTCTAACCAACTGAGCTATTTAGGCATTGACATAGGTTTCAAGATTTGAGTTTTGAAACCCATGTCTGAACTAAGGAAGAACCAATTACGGTTCGTGCTTTGAGAGGGAATCGAACCCTCACGTCCTTTCGGACAGTTGCTTTTGAGGCAACCGCGTATACCAATTCCGCCACCAAAGCAAAGCAAAGCAAGAGCCGCCGCAACGGCTCAGGCAACGGTTCCTACTACTGGGTAGGTCAGCTGAAAACTAGAACCGCCCATAAGAACGGTTCCGACGCCTTCTCAAACAACCTGTAAGAGAAGTAGCACGGCATGTTGGACTTGAACCAACATCGACGGTTTTGGAGACCGTAATGCTACCGGTTGCACCAATGCCATATGTGGATGGTCACACCCATGAAGCGTGACCATCCACCGAGTCGCCGTTAACGGAAGCGTCCGCCGCTTTCATCTCCAGACAAGCCAACACCAGCGGTAGGCGCTTGCCTTCGGGGGTAGTACTACTTCCCCAACGCGGAATGTGAAGGATTCGAACCTCCGGCACCTCACAGTGCGACTGCTTTCGAGACAGTTGCATTAAACCACTCTGCCAACATTCCAAACCGGCTGTAGTTAACGTCCAAGTCGGCTACGCAGAAAGACGTTCGGCATGGCGGACTGGATTTTACCGCCAACGGCAAGGTCGTGGGCTGTTAAGTACCCCGTTTCACCGTTCTTCCCCTTCGGTCATCAGCCGCCTGATTAGGGCAGGGAAACTCTTATCCTCCACAAGACCATGTAGGATTATTCGAGCAATGCCATCGGTTTCACGGACAGCTACCTCCGTGAGACCTAGTACCCAAGGTTGGAATCGAACCAACGACGCCCGGTTTAGGAAACCGGCGCTCTATCCGCTGAGCTACAAGGGCGTATGCCGTCTCGTCGCGGGGACGTCGCAACTCGTCTTCCGATTCGACGACATTCACATCAGCTTTTCGCTAGTTGCCATGGCGTTGCGATTGCCATGGCTTTCGCATACTGGGATGATGGTGTTTAGCGCGCGTTCCACGCGACCGTTTTAATTTATGTACTCGACCCTCAGAACAGAAGTTCTGACAGCCAGTTGGAGTCTCACCAACCTTCCCGCAGCCCGGCGACTGTAGAGGTGCCCCCCGTGGGATTCGAACCCACAACCCAAGGTTTAAAAGACCCTTGCTCTAACCATTGAGCTAGAGGGGCTTGCTAGGAGGTGAAGGAACGAAAGAATCCACCTCCTAGAGTTGATTGGATTGACGGAAACTGTTTTTTGTTTGCAAAGTTTTACCTGAGTTATAGAGTCTGTACCGCACGGTCGCTTAGCACGCATATTCAGTTTCCGTGTGGCGAGATCTTGCGGACGCTCGTCACGTCGTGGAGCCGGAGGGAATTGAACCCTCGTCCTTGAAAACGTTGATGATGTTTTCTACATGTTTAGCCATCTCGTTTATATATGTTGAAAGTTCCAGTCGAAGAGGCACCCCGGAACAGTTTTGCAACTCAGTCATGAAACGATGGACAGTTGCCGTTCACCGAGTTTTTGCTGTCCTTTCTTTTTCAGAATCGCCTTACAGCAAATCAGCGACCCTGTTCTTCCTTCAAACCGTTTTTCAGGCGGCGAGCTGGAAGTTACGCGAAGAATTAGTCTTGGCGTTTATTGTTTGACATGGATTGATGACGGTTGTCCACGTCAGCCTCCGACATGCTTACATTACCTTGATTTTCAAGTCGAAACCTGTCGGCCCCAAAATGCCGTCTTCCTTCCGGTTTTCCGTCCGAGCTTCCCATAGGTGTGGTTCAGAACCAATAGAATGGTTGGCTGGGATTTCCAGTCGGAAGGTTGACAGCGGTTTTGCCTGTCATGGTTTTGTCTTCAAGCGTTTTCATGCTTTTCCTCGTGTGTTTGAGTGAACAGGTGAGGATAGGTGTGATAGTTCTTGAAGATTCAACCATGATGGGCAAGTCTTCATATCGAACATGATTCGACGGGCTTTAAGTCCTATCGACCATGTTTCCTTATCTCTATTCATTTTTCAAACGGGCGGCAACATTCGGGGAGTGTTCCTTACTGGGTAAGGTCTTTACCCCGGTTGCCTTGGTGACTGTTCCAGTAGCGGGCTGGATATGAGAAGCGTTCTTCTCGCAGTCTGTTCACGCGTGATGTTTTTGAACCTCGTTTTGTGTGAACACTGCCAGTATAGCAGTTCTAGGAAACATGTCAAATCACAGAACGAAAACAATGTTTTCCAAGGCGTGTCGGACATTGCCAACCTTCACCAACAGTATTGGATACTTGGACAATACTGTCGCCCACAGGTTACACTCCCCTACATGCAGTCCAAGCAGATACAAGAAGCGGCCACCGTCGCATACATAGAAGACCAGTTCAAGTCGGAAGACCCCATGCTCATACAGTCCGCCGCCGGAAACCTCGCCAGACTGTACGGCATGACCACGCTCTCCCAGTTGACGGGGTTGGCGAGACCGTCCCTCTACCGGAGCCTGTGCGAGAACGGGAACCCGTCCTTCCAGACCATGTGCCGAATATTGGACGCTATGGGCTACACGGTGTCGGTTCGCCGCAAGGAGCAGAAGCCGAATGAGTGACATACGAGTTGAGCAGGATGTTCTCGACCTTGGTTCGACGGGCATGGAGTTGGATGTTCGACGGGTCAACCTGTTGGATGATATAGAAGCCCGCGAGCCGAACAGTATGGAAATATGGTATGGGCATTCCATTCTCACCGCCACACTGTTTCCACCAGCCCAACCGTCCGATGATGTGGATTTCGTCAGCAAGTCGAACGGACGGTTGGAATACATGCTTGAAGCTGGCGTGACGGGTGATGGGGATGATAGGAAACGCCGGTTCCCGTTCGGCAAATATCCGAGACTGTTGATGGCTTGGATGGCTAAGCAGATTCGTGCGGCGAAAGGCCATAAGACGAGGAATGTTGACCCGGAGACGAAGACCATCACCATTCCAAGCATCTACCAGTTGTGTGAGGAAATGGGATTGCCGCATGGCGGGCGTACCGCGAAGAGCGTGCAGGAACAGTTGGAACTGTTGTTGGCTTGCCGTATCAGTATTCGCGCGTCCGGCACGGGCAAGGGGTTGAATGTGAGGGATACGGCTTATCTGCCTATCGTTCAGGCCGTGCGCATTATCAATGATGAGAAGAATGTGGGCTATTCCGGTGCCACGTTCCGTCTGACCGATGAAGTGTATGAACGGTTGAGTCGTGAGTCGGCTCCGTTCGATACGAGAGTGTCCACTTACCTTTTGAAAGGCAGGTCGGTCATGCCTTACGACATTTACATTTGGCTGACTGGCAGTATGAAGAATCTTCGCCGTGACCTTCCGGTGAGTTGGGATTGGCTGTATGAACGGTTCGGAGACCAGATTGCGGTCAAGAAGTCTTTTCGGCGCATGTTCCGTCAATCGTTGGAGAAGGTCAAGAAGGTGTATCCGGGGTTGAATGTTGAGTGTCCAACGTATGAGGATTACATTATTCTGCATCCGAGTCCCACGTCGGTTCCTACCCGTGCTGTCCGTGAGGTTGAGGTGGGTGCTAATGGGGATGTGTTCGAGGTGGCTTTGCATTCGTTGCAATCGGTTCAACGGAAAGGTGTACGAAAGGCCACGTCAGATTGAGTTGACCGTGGCCTTTCGGACACCTTGGAGAGTATTGGTGTCTGAAAGGCCATGTGTGGGCGGGTGTCTGCGTGGCTTTTCGGACACCTTTCGCATGGCTTTTCAAACACCTCCCAACGGGTTGAACGGTTTCTCGACGTGGCCTTTCACGCACCCTCGTATACGCTACGGATTGCACGCGCCTTTCCAGCTTTAATTTATCCACTAGTTTTTCGTTGGAATTTCAACCATTCCACACGCTTATCCACATTTCCACAGGCAGAACGTCAAACATTCCGTGGACTAACAGGCACCTTTAGTGGCGTTTCAAACACCATGACGATTATGAATCATGCCGGACATGGACTATCAAACACCATCAGCATGGACTATCGAACACCCTTTTATGGGGTTTCCGACACCTTTCCGTGGACTAACAGGCACCTCGCATGGTAGAAAAACCGTTACGGGAGTAAGGCTCAACCGGCATGGTTATATATTATATGCTCATAGTTTCTTATAGTTTCTTATCAGGGGACCCTCGAACCGCCGAAGCGACACTTCGGTAGGCGGGGAACAAGTCCCTTCAGGAAACCCTTGCCGCGAGACAAGGGAATCCCCCGGCTTCGGCCGTGGGGAGGAAGTCAAAGTTCCGGTTTTCCGAGCCAAGGAATCAACCAGTGCGAAATACTGGAAACATGAGACTCCTATACAAAATCACAAGCTTATATCGCAAAGCCCGTTGGCTCATGTGGCTGGCTGGAATGTTGCCCACCACGCTCATTCCCCTGCTGGGTTACGGAATGCACGCTTTGAACATCGCAAAGGACAGGCAGGAGTTGGCGACAGATAATCCGGAGCTTGCTTCGGAGGAGACGACTGGCTCCCTATTTGATTGGATGACCGGCGAGACGGTGGGAAGAATCATTGGAATCATTACGATTCTTGGCATTATTTTCATCCTACTGTTGATTATATTGCAAATCTTCTCGTTCATTGGTGCCCGAACGTCAGTATCCGGAACAGACCATGACACGGCCACCAAGGAGGCCAACCGTAGGCAAGCAGACTTGGGCGAAATGGACGTGGAGCCGAATGATGGGGACGTGGCCTTTCAAACACCTTCCCAATCGAAGCCAAAAAGGAAAGGCAAGCCGAAACCGGCTCCCGCCACTGAGGGCAACGAGGATGACTGGTTCATCGACTAGTCTGAATGGTGTTTAAAAAGCCACGCGCCGACCGGCTCGTGCGGACTATTTTCCTAGTTCGCTGAGCTTGGTCGGCGCTTTCTTATGTTTGAGCGGCAACGGTTTCCCGTCCGTCTGATTATAGACGCAGTAGTTGCCGTTGTCGGTTTTGTGGATTACCACGTTGACCTGCCGGTTGTCCTTCGTGTAGACGGAGCATTCGGCGTCCACACCGTTCTCGATGTCCTTCATTGAGTCCACGGTGTATTCGCCCCGTCTCGCGGAATGTATTATCCCTTTGGTTGTTGGGATACTACTGTCTGTATCGGAGTACTCCTTGTGTGTGCAGTTGATGCTGGACAGTCCGTACACGTATTCCAAGCTTTGGTTGAGGGACGGGGCTTTCGGCATTTTCACCGTGGTCGCGGTGACGAACGAGAGGAAGAACACGAGAACGGAAACAGTCGAAACCAGTGTCCGACCCTTGTTCACAGCGAAAGCGCCGACAACAAGAGCAATGACACTAACGATAATGAGAGAACTGATAATAAAATCGCCCGTACTCGCTTGGTCGGCAACCTCCTGCCAAGCGGAGAAATCCGCTGTCACTTCTGAACCTTTTCCAGTCGGGTGGACAGTTCCGCCAATCCGTCGATGATTTTATTCTCCTCCACGGTTTTCCTCCCACCGGCTCGACCGTCACGGAAGCGTTTCTCGCACTCGCCCATACCCCTGCGGATATCCTCATTGGTGATGCCATAGGCGATAGCGAACGTTCCCAACGCTTCCACCACGTCGCAATACTCTTCGACCAACCGACTGTAAATCCGCTTGTCGGAAGTGCCGTCGGCAACCCAATCCATTCCCACTGCGGCGAGTTCAGCAGACTCCTCCAACAGTTTCCGCCACTGCCGGTCGGATGGTTCCGCATATTCCGGAGCGAATGTTCTGACGGTGCCAAGACTAGCCAACCCGTGTTCAGTCATTTCCACGCCACGCCCGATGAACTTGTAGCCGGGATTCTGTTCGCAATAGTCGCGCACGTCACGCAACCATTGGATAGCATTGGGGATACTCCCCCAGCGGATGACCTTCCCCGTGTTGTCGAGGAAGTATTTCTGTTCCAATTCGTTGATGGAATTTTTTTCGATTTCATCCAACGCTTCGTCAATAATGTCCTTGACCACGATGGCGGACTTGCCGTGCAGGTCTGTGGTGGGGCGCACATGGAACGCTTGGAAGAAATCGGAATAGTTGAAGGTCGGATTACAGGAAGTGCCTACCATATCCAAATTTTCCAGTCCACGGTCTTGCCAATCGCAAGCGACCATGAACACCATATCGTCCGGAATGTCGGAACGGACTATCGCAATATCGTAACTCAAATCGCACCTATTCTTTCAAAGAGTGCCCAACAGAACATGATGAAAAGGATTGTCGCCATGATGATGAACGCCACCATCAGGGCGACGGCCAAATGATAAAGGAAACGCCAGCCGTAGATTCGTACTCCCAGCCAACGTTTCTGCCCCGAAGTGTAGGAGTGTTCCAAAACCGCTTTTTCCAAGAGCGTGACGGAACGGTCGAACAATACCGCCATCGTGTGCGACATGAGCACACCGGCTATACAACCTATGCTCAATACCAGTCGGACGAGTATGCCAGCCATGATTCCATTCAATCCTCTAAGTTCAGTACCGCCAGCTCGCAATCCAATCGTCGGGCAATGTCCAGTTTGGTACCGGAGAGTCGGAATTGCGGGCCGACGGCGGTTCTGTTTCGATACTTTTGGGCGACCATATTCGACTGGATGTGAATGATGTTCCGTGCATGCTTGTAACGCCACACGTTGCCTCCACCATCACTGTCGAGGTTCATCCGCATGCTACGGTAGAAGTCCACGTTGTCGTACAGGTCTCGGGGGGTTAACGGGTCAGTCTGCATCGAGCATTTCCTTCCACTTTTCCAATTCGTTCAAATCGATAGAGAATTGTTTATGTTCGGTGCAGTCGGAAAAGTCGATGGTCAGATACGGTTTTCCACGGAAAGTGTCACTGGACACGATGACGGTGTCACTGCCCAGTCCGCCCTTCTCATGCAACAGTTTGTAATATTTTTTATCCGGAACCATCGGCTTTCCCTTTCTAATATCAGGTCAGGAGAGTTTGACCAGAATTCCGTAAGCGATGATGAGAACGAACCAGACGACAGCCGCCACTACCGTCCAACGGTTCAGGTTCTTTTCCGCCACGCCCGAACTTCCCGCCGAACCTGTCAACGATTCAGCGAAATTCGAGAAGCCGCCTCCCTTGCCTTTGTGCATGAGAATGAGGGGAACGAGCATGAGACTCAACACGGCGATGAATACAAGAAGAATATGTTTCATAATTACTGCTCCTTTGTTTTGTTGTAGAAGACCAGACTTTTCCATCCGCTCGCAAGCCGCCAATGTTCTCCCGGCAACCGTATAAGCAACGGTTGCAGGATGCCTTCGACGATGAGCTGGTCTAGTGACCCGTGTACGGCGACCGTCCGTCCTCGCACGATGGTGCCGTCCACGGTAACGGCCTTGACCATGCGGCTGTCCAAAACCTTCGGTTCGACGTTCTCCCAGTCGAGGTCGGCGGGCTGGTCTTCCTGCGAGTCCAAGGCGGCTTTAGCGAGACGGCGGAACGAGTCGCGTATCGCGTCCATCTGCCCGTCCCACAAGTCTCGTATCTGTTCTTCGCTCGGATTGAAGTCGGCCCAGTTGGTTTGCGCGGCGAATACCGCGATTGCGGCTTTTTCGATGCGTTCATCCGGCATAGAATTTTCCTTCCTTACTGCAATCCAACACCTGCAATGCGCTCACATGGTCGGCTTCCTCCAATAGGCCGGACGGGGCTTTTTCGATGATGGGCACCATGACTCCCATGTAGACGCCTATCGCCCCACCGGGAGCTATGATGATGGTCCCGTCCACGACGGTGCCGTTGTCGAATCGGGCGATGACTCGTTGCCCTTCAAGTTCGGCTGTTGTGGCGTGCCGCCAGTCCACGGGATTGTAGACGATGCCTTCGCCGCCCATCAGCCGAACACCCACAATGTCAGCTTGCCCAGTCCGAAGTCCATTCCTGAGACAAGCGCCATGAGCAGCAGCACGAAGATTCCGGACGCGACGCACCAGCCCACCCATTCGCGGACGGTGGGCGTGACTACCTTGCGAATTTCGTCCACAACCTGTTTGACGAAACGGATGACGCCGAGGAATCCTTGACCGATTCTGACGAACGGATTGTTTTTCCTATCGGCAATGACGGGCGTGGCTTTCTCAACCATAGATTTCCTTCCATTGAATCAGACCGTCGATAATTTTCGCGGCGGTTCGATTGTCCAAATATTTCTTATTCAAGTCTTCCTTATAGCGGACTACGGGAGGGCAGTTTTCGAGGTTTTTCACGTTATTAAGGTCGGACTGGTCGGTGAGTTTGAGAATCAGTCGAATCTGAGCTTCCGTGGCCTTGCGTTTCCGTCCCGCGTAAATCATCATCGTTCTCCCTGACCGGAGTGGTGAACGTCTGTCGTTAGGAAGTGTTCCGACAACAGGTCTTTCGTGTTTTTTCTTAATTGGGCGGACGCGAGTTCCTGCACTTGAGAGACCGCTATCACATAGTCGGTCAGCTGGTTGGCGAAATCATTATCGTGATGGCGTCGAGCCAGTTCGCAGACAGCGCCGATTGCCGAAACATGGAAAACGTCCGATACGGGTTCGATGTAATTGCCGTCTTCCATGAGAGCACGATATTCGAATCGGTTTCCACAGTTGATTTCCCGAACCATGCCGTAGACCTTACCGTCAACCACGACTAGATAGTCTTTAGTTTTGCTGGAGGATTGCGTGTAGCAGGGGAAGTTGATGGCAGACAGTGTTGCCGAATACTGGTCCTGTATCATTGCCAGTTCATCGTCCACCCATTTGAGTGAATGAAGTTGGATGAGGTTAACCTGATTTGTTGTTTTTTGGTCTTCCAATGGTTTCCTCCCGAAAACTGCTCATGTGTGGACTTACCCAGTATAGCAGAGTTTTCCTCGGAAGGAAAACCGACGTTCAGGCGAGAATGTTGACCGACTTGAAAAGCGTGTCTGCCAGATGATTGCCTCCACTGTTGAGGCAAACCACCACATATTGGGGCAGGTTCACGAAATTCAGGCTTTCCACACGTAGACCATCCTCGGTCTTCTCCATACGGTATTCCAATTCGCCGTCGATGGTGGTTCCGCCTACGGTGATGGCGATGGCCCTTTTACCGGCCAGTTCCTCAATGGGCTTGTCCATCCAATCGGAAATGGTCTCATGCACATCCGTATGCATATAATCCTCCAATATTCTACTTACTCGCGTCCGTAAACAGTGTGGCCTTGTCTTCTTTGTGAAGCTTGTCCGCTTGGCGTTTGATGTCGCTCGTCGTATACCAGAGAGTGAATTCGGTCGGGTCGGTTCCGGTAATCAATTCCTCAACCATGTTGATTCCCCAAGATGGAATGGTGTCGTATACGCGGTACAAGTCAAGTTTCTTCACATCCTTGTCCACGATGCCGCCGACATGGATACCATGTGGCGCATCCCCCAACGGATGATAGTCCGCGAGCACGCTGATGGCGCGTGCGACCTCGTCCCGAATCTCCTCAAGGGTTTCCACTTTCAATGGACATTCCTCGCTGAACAGTGGAAGATAACGCTCTTGAGCGAGCCAGAACGGGAACTCCTCCAAATCGTACTTGTCCATGTCATGTCGGCTTAACGGCTTCTCATAGTCGATGATTGCGGTGAGCTTGCCGGTCGGGTCGGCTATTGGACGTTCGTGGATTGAGATGAGTTTTTCGTCGGGATACTGATGGTCGTATAGCGACTTGGTGTATGCGTATGAGTATTTTTTGGTCAACGATTGTCCTTCACTCTTGTATGATGTGAATGTTTCCAGTATAGCAGAGGAAACGGTAGAAACTTCAGCAGTCAGTGACCTTGACCTTGTTGTACGCAAGAATAGACTCGAACAGTCGGAGTGGATTGCGGGAGTCCAGCTTGTACTGATGTTGATTCCTCGCGGTTTCCGTTTCGAGAAATCGTCCGCTCTCGGACGGCTCTTCCACAATCATGGGAATCCAGCGCCATTTCTCACGGCCTTTACTGTTCTCCCAAACGATTTCCCCGGTATCCAATACCCGCTTGTAGGCGGTCTTGTCGGGGAATGACGAGTCTATTCGTGCGACCAGATTCAATCGGCTCATGGTTTAATTCCTTCTTCTCTCAGTTCTTCGTAGTCTTGCGGCGTGAGGAAAAGCCAAGCTCCACAGTAGGGACACTTGACCCTATTGGCATCGACGGTGTTCCTGCAATACCAGCAGGTGACATACCATCCGTTTACATATCGGTTTTGCATTATTGCTCCTTTTTCTTGGCAAAGAAGTCGATGACTTCGATGAGATAGAGGAACATTTCAAGCAGGACAAAGAACACGAATCCCAGTACGTCAAAAGTCCAGTTTTTTCAGTTTTTTGAATATGTTGGACATTGCTCTCCTTGTCTTAATGATTGTGTGAACAACCTCAGTATAACCAAAAAAAGCAAGACTGGCAATCACACCAAAAACCGGAAAATAAACAGGCCAATCGTATCTTCGGGCAACATCAGCGGCTTACTTTCTCGCTCTGATTTGGCACTTCCAACGGCATGGAACCCGAATATCCCAACAGTTCCTCGCAATGAGCGGCGACGGCTTGCAGGGCGAACCGTTCTCCCGTCAGAAAGCCTTCATCCGACGCGTTGGGAATCTTTTCATCGATTCGGGCTACATGCTTTTCGCACCAGTTGATTACGTCGTTCAGGGTCTTGTCCTTCTGCGTGACGTTCACTGCCATGTGAGTTGCCTTTCTATCTGATTTGTTGTCGTGGAAGGACTATTTCTAGCCTGTACTTCCCGTTGACGGTTGCGTGAAGCTTGTACACGCCTTTCGTGTCCGTAAGGCTTCGTACAGGTTTGCCGTCTTCATCCTTGTAGGGGACGCCATTGTTGCGCACGATTGTGACCGTCGCATGGGGAATACGATTGCCGTACCGGTCTGTGACAGTGCCTTCCAAGGTGATTTGACGGCCATGGATGGTCGTATCCAAGTAGCTTATTCCGTTCGATAGTTGAGGTGCGAATACCAGACCGATGAGAGTCAGTGCCGCTGCCAATTGGATTAGATTCGAGCCTAATCGAACAGTCTCATTCATTTTCGTTCCACTTCCGGCCTGTTCTGCTGAGTACGTACCCGTCCAGATACAGTTGGAACAGGCTCACGTACTCTCCATCGGATATATCGTCTTCCGGTTTCGCGTACAGTCCGACGTTCATAAGCGCTACCAGCAGTCCGGTATGCTCCTCCCGTTCGATGTGAAACGGTGTCTCCTCCTGACCGTCGGCGGTCTCTCGGACTGCCACACCGTAATCACCCACCTGTGGTTGGGTGGATGAACTGCTATCGTCAATATCCTCATAGGTGAGATAGAACGGCAAAAGTAGCGGATTGGGAACATTCTTCAACGGGATAAGTTCTATACCAGCCTGTTGGGAGTGCTGTTGGCAGACGCCACTGTAACTGTCCCCTTCACCGTAATCCGGCCAGTGACGGATTGCCACGATGGGTTTACTGCACGGGTATATTTGACCGTCCGAGTCAACCATGGTTTGGGCGCAACCTACGTCAATGAGTTCCTTAAGATTCAACATGATTCGTCTTCTTCCAAGAGTTTTTCGCAGATGTGAATTATGTCGCCGTAGGAATTGTGGCCTCCTTGTTCGTCGGGTGACGGTGACTCGTCTGGGGAGGTGAGATTCCGTATCATACGGTTGTAGCGGAGTTCTTTTTTCTTTTTGTCCGCATAGTCGATGATTTCCATGAGTGCGGCTGTCCGACTATCTGTGGTCGGTTGGACTCCATACTGTTTGACGCGGGCGATGGTGAATTCGTAGGCTGTGGTGAGGCCGTCGTAGAAAGTGTATTTCTCCAACAACTCCTTATCTGGGTTTTCGGAATCTTTGGCGGCTTTATCCCATTGTTGTTCCAACCATGCTATAAGGTCGGTTCCCGGTTGACTCATGAGGTTTCTTTCTGCGAAAGTTTTCATGTGTGGACGTATCCACTATATCACAATCGACTGAGATGAGTCTAATCAGATAATGTCTTCCAAAGACTCGAACACATCCTCCAAAAACTCCAACTCCAGTTTCTTCTCCGAAGCGTCTCGACCATTCTCCTCGTCGGCACGAATCACGGACTCCAACACCTGACGTTTCAGATTCAAACGGTCGTAGACGGCCTCACCCAACTGTCGGCGCGAATCGACGGGATACCTTCTGTTCAGAACATCCCTCACCTGTTCCGCCACGTCATCATCCGGCAAGCCGATGAACACTTCCCCACGGTCGTTGAACTGGAAGGATGGGAGCGGGTCGTATTCACTGTCCCGCGAGAAAACCAGACCGTATTCGTCGTTACCGTTATCCTCAAAGTCGACGTTCAAGGTCATACCCCCTCTGTTTGCCGTCGAAGGTCATTTCAGGCTTATCCCCATGGTTCGTGCCGTGTATTCGACGGCCGCGCGTCCCTTGTCGGTCAGTTCGTCGAACACGTCGCCGGGACAGTATTTGCGCTCCACAAGTCCCATGTCACGCAGGCGTTGTCCGGTGACGTCGGTCAGAAGGTCGCGTGGGTCGTGCTGGCGGAGCAGTTTGAAGTCGGCGAAGTTGTCGATGAAAACGGGCACTCTGTCGTCCTTGATGGCGTCACGGAGCCGTTCCGCCATGCGCTCGTATCCATCGGCCTTTTCGGCCAGATTCGCGGGCATGGGCGTATCGTCGCCGCAGAGCCCACCCCACGCGTCGCGCGTGTCTTGTGCCTTCCCCTCATATTGGTCGGCAAGACGGCGCATCAGTTCATGCCGGAACTCGCAGAAGATATCGGTGTCATAGACGTCACTGAGGTTTCCGGCCCAGATGGTGAGGTAGAACCCCTTGTTAACCCACCAGCTGAGTCCGCCGCCGAACTCTCCGAAGTGGAATTCCGGCATTCCATCGTCCCGCTCGTCCAATACGGCTTCGACACCCATCGAATTCAGTTCGTGTTCCAAATCGCGCAGGTCGGATAGCGGTTGTTCAAGGTCAAGCATGGTTCACCACTTCCTTGCGTAGGATTCCATGGTGTCCGCGTCGAATTGGGTCGATGAGCTTAATATCATCCGTTACCATAGATTTTTCCTCCCTCGTCTTTGATGCCTTTTTCGACCAGACTGACAATCGCATACAGGTCGATGCTGCCGTGTTCGCCCACATGGACGATGCCGGTGTCCTTATCGACCGTTGCCGTCTCGTATAGTCCGTCGCTGAGCCAGCCGCGTTCATTGTTGGCGTCTTCGCAGAGCAGTTCCACCGCTCGTTTGTTCGGAAAATATTCCATCTCAACCCCTTAGTCCCTATACAACGCCCTTACGACGGCCCGCATGCGTAATGCGGCCTGACGGCGCGTCTCATACGGACTGCCAAGCTCCTCGCCCAGCAGCCACCCTTCGAACACGAGCACTGGGTCGTGTCCGGGATATTCGTTGCAGGATTCGCATACGCGCATGTACTGTTCGGCCATATCCTCGGTGTCCTTCGCCGCCTGTTCGTTGCCAATCGCGTTCCGGCACCATTCGGCGGTCTTGTCGAACCGTTCCTTCAGCCGCATGAGCCAGTCGGTGCGCGGCATGGGCGCAGACAGCAGGCGGGCCAGCTCGTCCAATGCCTGTTCCTCACCCATGCCAGCCATGCCGATGGAGGTTGTATCCTCGACAAGCTCGTACTGCGTGCGGACGATGTGGATGGTGTCGCGGTCGGGAAGGTTGACGGTAATCTCGTATCGTGCTTGAGGGTCGTATGCGGTGATACGTCCGAATTGGCGGTCGTGACTCACACGCCAGCCCGGCAGCGTGTGGGTGACGGTGTTGAGGATGTCACGTGTTTTCATTATGTCAGTTCCATTCCTTCGGGGCGACGACAATCCAGCCGTTTGACAGCGGGTATACTTCGCAGGGTTCGTCCGAGTCCAAATCGTCGTCCAACGGGTTCCAGTCTTCGAGACCGTCGTGGGCGATTTCGTCGTTGAGCGCCCCACTGTGGATGCGTTCGGTTTCGACGTGGACATCCTCTGAGGGGAGGAAGAGGAACGAGAATGGTTCGAGCATTGGTTCAAAAAGATACGGCAGTCCGTCCTTGGCTCCCCAGTTGGCGACCATGTTCATGTGTCGTCCATCATCCGTTTCCACGAGGATTATTCCCGATTCCTGTCCAGTGAGGTCGTGCAGGTTGATGGTCATGTTTTCTCCTTGGTTTTAACTTTTTGTGCGAACAACTCCAGTATAACCCACAAAAACAGGATTGTCAAACAGAAACCAAGCAAGGTTCCCCACTGTTGTTCTCCTTTTTGGATACCTGCCTGTGTGAACAATTCCAGCATACCTCATATAAAGGAAGCGTCAACCCGCCCAAAAACAAAAAAAGGGAACTTGTACGTTTCCCGTACAAGTTCCCCCAATCAGGAAATCAATCCCAGTTGCACATGAAGTAGCCATTAGGGTTGATATCCTCAACCAGATGGGCGGTGGCGCAATCGTTCACAGTGAACATAGGGCGAGGCTTCACGTCATAATCACCCTTGATACGCTTGTTTCTCAACTCCTCCCCCACAAAGCAGTCCTTGACGGGAACCACGTACCCTCCCTGTGGGGAGCTGGTGGCACCATCCACGACCTTGTAGGCGAGCTTGCGGACGTTGACGCTTTTGCCGGTCTTGCTGACCTTGGTCACTTGGTAGAAGTCCACGAGGGTCATGCTGTAGCCCCAAGTGCTGATGAACACGTCTCCCACATGCACTTCCACGTCGGTGGTGGAGGTCTGTGGCTTGCGACGTTCCTCTTCGGTGCCGTTGATGCGGAAGTTCTCACGAGTGAGCCAAGGGTAGGTCTTGATGGCCTTGTCGATGAAGTTCCTGACACCCTTCATGGTTCGCCAGTACTTACATCCACTGAGGTAATTGCGGCTAGTGATGTTAAGGAAGTCGTTGGTGACATCCACCCAACGATTGGTGCGTTTGCTGATTTGGACTTCGAGGCTGAGCATTCTGGTTTCTCCTTTTTTGGGGTGGTGGGTTTTTTAACCCTGCTTGTGTGAACAATTCCAGTATAGGCTATATTAAACCAAAAGTCAACCCAGAAAAACAGGGGCACAATCCAACTAAGCAGACCATGCCCCAAAGCCCAAAACTCACCGACCAGCCAAGGCGATGGAACGAACCATGGAGTCCAGTCTTTCGCCTCCCAACGATTGAGTCACATAGTAGCTGTCGTTGTCGAGGTCAAGCCAGTAGACGACCTCGTTCTTGTCCTTATGGTACTCAGAGAAGATATAGCGTTCATCCGGCTCGCTTTTTGGAGACGATTCCTTATGCTCGTCGTAGACGTGCTTCCAGTGCTCTTTCGTCAGCTTATTATGTCGAATGCACAGCAGAGCGGTGTCATCATCGCTCCAGAATTCCAGTTCGACATCAAACGGCTGGATGGTGTCGCTGATATTCATAGGGGTTCTCCTTTTTTGCGTGGCCTGTTCGGCCTTTTTGTGTGAACAATTCCAGTATAAGCTATGTTAAACCAAAAGTCATCAAATCATGAGAGCGAGAACACGCCTATCCCCCGCCTCAGCGTCCTTCAGATAGCAACGATGACGGTCGGGTTCCCCGTCCATCGCATAATCATCCCTGACCTCGAACTCCTCCAAGGAACCTTCATTGTCACCATAGTAGGCGAACACGATAGGAGTGTCGCCGCCAAGGGTTCCACGTGCGTAGCGCAGTGCGGAAATCATCTGGTCGATGGTAGCGGGCGTGGTGAACACTTTCTGTCTCAGGTCTTCCTCAAGCTCGCATTCGCAGTCGGGGCAAACCTTCTTCAAACCATTGGAGGCGTCCGTCATATGTTGCGGGCAGTTGATGGCTCCGCACCGGTCGCAGATGGCTCGGCAGTTCTTGCAGATGTGCCTTCCGCAGGTTTCGCAAAGGGTGAGCTGGGTGAAGGGGTCAACGTTTCCGCAGTTGACGCATTTGATGTCGTCGTTCATTTTTTCTCCTTTGTTGATGGGTTTTTCAACCCTTCGTTTGTGTGGATAATTCCAGTATAGCATAGGTTTGGATAAAACAAAAAGCGGCAGGTCGCAAAAACCCGCCGCCAAAAATCAATCAGTCATGGAAGTCCACGAGCCAGACATGCGCGTTTGGGTTCTCCTCAAACCTCTCCCACAGAGTCATATGGGACACGGGATAGAACATGCCTCCCTCATACCCGTCCTTGTCGCAAACACGCACAAGTCGTCCAACAGTGTCACGACGGTTGAATCACCATTCTCGTAGAGGGTGGAAAGCTCCTTGCAGGTTTTTCCCTGAACACCTTCGGTCAGTTCCTCCCAACGACCGCCGAACTCATACCAGTCATAGAACGAATCGTCGTTGAAAGTAGATACCACATCGCCGTCTTCGTTCAGACTGTACCCACAGTATTGAGCATAGGCTTCGAGCGCTTCTTCATCATTCAATGCCAGTCGGCGTTCCGCTTCCTCGAAGGCTTCGCTCATTCTGTCGTGCTGGTTTTCGCCCTCGCGTTCAATTAGACGCCTGTCGTTCTCTCGATTGTCCTTCAGGAATTCGTCCCGCGTGTAGAGGACGTATTCCTCGACTTCCTCGTATTCGCTGTATGGGTCGATGATGGCTTTGGCTTCGCTGGTGTTGTTGCCTCCGATGACTGCGCCTAGGAAGTGCATTTTTTCTCCTTGTTTTTGGTGGGTTTTTCAACCCTTCGTTTTGTGTGAACGATTCCAGTATACATCTTTGGGAGAACGACACGCTCACATTCAAGGCAGAAAGACATGAGTGGGCAAAAAGGTGGAAGGTCTTATTGGCAAAAACGTTGATATACCGCCATTTTTCAAACCGTTGGCAATGGTTTCCGCAATCTCGGCAAGAGCGTATTGCAGACCGTTCGTACTGACGTGGGCAACGCCAAGTCGTGGCTTAGGGGAATGTATGGTAGCGCCCAGAAAGGCGAAACTGCTCGCTAATCCCTAAAAAACAGGAAGGCCGGAATCCCCAAGGGAAGAAAAACCTTGAGCTTTCCGGCCTTCCTGTTTTTTTCAGTCGTTGTGGTCTTCCGTGGAACCGTATACCGCTTCCTTCATATCCATCGGGCGAGCGTATTCGTAGGTGCTGATTTTCACATAGGCTTCGCCATCCCTGTTGGCGAGAACACGATGGCTGGTGGCCTTGCCCGCGAAGCGGGTCGGGCTTGTCAGGTCGGGGTAGACGGTGCATCCGGCGATGTCGTTGGGGCTTCCATCATAATTCTTGCGGAGTGGGCGGATTTGCACGGTCTTGCCACTGGGGCTGACCTTGACCACTTCGTAGTAGCTGTTGAGAATCATGTCGTAGCCGTAGACGGAGTGGAGCACGTCTCCCACTTTGAGGGTTCCCACCGCCTTGGTGTTGTCCTTGCGGGATTCTTCGCCTTTGATTTTGAAGTCTTCGAGCGTGTAACCGTTGTAATCCATGACTTTTTGGCGGAAGTTTTCAAGCCCACGCATGGTCTTCCAAGTACGGCGGTAGGTGCCTTGGTAGGTGCGTTCGCCTTGGCTGTTCTTAGTCCAAAGTTCAAGGCTGAACATTTTGGTTCTCCTTTTTGTTTGCAGTCTTCGTTTGTGTGAACAATTCCAGTATACCACATGCGAGAACAACCAAAAAAAACGGTGAGTCGGAACTTTTTAACTATGATTCAGCCACAAGGGTTTAGAAATCTTTTCTTCTCGCCCTCAAATAGGACTTAATCGTTTTACGGGGTACTTCTCTGTTAGAAAACAGCACGTCGTGACTGTTGAGTCTGACTAACACCAAAGAGACCACATCGTTGTCCACGTAGTAAACCAGTAATAGGTCTGATTCCACGTGCAATTCGCGGAAACCTTTCCAATCACCGGTCAGCTCGTGGTCGGAATACTTGGTTTTGAGTAGGTCAACATCGTTTTCGATAAGAGCTTGAAGAGGTTCGCGAATCTTGTTAATGTCGTAATGCTTCTTTTTCAGCCGTTTGATGTCATTGTCGAACGGCTGAATGGTTTCCAACGTTCGTTTACAAAGCATTGAGATAATCCATCATGTCGTTTACGTTTTGGGAAGAGTGGGTGTACTCATGATTCAACGCCTGACGGCGAGCCTCCTCGTTGCGCAATGCTTCCACTTCGCATTCAAGCTCACGGAAATGCCTGTAATCATGCTCGTTCAGTATGAAATAGGTTGGCCGATTGTTTTTCATGACTGTGACCGGAGAATCGTCCGCCACTTTTGAAAACTCCGCGCTTGCGGTTCCTCTTCCAAAACGACTGATGGGAACCATTGTCTCTACCGGTATTGTCAACTGCATTTTTCCTCCCTTATGTTTGCATGTAAAAATACATGCTATCACATGAGGTGGCTAAAAATCTCAGCAAAAACAAAAAGGCTGGACGGGAGCCGTAAGGTTCCCTATCCAGCCTTTTCACTTATCTGCCGTAACCTACTTCTTGTGGCGTGCGGTCACGGTCGTGTTTCCGCGACGGTGGGCGAGCATCAATCCCATTCCCACGAGTGCGAACAGGATGACCGCCATGATGGGCGTGTTCACACCGGTTTGGGCGAGTTGGCGTACCGCTTTCACGATGGCCGGTGTCACCGGAGGAATGTAGGAGTTGGTGAACTCGGGTTGGGTTCCATTGGTTGTGACCATGCTGGGGGTTGTGGTCGGATTGTTCTCATCCTCACCAGCATCTCCGTCGGTCTTGTCGGCCTTATCGGTCGGCGTGACGAGCATGGTGCTGGAATCCTTAGCCGAATCGTCCGTCGGGTCGTATTCGACTCTGGCGGTCAGATTGCCTTGCAGGTTGTCGCTTACGGTGACGGTCACATGGTGTTCCATCTTGTCGTAGGTGACGTTCTTCTCGCCGGTGTTCTTCTCGCGAATCACATACCGGTATTCGCCGCAATCATCCACTCCATCATTGTCTCGACCGTAGGTGAGCGGCCTGAACTGGATGTTGCCCTGCTTGTCGTTCTTCTCACTGTCGATGACATTGCCCTTGTCGTCCACAAGTTCGAACTCGAATTCGTAGGCTTGCAGTTCACGTCCGGTCAGATTCTTCTTGGCCGACAGTTCGACCAACACGTCTTCCGGCTGGTACGTGTTCTGGAAGAGGATGCTCTTCTCGCTAGTCTTGCCGTTGGAGTAGGCGACGCTGGCGGCGAGCTTGTGGCTCTTCGCGTCCTCGGTGACGGTGATGGTGACGGTGTGGCTGGTGGTGTCGTAGGTGATGCCGCCCAAGGTTCCGTCCTGTTCGTCAACCGTGTACGTGTACATGCCGGTCTTGTCGAAGGTGAGCTTGTCGAAGTCGAGTGTCCCGTCACCTTCGCGGACGTTCTGCTCCTTGTCGGATTGCGCGTCGCGTGGAACGCGGGCGAACTGTTTGGCTTGGAGCAGGTTGCCGTTGGAATCCTTCAATTCGGCGGAGAATTCGTTGTCGTTCAGGTCGCGTCCGGTCAGATGTTTGGCCGCTTCGAGTCGCACGCTGACCGGTGTCGGAGTGTACGTGTTGTCAAATCGGATGTCATTGGTCTGACGGTCGGCGGTGGCAGCGAGCATGCCGTCTTGGTCGGTGACGGTGACGGTCACATCGTATTCCTGAGTGGAGTAACCGATGGTCTTGTCCGTTCCGGCGAGTTCCTTCACGTGATACGTGTATACGCCGGGCATGGTGTAGACCATTTGGCCGAATGTGAATCCGCTTCCCTTGTTGGTGACGGTGACTGTTCCGTTTTGGCTTCCGGCTGGCATTGGCATGTCGTTCACGCTGATGGTGTTGCCGTCCGCGTCGCGTGCGGATATCGCGTTCAGTTGGAACTTGAATTCACCGTCCTGCGGGGTGCGGCTGGTTGCCGTATCCGTGTTGACGATGTTCTTCACGCCGCTGATGGAGTATCCGACGTTCTTCGGACTGTAATGGTTGGTGAACGTGATGTTCTTGCTGTTGCCGTTTGTCGGGGTGACGGTCTTGGATACGACGGTCAGCTTGCCCTTGTGGTCAACATCCTTGACCACGTAGGTGATGGTCGCAACCGTCCCGTCCTTCGTGACGCCCGGAATGGTCGTATCCTGTTCGGTCATGGTGAACACGTAGGTGTCGACGAGCGGGAACGACAGTTGGTCGAATCGGATGTTGCCCTGCTGGTCGTTCTGCTTCGTCTGGTCTGCGTTCTGCACGTTGGCGGGTGCCGACTGCTGGTGGAGTGTGAAGTTGAAGTCTCCGCCTTTGAGCGTGTACTTGTTGCCCTTGGAGGAGGTCATCTTCTTCATTGCGGTCGGATTGTCCGTGGCGGGTTGGGCCTTGTACGTGTTGGTGAATTCCGGAATGTTGGTTCCGTCATCATATTTCACGTCGGACAACAGTTGGCCTTCGCCATTGTCGGTGACGGTGACTTTCACATGATGTTTCGTAGCATCATAGGTGACGCCTCCGTTATCGCCGTGGACTTCGCTGAGCGTGTAGTCGTACACTCCCGTCTTCGTGTAGGAGATGGTGTCGAACAGGATGTTGCCCTGCTGGTCGTTGGTTTTCACCGTTCCGACCTGACCGCCGGTCTTATCCTCGACGCATTTGAACTCGTATTGTCCGGCTTGCAGTTGGATGCCTGTATGGTCGGGGTCGTTGAGTGTCTTGTGCGCACGGAATTGCACGCTGACCGGTTTCGCCTGATACGTGTTCGTGAACGTGGTCGGATAGGCCGCGTTCGTTCTGGTTTCGGCTTTCAACTGTCCGGTCAAATCGTCGGTGACGGTAATCTGCCACATTCCCATGTGGGAATCGTAGTTGACGCCGCCCGCCGATTGGCGGACTTCACGCACCGTGTAGGTGAACGTGCGGGATTTGACACCGTTCAACTGTTGGGCGGTGAACGTCAACGGTTGGAAGCTGATGTTTCCGTTCTGGTCGGCGTTCACGGTTTGCAACGGCTTGCCTACCGCCTGCTCGTTGTCGAACAGTTGGAATTGGAAGTCGGTGAGTTTCGCATGGCTGGCGTTCTTGTTGTCGAACGTCTTGTGTGCGGTGAGGCTCACGGTCACGTCCTTCGGCTGATACGTGTTGTGGAAGACCGGGGTCTTGTTCGTATTGTCGTAAGAGGTGGAGGTTTTCAACTGTCCGTAACCGTTGTCGGTGACGTTGACGTGCATGGCGTGGACGGTCTGGTCGTAGGTGATGCCTTTGAACTGTCCCGTCTTTTCCACGATACGGTAATCGTGTTCACCTACCGTATTGTAGGCGAGCTTGTCGAAGGTTACGGTTCCGTCCGCATTGTTGGTCTTGGATTGGATGGTCTTGCCATTCTTGTCCTGCAATTCGAATGTGAACTCGTTGGCGTTCAACAGGCGGAGCGTGTGCTTCGGATTGTCGATTACCTTGCTGGCTTTCGGCGTGACGGACACAGGCTGGCTGGAATACGAGTTGACGAACTGGCCGTTGTCAATGGTCTTGCCATTCTTCATGGAGATGGCCGGATTGATGAGCGAGGCTTTCAACTGTCCACTGTTATCGTCGGTGACGGTCACAGTCCATACGGCGTAATGGTCGTCATATTTGACGCCCGCCGCACCCGTGTTGCGTTCACGAACCGAATAAGAGAAGGTGTCCTTGTCTTTGCCGTTCAGCTTCGCCTTGGTGAACAGGAGCGGAGAGAACTCCACTTTGCCGTCCGCGCTGGCGTTCACGGTTTGGATAGGAGTTCCGGTCGCCTTGTCGTTCGCATACAGGTCGAATTGGAAGTCGGTAATCTTGGTGGCCGACTGGTCTGCGTTCGTGAACAGTTTGCTTGCCACGATACGGGCTTGCGTATCCTTCGGAGCATACGTGTTCGTGAACTGGACGGTGTCGGATTGAATTCCATTATTGGACACGTTGGCCGTGACATGACGGTCGAACGTGTTCAAATCGTCGGTGACGGTGACGGTCAGTATCCAAACACGGTCATCATACGTGACTCCAGCATTGTCTCCCTTGCGTTCCTTCACCTCATACTGGTAAGTGCCTTCCTGAGTGAACGCGCCGGTGTTAATTCTGACTGTCTGGGTCTTGTTGTCGGTGAACGCGATGGAGGATGGCACCGCGCTCTTCGGAGCATTGTTCAACGGGGTGATGTCCGCGACATACTTGTCTTTTTCAGTCCAAGCGCCGTTCGGACGACCGTTCAACACTTTGACCGCTTTGACGGCGACCGGAACCGTGGGCATGACCATGCCGTAAATGCCGTGGTCTTCGTTCAGGTCTTCGTAGATGGCGGCAGTCATCTTGTTCAATGCGGGGAAATCCTTTAATGGGATTACTCCGGCAATCATGTTGCCGTCCGCATCATCCTCCTCATCACTATCGGAATCGGTCGCCTCGCTGGCGTCCTTCGCGTTTTTGACGGTCGTATGATGCCCGTGCCATGTAATGCCGGTTTTCGGCGTGAACCTGAGCTTGTAGCCGCTACCGGCTGGAATGGAACCTATCTCGTAGCGTCCGTTCTTGTCGGTCAGAGTGGCGCAGGGTTTGCCGTCCACACTGGTGACGGTCTTACCCTTCTTGTCCAAGAGGGTCACGGTCACGTCGGAGAGAAGACGGTCCGAATCCTGTCGGATGCCATCATGATTGACGTCGAACCATGCGACACCGTTGACCTTGCGCTCGACTATCTGGGTCAGGGCGTCAACCTTGTTGTCACCGTCAGCCCACCGGTTCATGTACACGTCGCCCGCACTATTATTGGTGGGTTTGATGCCCAGTGTGAAGTCGTAGCGGGCGTTGGCGGGAAGGCTGGGCGACGTGAACGCCCATGCCACCGGCTGGTCACAGCCGTCGGGGATGACGACCTTGCCGGTCGTCGCATCCACTTTCGCTTCCGTCCACTGTTCGACCTGTTCGCGGGTTATCTTCGTCGCATCCACGTTCCGCCACTTCGGGTCGGTGGTGAAGTAGACTTTGACGCCGCTCATGCTCGCGCCCGCACCGGCCTTGACCGACAGTCCTGTCAATGTGTATTCGCCGTGATAGTCGGACTGTCCCAACCCCTTGTAGGGCATGATGTCAACCGCATACGGGGCGGGTTTCGCGTCACGGCTGAAGTTGCCCAGCATATTCACGAATCCAAGATTCGACTGGGTCTCGTTCAACAGGGTCTTCGCACGGGTCGCAAGACTGGACGCGTGCGTACGCGACACGCGGATGGTGTAGGCGGCGGTCTGACCGTAGGCGGCGGACGGGGTGCCCATCCACCGTTTCGACCTGATTTCCGTGTTCACCGTATACTGCTGGTTGTTCTTCGCGTCCGTCTCCGGGTCGGACGGCTCTCCGATGGTGGTGGAGAATCTGACGAGCGTGTCCGTCCCGTCCGCCTTCACTCCGTTGACCGTGTACTCCAATGTGGTTGTTCCGTCCTTGTTTGGGGTGACGGTCGGCGTGACGGGCGTGCCGCCGGTGACAACGCCCTGCGTTTGTCCTGAATCAGTGTCCTTGTATTCTCCGCCCACGGTCGATGAGCCGTCCGTGTAGGTCAGACCCTTGGGCAGTGTGACCTTGATGTGGTAGTCGGTCAGATAGTCGCCGCCGGTGCTGCTGTCGCCGGTCTTGGCGGTCGCGTTTATCACCCAGTCGGCGTGACGCTGTTCCTTGTCCAAATCGTAGATGGTCTTCGACACGGTGTTGGCCGTGTCTTTCTGGCTGGTGTGGATGCCGATTGCCGGACGTTCGCCCACGACGTACAGGGTGTCGCCCTTGTTGTTTCCGCCGGTGTCGCCGCCCTGATATACGCCGTCGTCGCTGAACGTGGCCTTCAGATAGGTTTTGCCGTCGTAGTGGAGGCTGGGCTTGCCTAGTTGTTTGACGAGGCTCGTGTAGTCGTCGCCGGTGATGGAGCGCGCGTATGCCGTCCACGTGGTCAAATCGTCCTCAATGTCGAGGTTGGCTTTCTTGGCGAGGTCGTTGCGTGTCCAGTAGTCAACCTGTCCGGTGGTCTGCGCCGTCCTGCCTGCGGTCTTGTCGTTGACCTGCATGGGGAGCGTGGCGCCGACGCTGATACGTGAATCGTATGACGTGTTGGCGGTATCCCATACGCGTGTGTCGATTATCTGCGCGGCGAGTACTTTGCCATGCTTGGCAGCCTGAGCGTATGTCGGATACCAGTCGAAATCATCATAGTCGGCCTTGGCTTGCGCGGTGTCGGTGGAGAAGTTGACGCCGTTGGGCAATACGCCCCATATGACGGGTTCCATGCCGTCATTGGTGCGGGTGTCCGACCACCAGAAGCGCGCGCCCCACGTGCCGTAGCTGTCGTGGACGGTGTATGGTTGGTCGGGATTGTCGCTTGCGGACAACGGGGTGAGGATGTCGGGGTCCCATTTGACCAAGTGGACGCCGAGCACCCTGCCGTTGCCGGTCGAATTCAGTTTGTTTTCGGCTGCGGTGACGATGCCGAACTTGGTGTTTTCCAACACTCGGTCGGAACCTTTGTATCTTTCCGCGTCCTGCCAGCGTCCGGTGGTCGCGTTGTCGCAACGTCCGACGGTGCGGGTGGATGCGTTCGTGTAGTACATGCTCTGGATGAATGCTCCGGGCAGTCTTACTGTCCAGTTGCCTGATGCCAAGTCGTCGTCGGCGACCGATTGGTTCGTGTTCGTATCGGACGTGTCGAGCGTCATGCCGGATATGCTGGTGGCCGACAGTGCGGTATCGGTGATGGTCACGTTGCCGGTCTGGTCTTTGCCATAATACTGGGCGGCGGTCTTGCCGTCCGTGGTGGCGGTGGGGAGGATGAACGTGAACTCGTCCACGTGCAGTGCGGCTACCTGCTGTTGGGTGAGGGAGCCGTCCATGTATGCGGTGGAGCATTTGCCGAATGAGGTGTACTGTCCGGCGTTGGCGCACGGGTAGTTCAACGTGTCGTAGCCGGTGAAGCTTACGTTGACGGTGGTGCCTTTGTCGGTAATGGTGCCGTCGTCGTAGACGGTGGTTCCGTCGTTGACGGACTCCTTATCCACGGTGATGGAGCTGGGGAAACTACCATTGTGGTCGAACGAGTCGCACTTCCTGTTGTGAGTGCTCTTTCTGTTCCACTTATAAGTGGTGGTTTGGTGGATTCTGTCCCAAAGTATCGGCTGCCATTGCTTTTCACCCGCATGCTTCGCATGCTTGTCGTCGTCGTCCTGAAACACGCTGGACACGTTCAGCTTGTAGCCGATGCTTCCGGTGGGCACTTCGATGCCCTTCAACCCCTTCGACCTGTCCTTCCAACGCATCGCGGTACGGACGAGCACATGCAGTTGGCGTCCCTGAATCTTGCCTTTGCCTTTGTTTGGCGCGGTAGCGTCACCCGTATTGAAATCGTAGGTGCCGCCGCCCGTAATTTGGTATTGCAGGCTTATGTTCAGGTTGAGTTTCGCGCTTACGGTCACGTCCTTTGGCGTGTCCGACATTGCCTTGTGTGTTCCGGTGTCGGTGGGATTGTTCTTGTTCCATGCTGTCCACGCCTGTACGGTCGGGCGGAATTTGTATCCGTGTGGCGCGGCTTTGACTTTGACCGCGAGCTGGATGGCGCTGGTGCCGGGGTTGACGGTCGGACTGTTGGAAGTCGGCTCCAACAGGCGATAGCAGGTGTACACTTGCGTCTTCACACCGTTGATGGTTTCGGTCGTGAGTTTCGGCTGATAGCCGGGAGTCTGGTCTACCCAACCCATTTGGTCGGTGTCGAACGTGACCTTATCCGCCGGATAAGGCAGTTCGAAATGGAAGCCGACACGGGTACGCTTGTAATAGTCCATGGTCGAATCCGGGGTGACGGTGTAATCGTAGTCGTAGATTACATCATCGAACGAGCGGACTATATCATTGCTCGCGTCCTTATCGTCGCCACGCTCATTGTCATTGTCGAATGGTGCGGTTCCAGTGACTCGGTCGGTTAGTTTGAGTTTCGACACGTATGCGGTGTCCGTGTCGAGCATGTCATGAATGGTAACGTCTTTAGCATCTTCCGGAGCGGATTGCGCTCGGATACTAGTGTCGGCGTGAACGTCCGACTGTGTTTGACTGTCAGCATTACTACTGCCGGTAATGTCTGACTAGGTGTTGCCACTATTAGTGTCGGCGTTCCCACTATTACTGGTGTCGGCTTGGACTTGCGTGGACGAATCCACCGTCAAATCGTCAGCCAAAGCGGTAGACGCGGACAATGCGCCACCACCGAACATTGTCGCCGTAGCCAAGATAAGCGCGGCAACCTTTCTCAGGCCGGGTTTCATAACCTTGAGCTTCCCTTCTGGAGAGTGTGTCATGAAAACGGGAGAAGGGCTGAAAAGAAGCCCCCCCCCGCGCGTTTTTTGATTGTTCAGTTATAAGTATGGAAAGCTGGTCTCAAGTACGGTTTGCAGGAGAGTTCCCAAGGCCAGCCTTCCGATTTTTGCCCGCTCCGACCATGCTTCTTCCAATCTTTGGCAACTGGTTGAAGCATGGTTTCATGTCGGGGAGGGCAAGGCTTTATCTGTTATTCGGCTTTATGGGCCGGTTTCTTCTTGTCCGGGTCGGATTCGGTTTCGGTCTCGGCATTGGATTGACCGTCGGAGGATTCTTCGGTCTGGCTTGCGGTCTTACGTTTGCCAAGCTTCTTGACGGCCATGGCCAACAGTCCGCCGACTGCGGCGAGCACGATGATGACCAGTCCGATGATTCCGGTGTTCACGCCGGTCTGCGCGAGGTCGCTTACGCCAGCGGTTCCAGCGCCTCCGAACAGTTTCTTGGTGACGTGAACCTTGTAATCCTTGGACACGAGTCCATCTCCGGATGTGACGGTGAGTGTCGCATCGGCACCATTCTTGTTGATGGTGATGCTCATTCCCGAATCCTTGTCGTATTGACCTACGACCGTCCACTTGTCGGGATTGTCCACAGCCACTTCGTAGGAGGTTTTGTTCGGGTCGAATCCGTTAATGAGCTTGCCGTCCACGGAGATGCCGGTGAGTTCCGCCTTGTGGGTGGCGGCGGTGATGTAGGTGACGGTGTAGTCATGTTGGGTGAACGTATTGCCGTCCGGAGAGAGCACGCTGACCGTATACGTGTAGGTCATGCCCTTGTGGGAACTGGACACTACGGCGCTTTGGCCAACCTTCGTCTCATAGGAGAAGGTGCCGCCTTCCGGAATGTCGAATTTGTCGGATGTGACGGGCACATACTTGCCGTCCTTGCCAACGTAACCGACGGATGCGAGGCTCGTGTCAGTCTGAGAGTCTGGTGTCTTGACCGGAGACTGTTCCACCGGCTCCTTCGGCTGGAATTCGGTGACGGCGGTTTTGACAGGACGGGTTACGGTCACACTGTAGGTGCGGCTTGCTCCCGTGGCGGTGTCGGTGACTGTCCATTCCTGTCGGTTGGATTGTGCGCTTTGGGTCACGTTTCCGGCTTTGACGGTTACTCCTGCCGGGGCTTCCGGTAGCAGGTAGGCGCTGGTGTTCGCGTCTTTCAATGCGACCACATAGTCGAGCCTGTTCGGATTCCAATTGTCGATGAGCGTGCCTTTTTCGGCTTTGCCGGTGAGATTCACGTAGATGCCGTTGAGTTTGGCGGGACTGTCCGGTTGGATGTCGGAGGTTTGGAAGTTGACTCGTACCGTGTAGTCCACGCCGTTCACGTTGACTGTGATGATTCGGCTGGTGCCGTCAACACTCAGTTTCGGACGGGATACTTCCGCGTCGAGACCATGTTCGGCGGAGAGGGAGAAGGAGTCCTTCGCGTCGGAGGCGGGAAGGTCAACGACTTTCTGATGGTTCTCATCAAAGTCCGTCTTATTGATTTCGTAACTCTTGGACTTGCCGTCGGAGGAAGTCTGGGTGAGCGTCATCTTCGTGAAGTTCTTATCCTCGGGACGAACGTCTCGGGTTCCCACCGTGTAGGCTTGTTCAATCTTGTTGCCGTGTCCGTCATCGACGGTCACGGTTCCCTCTGCTGTTCCGGAGAGCACGACGATATTATGCTCGTTGTCGGCACCCACCATGGTCTTGGGAGTGGATTCCCATTTGACGGTGGCTTTGTCCTTGTTGGACAGTGTGACCTCATGGTAGGAAGGACTGTTGTCCTTGTCGGACAGGCCCGTTGCGGAATATCCGGCGTGATAGGAACCATCTTCGTACTTGCTGAAAGGAGTCCCCTTATCGGTGCCATTGTTCAACGTGATTTCCTCGCCAATCGAATATTCGAATGGTACGGTGATGTCGAACTGCGGCAAGCCTTTATCCGGGTTCGCGTCGGCATGGTAGACGGCTGTGCCGGATACGATTGCTGTGCCGAGCTTATCGCCCGAAGTGATGTGTTGTTCCCTGAAGGTCGGTTCAATCGTAAACTTGGTGTTGTCGTCTTCGTTCAGTGAGCCGATGGTCACGGTGGTCGGACGGACGTTCACGGTCGGAGTGGTGAGGGACTGGTTACCACCCGCGTTCGGAAGATTTATGAGCGGAATCTGCTTATCTCCAACCTGCGCGTACCAAGTGTTGGTACGTGAATAATCTCCCAAGTTGACGGTCATATGCCAGATTTTGGTTTGTTCGGTCTGAACGTCCGTGTACTCGTAGTTGCCTGTGGCGACGCCGGTTGCGGATGTCACGTGAGTGGCGTTGTCCACGCTGACGTTCCATGCGATGTTCAGGCTTTTGCCGTTGGACAGTTTGACTGTCTTGACCTCATTGCCGTCCTTGTCAACGACCTTGCGGTCTTTGCTCACATGATAGGACTTGTTGGCGGGCACATTGGCTACGGCTTCCACGGTTCCGTCCGGGTTTTCTCCGGATACGGTGAACTGGGTGCCGTCGGCCAGAGTGATGTTCTCACCCGTGGAATATTTGAACGGGATGGAAACGTCGAACGCCGGATTGCCGTTCTTAGCGCCGACATGGTAGACGGCTGTGCCGGTCACGTCCACTTTGGCGAACGTGCCGTTGGCTGTGAGGCGTACGTCCTTCAGGTCGCCGTGGTTCAACGTGAACGTGTCGTCGGAGTCGTTCGTACGCACGGTGATACGTCCCGGAACCTTGTCGGACGGTTCGCTGGCCGTGTAGGATTGGTCGCCGGTTTCCGGATTGTTCGTGAACTGGAACGTCTTCCCTTCTACCTCACCGCTCCAAGTGTCGGTACGGGAGTAGGATTGGTTGACTTGAATCGTCCACTCGTATTCGGCTTTGGTTTCCGGGTCGATGGTCTTGTACTTCTGGTTGACGGTTCCCACGACGGTGGTCACATGGGTTTTGGAGTCAGTGGTCTTAGACCATGTGATTGGCAGTTCTGTGCCGTCGGACAGTTTCAGGCTGGTGATTTCCCTGCCGTCCTTGCCGACGACCTTGCCCGCCTTGTTGACGGTGTAGTCCTTGTTCGCGTAGTCCAACACGGCGGTCCTGCCGTTCTGTCGGATGGTGAACGGGGTGCCGTCCTTCAAGGTGACTTCCTTGCCGTAATCCTTCGTATAGTTCACGGTCGCGGCGAATTCGGGGAGGATTCCTCCTGCTTCCTTGGAGTATCCGGCTGTGCCGGTCTCGTGAATCATGCCGAGTTTGCCCGCGCCGGTGGTGGCTCCCGGCGTGATGGTCGGATTGGTGAGGGTCACGTTGCTGCCGTTGCTGCCGGTAACTTCCAGTCGTTGAGGAATGGTGTTGCCGGTCATGGACGCGAGCTGTTTTCCATCCTCGTCGGATGTGGTGAATGGGATGTCGTTGCCCTCATAGTTAGTTGACCAGCTGGCGGTGTTGGATGCGGTCACGCTCGTGTGCGTGTTCCAACCGTAGGCGTCGATTCGGGTTCCGCTGTCCCAGTTGAAGTCCATGATTTCGACTCTGGCGGTCGCGGTTCCGGTTTTGGTGACGGTGTAGCCGTTCCTGTAATCGTATGTGGGTTTCGACCAGTCGATTGCGGCTGTGGTGCCGTCCGACAGGCGGACGGTGTTTTCGGACGGATTGCCGTCCTTGTCCAAGGTCACGCCGTTCAGTGTGGCGTTCGCGGTGTTGGTGTCGCCTTGCACGACGAACTTCGTCCCGTTCTTTAGGGTGACTTCCTTGCCGTAGGTTTCGTCCACGTTCACGGTCAGTGTGACCTTGCGGCTTACGGTGTCAGACTCATCGAATGTGCCATTGTAGGTGACGGTGCCGGTCAGATGGCTGACGCCGACTTTACTGTGGTCGATGTTGAGGGTCGGGGTTTCAGCAGACAATGCGATAGGCTTGTCCTCGCCGTCAAGCGTGGCGGTGGCGGCTTCCAACGGGTCGCCGTCGTACTTGTCGATGGTGGCCGTATAGTTGCCGTCGCCGTCCTTCTCGTAGGTGACGGTCTGCTTTCCGTAGGTGGTTTGGAGTTTACGGCTTGTCGTGGTGGTCTCGCCGCCGGAAGTGGATAGCGGGGTCGTCGTATTGGCGTCGTCAACGGCCAACGCCGTCACAGCTCCCGTTCCCATGGAGCCGACGGCCATCACGGCAGCAAGACCCACGCCACCGATTTTCTTGGCGGCATTGTTCCAATTGTCACTCATTCAATGTCCTATCCGAAATGTGAAACGTTTCCTTTGCGGATTTCGTCTACCACCTTAGCGGACATGTATGCCGTCAACCTCGTATAGGTGGGAAAATACCTTGAAAAAAATTTCAGGGTGGACGGTATCCAGACTTTTGCCGGATTGTCCACCCCGAAAAAATCGTTTTGGGAAATGTCATGCCCTCTGGGGAAGGTTCGCTTTAAGCAGGGGTTCGGTGTCGGTGTGGTGTCCGCGCTTGTTGTACCAAGACACGACGCTCATGCCGCTGGCCTTGTCGCGTAGGGTGATGCCGTACTGTCCCTCATGCTTGCCGGTGCCGACATGCACGGCTTGGGCGGGTACCGGATTGTTCTGGTGCGAATAGTTGAACATGCTACGGAATCCGTCGGCGTCGTTCGCCTCGTATCCGACACGGGAACCGTATCCGTCGTAAAGGGTGTTGGTATGCTCTCCGCGAACCGCGAAGGACACTTCCTTGTCCTGATGGCGCATTTCGATGCTGTCCTGTGGAATGTTCATGTTGCCGGTCTTACGGCGCATGAGCTTGGCGGCGCTTTCGCTGTCCACCGGATGATAGTAGTTGGATGCGGCTTTGTTTCGACGGTCTGCGACTTTCGACTTGTAGTCCGCGTACTCCTTGTCGCTGCTGAACTCGCCACGGGCCTTCTCGACCTCGGTGCCTTTGTTGTTCATTTCGATGGTTCCCCAAGAGGTCACATGGTCTCCACTGGTCTTATTGCGGTAGAACTCCTTGCGGAAGTGCAGGGCGTTCTGCGGATGGCCGTTCGCCTGTTTGCCGGTACCGGCGCTGATGGCGCATTGCACGTCGTCCAGTCCTTCGGCTTGCATGGCGCGGGTCATTCGGGTCAAATCGTCGCCCGGAACGATAGCCATTGGGGAGCCACCCTCATTATGCGGGCGGGGGGCACGTTTCAGAAGACCGGTCTTCGAGTCTCGCTTCAAGGCTGGTGCGACGTGCGTCTTGCCTTCCTTGTCCATGTAGACGAACACTTCTGCGGAACGCGCGTCGGCATTGTTCAGACCAAGCTTATTCTCGTAGTAGTGGCGGGCTTTGACCTCCGCCTCCGCGAAGTCCTTCGGGTCGATGTGGTACACCTTCGCGTTCTCGCCTTCGAACGCGGCACGGTTGACCTGCTCGTTCGTTCGGGCGTTCAGGGTGTCGTACACCTTACCGTCCTTACGCCCCTCCAATTGTGCGGCACGACCGCCGAAACTGGTCTCGTCCAACGGCAGGTTCTCGCTGACCGGCTGGAACTTGTTTCCACGACACATGCTCAACGTGTGTTCCGGGGCCTCACGGTCATGGTTGATGACTCCGAAGCAGGTGTTGCCGGTGGACGCAATGGCGAGCTGTTCGCCGTCCTCGGTGCCGGTGATATGCACTCGTTCGTGAACCTCATGGTTTTTGAGCGTGCTGAAATTACGTCCGCTCGCGCCGACGTGCATCATCTCATAGCCGCTGGGCATTTGGGAGAGATTGTTCTTGTAGTACTTGCGCACGTTGCCGCGACGGTCAACGTACTCATGCCAGCCGACAGTCAAACCCCATTCAGTCCACTGTCCGATGGGGTTTCGCGGCTGTGCCGGATTGTAGGCCATGTCTTGTCCTTCCTCGACCTGATTCCTCCCCGAACGGGAGGTTTTTCCAACATCAGATTCCAGTCTACAATCCTCAAGGTCTATAAAAGGCGAAAGAAGGTAATCTACCGGTTTTTCTTACGCTTCGACTTCTTGGGAAAATGGTCGGAAACGTGGACGAACACGGTTTCAGCGAACACGCCCACATCCTTGGTGAGAATCCTCAAACCCTTCCACAGCAATCGTCCCCACGTCCCCCCCAATATCCAGAAGCCTACTATCAGGCCGAAAAGGGACAGGATGGATTCACGAATGTCCAGTCTGCCATCTGCGGGAACGTCGAACGACATGTAGATGACGGTCGCAAACAGGATACTCGCCCCGAGCAGGGTCTTGCCCAATACGCTTTTCCAACTCATTTCAACCTCCGGTCGTGTTCCTCCCAGCTCGCGTCCGCTGAATCCGCTATCGCTTCCAACATTTGGAACCCGTCCGGCACGGGGAACACGAGCAGTCTGACCAAATGCCGTCCGCCATGGTTCAGATTCTTAGACCGGACGAACGCCACGCCCTTGCAATAGTTCGACGTGGTGCCATGCCATGCGCCGACGTTCGTTCCCGCTTTCAGAATCGCGTTCACGCTTTCTGCGGTATTGTCCGGGTCGGCCTGCGCCACGCCATACGGGTAGGCGATGCTGGCGATGACGATGTACTTGCCGTACCCGCAGTAGGGTTGGCGTTTCCAACACTCCTCCGCGTAGGCGATGAGCTGTGAGCCGACCTTCTCACGCACGCCCAACGTGTTACCCCTACCCCACGTGGTCGCCTTGCGTTGACCATGCTGGCGGGCTTTCAAATCCGAATCCGTGTAATTGCTGGTAATCCAGATTTTGTCCGGCACGCTGAACTTCACCTCATAGCCGTCACACCATGCGGGACGCTCCCCCACGGGAATGTTCCTCCACATGCCGACCACGCTCGACGCCAATCCGCCCGTAATCTGATACTGCGGGTTCTCGTCGGAAATCGGAATGATGAGAATGTCCAGCAGATAACAGCCGGAAGGCGCTTCGATGGGCGATTGCAGGTAGATGGTCGAATGCCGGTGCAGACTATCATCATCGTCCCACAGGCGCACGTCGGAACCGGCGTCGATTATCGGCTTCACGGTTTCGGCGGCTCGTGCTGGGAACACGTTCCCGCCGTGGGGTGCCGACACCGTGACCACGGCCAGAAACCGTTCCACCTTCCACGCCTGTTTCATCGTTTTCAGATTCCGCCACTTGTCTTTCGCATACCGACGGATTCTCGCACGCCGTAAGGCACGCGTCTTTTCGGTCTGCACGGTGTCGGTGCCGCTCCACCATTCGACGGGGATGGTGATGGTCAGACGGTATCCGCCGCGTTTAACCGCTACGGTTTGACGAACCATGACGCTCCTCCGAACCATGACGATTCTCCGAACGGACGGTGGCTGCCGGACTCATGCACGCCCAGACAGTGCTGGCACATGGTCTCCCCGTCGTATGGGGTTTTCCTGACGCCGCAGCGGACGCAACGGCTGGTTCCCTTGTCGGTCGGATGCAGTGTGAATCTCATTTTCGGCTCCCCATCTCCAATGCGCTGATATCGGCTTTTAGAAGGTCGATGATGTCCTTACGGGTATGGTTGGTCTCGATTTTGCCGGAAACCCCGTGAAGGGCCTTTAAAGCGACGATACGGTCATGTTCGGCAAGCCACTCATCGTAATCCTTTTCGTCTGCGGGAAGACCGGTCTGAACGTAGGCACCATCGCAATACCGGCCACGAACGGTCTCATCATCAAGAGGCCGAACCGGCGAACCAGTCGGAAGCGCGATAGGCAAAAGCATGTTTTCTCTTTTCCGCTAGCCAATGTGGACTAATCCAGTCTAACGGAAACAACATTGGAAGAATCTGAAAAGCACGGAAATACGACGAAGAGAAAAACCAGCGAAACGGGAGGGGCGGGCTTTTTCTTCTTTAGGGAACCCGGGGTAAAGGATTCTCGCTTGTTAACGGTTCACACGGTTTCAGATTTTATCCGGTTTTCTTAAGCAATGAGAAAAGCCAGTGAGCGGTAATCTAAGTTAAGGATTAACCCGTCTCCATTCCCCGACATAGGGGGGTCACGTCTGTTGGCCTCTACCCAGCAAAAGCATTTTTCCTATATTTTTTGCTTTTTCAAATTTTTTAAAATTTGAGCCCATATATATTATGTATTAGTTATGTATGTTATGTATATTTATGGGGATGCCTGAAAGCCCTTGTGGCAGTAAGGCTGAGAGACTGTTCTTATATTCAAATTGTGAACTTTTCATATTCAAATTGTGAACTTTCATATCTAAATCATAAACTTTTATATTCAAATCATAAGTCAAAAATAGGCAAAAAATGTTTTTCCATACTCAAATTGTGAACAATAGGGTGCTGTAGACAGTGTTGTTGAAAACCTCATAAAATACAGCCCACAGCCTACAATAAAGAAAAAGAGAACCCCTCTGCAATAGGCAGAACAGGGGGGTTCGCTAAAAACCAGAGTAAAAGGAAGTGGTTTCATGTCCAATGATACACCAGCCGTCAACAAAAAAGACATCAGCTATTCCCCTAGCCTCATGTCGCAGATTGCCATGTTCCCTCTCAAGAACCCCGGTGACGTCCGATTCGTGGAAAGGACGAACGGATGCGTGTCCGTGGCGGTAATGCAATCGATGTGGGGTTGGACATATGGGAAGATACCCCGCCTATTTCTGATTTATACTCGTTCTTTGGTGCAAACAGGCTCCGACAAAGTGGATATGGAGCACCATATCGTCAAGATAGATAAGTCTTTCCACTTATTCTGTGAACAGGTTGGATTGGCGGCTGGAACCAGTGTCAAAGATGTCGAACAGTCTCTTCTTTGCTTATCCGGAACGACTTTCACGATTTCCCTAATCGGCAAAAGTCCTAATGGGAGACATTTCATAGAGGGGCGTAACCTACGTCTTGTGAGTCAATTCCATCTGCGTTTCAATAACTCCAAGTTCGACTATCCGGGTTTTAAAGATGATGGAGACCCGTCTTCTTATATCCAGTTCTCTGAGGAGATGTGGAGTATGTTCACTGACAATCCGGTGCCGTTGAACAAGAGAATCACCTTCGAGCTTGGCAAGTCGGCTAGAGCATTGGATATCTACCAGTGGCTTGCCTATAGAGCTTATGGGTTGAAGAAGCCTTTGTTTGTTCCATGGCAGTCTCTCAAGGCTCAATTCGACATATCGGATACGCCCATGTATTCATTTAAACAAAAGTTCAGTAGAGCCTTAAACAAGGTATGTAAGGCTTGGCCTGAAATCAAAGTCATATGCGGGAAAAACGGGCTAACCTTATACCCCTGCAAGAGTTCTCTGGACTCCGAGGAACCAGTCCAAAAGACTCCCCAACCGGTGAAGCCAAGGCAGGTGGAACTAAACCCGTTTGCCTAATCCAGCCTTCTCAATGAGTAGAAACGTATTCTCCTGTTTTCTATCGTCGGGCTTACACGTGGCAAACCGTTAATTAGTTAAGAAAAGAGCGGTCATATGATTGACAATAGCAACGAAGGCTACCTTCTGAAAGTTGCCGACAATCTGAAACTTATACCCATCGCTGGCGTCTTCCCTATAGAGAATACGGGAGCTGAGTTCTTTGAGAAAAGGAACGGAACGGTCACGGTCAATATTGCCCCGGAAAGAGGAAAGTGGGCTTATGGGAAGATTCCTAGGCTTATTCTTCTCTACTTGAGTTCTTTAATCATGGAAAGGTCTGAGAAAGTCGATTTCGACAAAAAGACTATAGTCTTTAACGAATCATTCCGTTCTTTTTGCAAGCACTCTGGCCTAACATATTACGGCGGTTTGGCCGAAAAAGTAGACGAGATGCTGAATCGTATACTGAATACGACTATCCAGTTTAGGGGCCGGTTCGACGCGAAGGAAGAACGAATACTGGCCGTGGGAAACTATCGGATTTTCGATTACGGAGAATTCCACTTTCACGACGTGGACACTTCTCGGAAAACATATATCAGATTATCTGACTTGCTGTGGCGGATTCTTACGGAGAATTGCGTCCCCTTGAACAGAGGTATCGCCGCCCAATTAGGACGTTCCCCCAGAGCTTTGGATATCTACCAGTGGCTTGCCTATCGAACATATGCCCTGAAAAAGCCCGTCGTCGTTTCTTGGGAGAATCTTCGGAGTCAGTTCGATTCAGCGGATACGCCGATGTACTCTTTCAGACGGAGGTTTTGCCGGTCGTTGGAGAAGGTGTCGGACGCGTGGCCGGAGCTGGCGACTTCCGTTGGGGAAAAAGGATTGACGCTCTATCCCAGCAGAAGCTCCCTCACTTCGGGAAAAGGAAAGGAAAAGGCTTTCGGACAGGGGGCCGTCTCTTCCGCAAAGGAGTCCGCCATGACGGAAAACCCGTTCTAACAAAAAGCTTGGGGCACCGGTTTTTCGATGCCCCAAGCTTTTTGTTGGGAAACGGAGGGGAAAGAGCTATGCGACAACGTCGTTGTACATGGCGAAGTTTTGCGCGTCGGCCATATCCCATGCTGTGAATTCGACTTCCTTCAAGGACTTGTCGTATCCGCAGTTTCGGAGCGCGTAGCGTGCCGCCGCGTCGATGCCTTTGCCGTAGTGCCCGTCGGCTTCCGCCTTGTCACGGAGTTCGGCAATGCCATGCAAGGCCGCGCTGATAGCCATTCCGGCCATTTTCGTCACGTCATTGTCCGCGCTGATGGAGAACGGTTGCCAATCGCATGCGCCGCTTTTCTCGAACACCCAGAATTGCATAGCCACAGGCTTGCGTCTGGTGCGTTGGAATGCTTCCGCCGGACAGTTCGCAACCGCCTGACGGTAGAACGACGCCTGAATGTGATAACCGTATTCGATGACATGCTTGTGGAAGTCCGTGGCGCTGGCACTGCTCGCGGTCTTCAAATCCACGAGATAGTCAACGCCGGTCGGAATCAAATCCGGCTTGGCTTTCAATCCCAAGCCGGTATCGTCATCCGTCCACACGATGCACTGTTCGCATGTGCCTTTGCCGATAAGGTCGTACATGTCGGGACGGGAGTCGATGATGTTCTGCTTCATGCGTTTGAGCAACTGCATATCCTTGTAGGATACGACGATGTTGCCCATCGCCTCTTGCGCTTCACGCCATGCTTTGTTGGCTTTGTTTTGGAAGGTCTGCCCCTCGTCAAGGCATACGACCTCGCTCGTGTTCAACAGGTAGGCGTGGAATGCGGTTCCGAACTTCATCGCGTCAGTCGGCGTATGGTCGCCCAACAGTCGGTCGTAAGCCCATTCCTTCGGATTTTTCAGGAACGCTTTCAACTGGCTCTGGTCGAGCGCGTCCATGGCGAAGTATTCCTCGTCGGTCGCGTCGATGATTTTCGCTTGGCTCATGGAGGATTACTCCTCTTCGTCTCCGGTGATGGAAGTGTCTTCGCCTCGCGCTTCGGCGTCGGCCTTGACCGCGTCTTCGTCGGGCAGATGCACTTCGACCTTGTTGGTTTCGGCGTTCTGGAAGATAACAGGCTCCTCATAGTCGATGGGTTCGCCGGTCTGCGGGTCGAACTCCGGCTGGAGCTTCATGTTGTCAACGTAGTTGTAGGGGTTTCCATCGGCTTCGGCCTGTGCCCGGTCGATTTCCTCCCACGCGTCCTGCCATGCGGCGTACTCCTCCGCATAACCCGGATATGGTTCGATGTGGCGAATCTCCCAGTCGAGGAATTGTTTATCGGTGATGGGCTGGGATGGTTCGAAACTGTTGGTCAGAGAGTCCGGAATCGGAACCGTGTATGATGCTCGGTTCCTTTCCTCCTCCTCGTCGGTCATCGGTTCGTCGAATACTACTTCGGAGTGGCCGTAATCGGTTGCCATTTTGGTCTTCTTTCTGATTTGCGCGGACATTTCCAAATATTGGACGGTTTCCAACCACATGCCGTGTGGCATTTCAAGTGGGTTTTTCTCCCACCGTTTATATGTGCTTGTTGACACGTCCAGTACTTCGGCTGTTTCAGCCTGTGTTTTTCCCGCTTGTATTCGAAGGTTGCGTAATGAGATGTTTCCCATTTTTTTAGACAACTCCTTTCCTACAAGTTTCAACCCAACTATAGCATTGGTTCACTTTTGAGCCAAATCGTATGATTGAGTATGCTGATAATCCTTGAAATTCAAAGGGACACGCCTGATTTCACAATAGTTCAAATATGACCTATACTTGGACATGTCCACATAAAAGAACTGACTTCCTCCACTCATGTCAAAGCATGTTCAAACTGTTTTCCGAATGGAAAAGGTTCATGCCTGATATTGGTGTGAGAGGAAAACGAAAATAAAGGAGAAAGCCAAAAATGGCAGAGCAAGAGCAGTCCGCGTCAGTGCCGTCCACGCTCGACGTGTTCCTCCCCCATATCACTCTTGGACGTTGCTCCCTCTTCGAGCCTTACGTTTTCAAGCAGAGCGACGATGACAAGAACAAGGACAAGGTTCCAAGTAAGCCGTCCTACATGTTCCGTGCGATTCTCGACAAGCGTCGTGACCGCGCCATTATCAAGAAGATTTCCGGCTATCAGAACGCATATATCGAAGAGCTGAAAGCCAAGCGCATGTTCGACAAGCGTGCCGCAATCCACTTTGCCCTCGTTGACTGCGATAGTGAGGAAGTCGAGGATAAGGACACCGGCGAACTGGTAATCATGTCCGAACGTGATTCCTCGCTGAGGGGCAAGTACATGCTTTCCGCCAAGTCTCGCGCAACCGAACCGCCGAGCGTCGGCTGGGTCGATGACAAGAACATCCTCCACCCCATGCCGAAACATTTCATCGTGAACGAGGAAGACCCCGATTCCGTTGAAGAGTACGAACGCCGACTCGACTTCTGGAAAGACAAGGTGTATGCGGGACAGTATGCGAGTGCCGTGCTTCGTCTTTCCGGCTGGCATCAGGCCAAGATTGGTCAGGGTGTGACCGGTCGAATCAAGAGCGTTGTCATTATCGGCGGCGGTACTCCGGCTGGCATCATGTCCCTTGAGGATGCTTTCACCGAAGAGCAGATTGCTGAAATGGTCGCATGGCGTGACCAGATGGTACCGGATTACGAGTCGGGCGACGACCCGTGGAACAAGCGTGTCAAGCTTCGTTCCAGTTCTGACGTTGACGATTATGCTGAGGATGACGATGTGGAGGAAGAGGAGACTCCGAAGCCGCGTCGCAAGGCGAAGCCGGTCAAGCCGGTCGAACCGGAACCGGAAGAAGAGGACGACTACGAGTATGAGGAGGAGGCTCCGAAGCCGCGTCGTAAGACCAAGCCCGCCCGTAAGGTGAAGCCGGTCGAACCGGAAGAGGAATACGACGGCGTGGAGGAAGAGGAGGTTCCCGCTCCCCGACCGCGTAAGACCCGTAAGCCTGTCAAGGAAACGGTCGAAGACGATTACGACTCCGACTTTGACGAGGGTGCGGACACCGAATGGTGATTGACTGATTCTAAAGAGTTATCCCAACCTACAAGTTTCTGTTGTAGGTTGGGATAACTCTTTTTAGGCTAGAACATCACGCCGCTGTTGCCGTCACCACCGGTGGACGGTTGCGACGGTGTAGCCGGTGTGGATGGAGTCGATGGTGTGGACGGGGTTGACGGCGTGGACTGCTGTTGCCTTGGAGCCGTATACTGCCGTTGCGGCGTATACGTGTACGTGTATTGCCGTTGCGGCGTGTAAGTCGGCTGGGACTGCTGTTGCTGTTGGGCCTGCTGATTTTTGGCCTCCTCCTCGGCTTTCTTCTTATCCTCTTCCGCCTTCTTCGCATTATCCGCGTCGGTCTTGGCCTTGCTGACCTTGCCCACCACATCTTGCAGACTGGACACCGCCTTGTTGGCGTCGGCCACATTGTCAGCCGTCACCTGCGTATCTTTCCACTGTTTGACGAGACTGTTCATGGTCTTCTTATCCGACGAATCCGGAGCGTCGCCAAGTTTTCCGGCTTGGTCGATGAGACTCTTCAACTTATTGGACACGTCCACGCTCTTCGACTGCAACGCCTTCCGATACGCGTTGTCGGTCGCCTTGTATTGAGCGTTCAGCGCCTTCATTTTCTTGCCGATTGCCGCTTCGGTCATCGGATTTCCTTCCGTGGCCTTGCTGAGCTTGTCACACTCCCCCAGCGTGGTCTTGTCGTCCTTCACGAGACTGTTCTTGATTTCCTTAATCAGGTCTTTCGCGTCGGCCACACGCTTGTCCCAATTGTTTTGGGCTTTCGTGAGCGAATCCTGCTTCTTTTGGATTTCAACCTGCCGGGCCTTCTCGGCTTGGGCGTGAGTGTATGTCGAATAAGCGTAATAGCCACCACCGCATAGAAGCGCGATACCGGCCAGAATCACCACGACCATGATAATGATTTTACGGATTCTGCCACCATCGCCTTCACCGTCGGTGGTGTTTTCGGCTTCGGCATCATCCGCATAATCCGGCAGTTCGCCGTCGAATTGTTGCGGCGGAAAACCGGAGGACTGTTCTACGGGCGTACTGTCGAACTGGTTTGCCTGTATACTGTCATCCCAGAAACCGTCATCCTCCTGTTGTGGCGCGGATTGTTGTTGCTGGGGTGCCGACTGTTCCTGACCGTTGGAACCATCCTCCCACCATTGGCCTTCACCATGGTCGTTGAAGATGCTGTTTCGACGGTAGAAGTCATCATCCGGCTGGTTGGACTGTTCGCCGTTCTGCTGGTTCGCCGGTTCGGTGTCGGATTGGCTCACCGGCGTATTGTCGTACTGGTTTTCCTGTCCGCCGTCGAATGGGCTTGCCTGTCCGCCGTCATCCGGTTCAGGCTGTTGGGCTGGAATCTCATCTCCCCAAATATCATCGTAGGCTACCGGAGCGGCGTTCTGTCCATACGGCGAATTGTCGTCACTGCTCCCCCATATATCCGGCTCGTTGGACGGCTGGCTTTCCGGCATACCGTTCAACTGGTTTGCTGTTTCGCCTGTGGGATTGTCTCCCCAAATATCCTGCTCACCGTCCGACTGGATTGCCTGTCCGCTGTCCGACTGTTGAACCGGCTGAACGTCGGATTCATCTCCCCAGAAGTCTTGTTCGCTGGCCTGCCTGTCCGCCGTTTCATCATTCGACTGTTGGACTTGCCTGCCTGTGGGATTGTCTCCCCAGATATCCTGTTCGCCGTTCTGTTGGAACGCCTGAACGTCATCGGACTGTTGTTCAGGCATACTGGTCTGCTGTTGCGCCGGTTCGCCGGTATTCCAGAAATCATCATTTGACTGGTTTGCCGTTTCGCCGTTCGACTGTTGCGCCTGACCGTCGGCATACTGTTGTTCCGGCGAATCAACACTCCAAATATCCGCTTGACTGTCCTGCTGGCTGGCCGGATAATCGGCTTGTTGCGGTTCCGCCTGTTGTGGCATGTCATCCATCCGCCAGATGGAATCCTGTTCCGCCTGTCCAACGTTCTGCCTGTCCGCCGTTTCGCTGTTCTGTCGCCCATCCGGATTGACGGTATTCTGTCCTACCGTGGAGGCATCGGACTGTTCCCGCATGTTCCACATGGAGAACGGGTCTATGTCATCTTCAGACTGCTGGTTTCCCGCTACACCGGTTTGCTGTTCTGCCGGTTCGCCGTAAAACTGTTGTTCCTGCTGGAAAGCTGACTGCTCTTCCGTTCCAACAGCCGACTGTCCGACCGGCTCACCGTAGTATTGCTCAGCCGGTACGCCGTTTTCGACGGGGGACTGTCCGACCGGCATACCGGAATCCTGTTCAACCGTTTCGCCTGTATCGGACGATGGGGAACCCCACGGGTCTTCCAACAGACTGTCGATATCGATGGAATCCTCATCGACCGTACCATCATTCTGCTGGCTGACCGGTTTCACATCGACCGGCTCCACCGGTTGACTGTTGAAACGTGGAGGCGGCGTTGTGGAGGACTGGTTTTCACTATCGGACGGTACGGCGTCATTCCGTTCCGCCTGTCCACCGTTCCGCCTGTTCGACGTACCATCATCGTTCCGGGAAGACGATTCTCCACTCGACTGCTTCGCCGTCGCACTGTTTTTCTTCCTCACAGTCGAAGAGGTGTTCCGCTTCGCCGGAGACTTCTTTTTCCTGCCCGCCGGTTTAGCGGCGGACTGCTCCACCGGCATGTCGGACATGTCCATCAAAAGAGACTCATCCAACCGGTTGTTGCCAATCAGAAAATCATCCTGCTCAGACATCTGCGAAACACCTCCAGACTATGATGGTCGGACTCTTACAAGCCCTGCTGTGCGGACTCTTTGGCAAGACTACGAGCGGCGGCTACCGCGCTCACGTGGGGCACGTCAACTCCAGCCGCATACAGTTTGCTCGCATGAGCTGCGGCGGCGGCACCTTTCAACGGTTCGTCCCGGTCTGCCACGTCACGACCGTCTTCACCGAATCCGCCTTCGGTCTCCAACCGGCTGGGGGAGTGGCTGTCATCCTCGTACATGGCACCGTCGTCGGGTTTTTCTGCGGCGGCGGGCACGGCCACGATGATGTCATCCCATGACCAGTGACCGGCCTCATCATTGCCTTTCGGGGGATTGTTCTCCAACATGTGCTCGCGAAGGATATCGCTCCAGCTTTTCCCATGCTTGTGGTCGTCCTCGTAGAAGCCCTTGTAAACGCAAGCCTCCTGACCGACAAGCTCGGCTATGCCGCAACCACGGGACACTCCAGCCTCGATAAGATAACTCGGCACAGTTGGAGCGTTCTTCGCATCATTCAGCACGGTGCCACGAACGGTATCGTTGACCTTGTCGCCCAACAGAATCTTCGACGGAAGATTGGTCCGGACACTCGGGTCAAGACCATTCTGGCTGGTTGCGGACTGGGCCGCATACATGAAGAAGATACCGCTGAAACGAACCGTCTGGCAGATTTTCAGCAACGCCATATAATTCATCGCACGGATACCCTTCTCGTATTCGGCTTTGATACGGGTCGGATTATCCTTCGACAATCCCGGCGGAACGGTCAACGGTGCCGCCCATTGCGCAATCTCATCGCACACCAACAGAATCGGCGGATACTGTTTACGGACTGCCTCCGGCAGACCCCACCAATTCTCCTTGCCATACTGGTTGATGACATTCGCACGAACCGTGCTCAAGTCCAGAATGTGTTGCAAGGTGGCCGCGCAGGATTCCATGCTGTCGCAACCCCAACCATGGTCGATGACCCACGGACGGCACCATTTGAAATCGACGCTCTTGTACTTGTCGTCGCATACCGCGAGTTGGCATCCGGCTGATACTGCGGCATATACAAGACAGTTGATGACCACACTCTTACCGCCATTGGAAGCGCCCGCGACCAGCACTCCGGACGCGTCCTTCCAATCGTTGTACAACAGGTCACCGGTCTCACGTCCACGGTCGGGAAGCTTCATACCAAAGTAGGCGTGGCGCAAATCGCTTTTCTTCCAGAACTCCTTCGGCGGATTGATGACCGCAGGGAAGGTCGGCGGCACTCCCGGATACACGGTGATGACACCGTTCTCGGCATCAGCCTTGAAGAACCAGCCTTCACCGCCGATAATCTCAACGGTCTCCTGAATCTTCGTATCATGCTTGGAAGGACGATACGTGGCCGCATTGCCTTTGATACGGATTTTCCAACCACCCTCAGCGGTCGGCGTCAGACGAATAAGCCACGGATACTTCTGCAAGCCCAACGCCTCAGCGAACTGTTGGCGAATCGAAATGGTCTTATCGTCCATCAACTGCAACAGCACGACGCTCTTGGAACTGGTGCGCGGAATGAAATCGATTACCTTCCATGTCATGCCCGGCACATGTTTGATGGTCGGGTCTGTACTGTTGGCATAATTCAGTTCGATACGGGCGACGGTATCCTTCTGACGGGCTTCGCCCATACAGTCGGCGGCGTCGATTTCATCACCGTGTGCCATACCCTCCGTGAGAAGCTTCTGCATCTCCTTATCGTCGGTAGACATAGCCATCGGAGCGATGTAGGCGTAGAGTCCGTCCGGGCTGATGCTGTCAATGAGATAGCCTTCATATTTTTCAGGCTGGCGTGCGGCCTTCTCCTGAATTTTTCGGGTCAGACGCATCATATCGTCGGGATTGTGCGCGTCGAACCCGTCAGGGAACATTTTGGATAATCCGATTTTGATTTTCGGTCTGGTTTCAGGCATTGTGGTTTCCTCCTTCGAATGCGTGGGGTTGACTGATTGGTTTCAACGCTCCGAACCGGTCTTCGTAGAAGCCTTGTCCGGGTAGCAGTTGGAAGCTGTGGTTTGCGAGACGGGTGATGAGATGGCTCGCCTGTTCCCTGTTGGATGGGAGTACATATTCCTCGATGGGGGAGTACCCTAAGTGGACGTGACCACTATGGGAGATGACGTTCTTCAAAAGGGAATGCTCCTCCATGGGGAACGTGGATGATACAAGCACCAGATACACGCGCAGTCCGGAGATTCCGGTTTCGACTTCCCGTAGGCGTTCCTCGACGGCACGTAGATAATATCGGTCTTCGGTCTCTATGAGCGTGTCCAAGTCCTCGAAGACAAGCAGAAGCGGACGTGGGGTCGGGTCTCCTTCCACTCCATGCTTTTCGAGGCATGTTCCACGCCGTCTGATTTCAGCCACCGTCCGGTCAAGCACCTCCAACGTTTCGGCCTTTGCTTCATAGTCAACCTGACTGACGATGGGGGAGGGGAGCGGCTTGCCCTCGAAGTCGAAACGAATGACCGCATACTGTGCGGACAAAGCCTGCAACATGATGGAATCCGCAAGCATGGTCTTGCCCGAACCATGATTGCCGCTGATGGTCAGCATGTTCTGATTGCCTTCTTCAGTACGCCATTCGACCGGAAGGCCGTGAATATCATCACCTAGAATGAACGACATTTTTCTGGAATTCCCCTCCTTTGGGATTGTTGGAAAAGACGAGCCGGAAGAGCGGGATGATTACCATTCCTCTTCCTCCACGTCCTCGTCCTCGACGTTTTCCGAACCGTTGTTGGAAGTGAAGATTTCCTTGATATCCTCCACGTCGAGCTTTGTGAACTGTTCCGCAGCTCGCGGCATGTACTGCTGGTAGTCGATGGGTTCCGGGTTCGGAATGTCGGCAACGAGCTTAGCCAGTTCGTCCTGACCGCCCGAATACCATGTCTGCACGGCCATCAGAGTGCCTTGCATGCTTTCGTACATTCCACGACCGACCGGGATTAGACCATCCTCGTTCTTCAACGACTTCTGGGTGCGGTTCGCTTCGGAGAGATTCTGGGCGCTGACCACGCCTGCGGGGGAGTCCATTCCCAAGAGGATGCGGCCCAACGAACGGAAGAACGCGTTGCCGTTGTACTTCTTCATATCGTCCATCGTCAAACGCTGAGCGCCGAAAATGCATCGGATGCCAGCGGTACGACCCTGCACGATAATCTTGCTCAACGCGCTCATCGTCCGGGCGATGGAAGCGTTCGTGGCGGACACGGCGGCATTGTCGTTGGCAATCTGCATGTCCTTCTGAGGATTCTGCGTGGTTTTGCCGGTCTCCTGCAAGTACGAGTTGAACTCATCGAACAGGATGTTCAACGGTTTCAGATGCTTGCGGTCTGCCTCCTCCACGTCATCCGGATTCAGTTCGAAGATGTTGCCCACGCCATACTTGTTGTTGATGCGCACGCGTTCGGCCATCTCCTCACGCGCCCAAGAAATCACAGCCTCCGTCTCACGCAACTGGTACAGGCCGACGAACGCCAGAGCCTTCGGCTTCGCCCACTGGGTGAAATCGATGCAACCCTTCGACGGGTCGATGAGAATGATGTCCTCGCCTTTCAGCAAAGCCTCCGCAATGACAATCTGCGACGCGGACGACTTGCCACTACCGCTCTTACCGCTGATGAGCAGATGTGGCGTGGTCTTCGTATCCCAATACACGGGATTACCCAAATCGTCCACGCCAATCGGGAACTTGCGACGGTCGCACTTCTTGGCCGCGTTCCAATCGGCCATGACGCTTGTCGGGAACGGACTCTTCTTCGCCAACACCATGGAGAAATCCGTGCCGTAGGCTTGGATGATTCGACCATACGGATAATTCGCTTCGGTGAGGAATTTGCCGATATTGTATTGGGGTTTGTCCAAATCCAATCCGCCCGGAATCTGGAATTTGGCGAGCAGGACTTCCTTGTTGTTCGGAAGCACACCCAACGATTCGACGGTCGGCGTCTTGCCGGAACTGTCCTGAACTCCGGCCACACCCCAAGCGTCAGACAAGGCTAGTTGAATGAGTTCCTTTTGGGCGGCTCTAATCTTCCAATGGGACACACTGTCCGAGTCGGTGCCCAAATACGGGTTGGAGCACAGCCAGACGGTCGCACGGTCCGCCGACTGCCAATCCCAATACACTCGTTCGGAACCGACGGCGGCACTGATGTTCGCGCTTTTCCTGCGCACGTCGGCAACGGTTCCGCCACGTCCCAAATGGAATCCGATACGCCAGATGGCCGTGTCCTTGCCCATCTGCTGACAGGAGTCGATGACCACTTCCGCACGGGATGGCATCACGTCCATGAGCGCCTTGTAGATGAGCGCCTGAGCGTAACGACGGTATTCCGGACGGGAACCGGTCAGACGGTCGATTCTCAAAGGGGCGTTGTCCGCCATGACCAGCGAGGTGATGCCGTTTTCCTCGATGAGTCCGACGAAATCCTTGGACGGGTCTAGACTCGATAGGTCGTAGCGCATGAAGTCGGACGTGCGGTCTGGTGCCGTCAGCATTTCCGGCATGAACGAGATAGACCAGCCCTCACTGGTTTCGGCAATCTTCTCTTCGTCGTAATTGCAGACGGGAAGATTCAGTTTCGAGCCGACGATATCCTGCCAAGCCTTCTGGTCTTGCTTGAACCGGCGGGACAGCTCGATATACCGGTTGAACGATTTGCTTTGCGTCAAACCCGCCGGACGATACTTGTTGCCCTTGTCGTTCAGTCTCGTTTCGGGTTGTGCGGCGAGCATGAACGAGTTCTCCAAGTCGGAGAAGATAGGCATTTTGATGATGTCGGCGGGGCTGAACGGGTTCGCCAGCCATTCCAATCCCAATTGGGTGATGAGAGCGCCACCACTGGGAGGATTGTGCAACAGCATCAGCCATGCCGCCTCCTCCTCATCGTCTGCGGCGGCGTCGATGACCTGAACGAGCGGCGGACGTTTATGCCATTCGTTCTGAGCGCAATAATCGTAGGCGATGTCGGCAACCAGTTGGGCGATTTTTGCTCCGACCTTCTTCTTGGTGATGTCGGGAATGCAGGACTCGTCCTTGCCGTATACGATTCGCACTAGGCTTGGGTCGAACTGCCAGCCGTTCTCCTTGATGGTTTTGGCGGCGAGCAGGGCTATGAAATTGTATCCGCTGGAAGTGGCGGAGGAGCGCAATGGTTCCACACCGGCCTTCAATACCTTCTCATTGCTTCTTGGGGCGTCATACTGGTCTTGCAAGCGGACGCGCATGACGTGCATCGGATTCTTGCGATGGCCGACCTTCTTGACTTGGGTGACGTAGGCTCCTCCCCACATCTTTGCCAAGTCGTCGCTTTTGACCCAACCGTCCAGCATGCGTTGCGCTTTTACAAGTTCACGCCAATATGCGGTCTGCTTCTTCTTGTCGAATTTCGTCACGAGCGACAGGAACAGAAGTGCGGGAAGACTGAGCGTCGTGGGAATGTCCACGAACCCCAAATATGCGCAAGCTCCCAGTATAACAAGAAGAATAACAGCGGAGACGATGGCGGTGGTCTTCTGCGACGGTTTACCTTTTTGCAGGAAGGCGAACACGCTCACACCCTGATAGATATGCCGACGGTCTACAAGACGGTCACGCCAATGGATGACGCCCATGACCGACATGAAACCGAATATCATGTTGAACGGTATCGTCCACAATCCGCATCCACGACTGGCGTACAGGCCGACGAACCAGCCGACCCACCATGAGACCCTATGCACGGCAAGCCAGTCGGACTTGGACATGAGGTCTGTGAATGTCTCGGGGTTCTCATCGAACTCGTCGTCCTTTTCGGGACGGGAGTAAGGTTTCAGCCCGGAGAACATATCTTTCCAACGGTAGTAGACGTTGAGTTTCTTCGGGTCTATGGGGTCTGTCTTACGTGCGGGCGTCGGATAGGTGGCCGTGGTTCCTCCTACGAGGATTCCCAGCCAGATGAACGGCATGAGCGGAAGTCTCAGTAAAGTCCAGAGGATTACGCCGATGATGATTATGAGTCCACACCAGAAGCCGCTCCAGATATGGGTCGGCTCTTTGCTTCTACTGCGGCTTCGTCCACCGCGATTCTGTGCCATCGAGGACTCCATTCATTATCTGTTTTTTTGAATGTCGGAAATCTATTAACGACACTAATGGACTGTTTGTTGTAAACCTTTTGAAAACAGGAAAATTGTTTGGGGGAGTTTGGGGCTGGTTGGGGTGTTTTCTTGGCGTGTCGTCGTCTTGGGTGGCGAGTTATTGTAGAAAGTTTAGGTTCGTGCTATACTGAGAATGTCCACAAAAAAGAGTCGCCATAAGGAAACAAATTATGACCTAAAGAAAAAGGAGAAAACAAAATGGCAACGCTACTTATCTCGATTGGCACGTTCATCGTCTACTCGATTTGCGTCATCGTCCTCGCAATCGGAGGACTGTCCATGACCAGTGCAGGACAGACGTTCGAAACGATGTTCAACAACTTCTTCGGAACAGTCATCCCCTCAATCGCCGTCGGAGCATTCGACATCTTCACGTTCCTCATCTTCGTTGCCATCCTCCAAACCATCATCTGGTGCTTCCGAATCGAATTCCATGAGGGCAAACTGCGTGATATCCCCATCGACTGCGTGCTCATGGCAATCGTTCCAATGCTCTACGTTCACTGGAACCCCGGAGATAATTTCTGCCTCCTGCTCGCACTTATCGGATACCTCATCCCCACGGGTGTCATGTGGATGAACACCATCCTGCTTCGCCTCGGAAAGAACGGGTTGGATGGAAGGGAATCCCAGTACAAGAAGGCCGACGGCAGGGTTTCTCGCTAAGATTCTTCTAGATGTTCGAACACCCGTCCGAACTTCCTAGCAAAAGGCTGAACTCATGTCCCACAACAAAAAAACCATCACCATAATCACAGCAGTCGTCCTAGTGTTGGCGCTCGTCATCGGATGGTGCGCATGGCGCAAGCACGTCACGTCCACCAAAGAGACCCAAGCCAGTGCCAACACCAGCTCCTCCAGCTCCACCAACAAGGCCAAAAAGAAAACCCCAGTCTTGTCCGACAAACAAAAGGAACAGAACAAGACCATCGCCCTCCAAATGGAAAAAGACATGCGCAATTGGGGAGTGGACTCGCTCGCAGACCCACACCAGTGGGCCAAACAGCCAGCCGACCAAGTATTGGCCGCATTAAGAACACCAGACAATATCGAGACTCCGGCGGACATGCCCACCTCCATGAAAATCAATCAAGGATGGGGAGGCAACGCCCCCTCCTACGTGTGCAACACCTCCGACTACCAGTCCTTATGCGACACCATGCCCACTTCCCAAGCATGGTGGAAGAACGAAGTATGGGGCACCGGAGCCAGATGGGTCAAAGACCCGACGGCCACAGTGCTCGAAAACGGCAAGGTAAGAGTCAAAGGCAAGGTTCGTTCCATCCTCGTCACTAGCGGCGACACTTATTCTATGGGCGGCTACAATGCGCTCACCCCGGCATGGCGGGATTATCAGATTGACGACATCCTCACCATCAAAAATGGAAAGGTCTCCGACATCGAATATGTAGGAAACCAGAATTGGTGGATTAACCCGTTCCTGACCGCATGGACTCCCGACCGGGTGGCCGACAGTATCGGTGAGGGCAACAGAATCGCCATTCCAGTTTCAGGCGCATTAAATTGGAATGGTATGAATCCAACCGGCATCACCCGCGTACTGAACGCGCCCACCAGCATGGGAGGCATGGATGGAAAAGTCGATTGGAGCATGTGGGACGATTTGATTCAGGCCGGAAACACAGCCAACGGTCAGCAACAGGCACCAGACCTTGACCCGGCGAAGGATGCGGCCACCATCCACGACAGAGAATAGTGCATTACACAAGCAAAAAGAGAAGGAATCTACATTCCTTCTCTTTTTGCTATAACTCAAACTACTTCTTCCAGTTGGAATTACGGAAGAATTGGCAGTCAGTGCTGGAAAGCTGGGATTTCGTCAGCCATCGAGAACCATAGGAGGAGAACGACGCGGAACCATCACGGTTGCCTTCACTAATACGAATCTTCCAACCGGACGGGTCGGAGGACACTTCCTCAACCACGGCCACGTGACCACAATCACCACCACCGGCGAACGGGCTACCACGACCTGATATACCGTCACCGGGTTTAGGGTTCCCATCGACCGTCCAACCGGATTGGCCTTTCAAATTGTTGGCGATGTCACCACCGTTACCCATAACCCAAGACCAGCCTTCGTTGCCGTGAATCATGGCAAGACGGTTCCATGCATACCAGACGCACTGATGACCATATTCCAAATGCGGGTAGAACACACCAGCGTCAGACGCGCTACAAATCTTCTGATTGCCCGAACACATCCAAGAAAAGTCCCCATCCTTGGTAGGCGCACCGCCGACGGAACCATACGAAGTACTACCGCTATCGTCACTCACAGGGCACGTGGTGTTCGCGTCGGAATCGTCTGAGGAACCGCTTGAGGAACCACCCGTGTCAGCCGGGGGAGCGGAATCAAACTGCACTTCTGACGATGGCGGGAACTTGTTTGTCTGCTTGATGTAAGCAATGAACTGTTGTGTCACACCCCAAACGGTCGAGACGTAATTATTGTCCGTGGCATATCCGGCATTCTTTAACTCCTGAATGTACGCGTGAGGGTCGGTACGCTTCTGCAATGCCGTCGCATAACGGGAATTCTCGGTGATGAACTTGCCATAACCGGCGAAACCATCCTCGTCGGAATCGTAGACCGCGAAATCACCGGTCGTATCGTAACATCCACCTTGATTGCATTCCTTGGTGGCAAGCTTGACCGACTTTTGACCATTGACCGCCTTGATGCCAAAGAAGTTATGATATTTGGTCGTCAGATTGGAAGCGCCCCAAGCGCTTTCCACTGCGGACTGTCCAAGAATCGCCTCATATGGGATACCGTACTTCTTGCCAATGTCAAATGCGGCCTGACCATACTTATCCGTATATGCTTGAACGGAATTGGTTACTGTCACATTGGCCGACGTGGTATCGGTGGTTCCGTCCGTATCGTCGGATTGTGTGCAACATTGGGAACTGTCATCATCGGAGTCTCCACTCTTGCCGTTGAAGGAGATGTCGTTCAATCCTTTGTCGTAATAGTTCTTGGCTACCTGTTTTCGGTTATCCTCATTACGGGATGCCCAATTTGGCCTTTCCCATCCGGCCATCCATGCGACTGCGGCCACTTCCGGGTCGCTGGCTTCATGCCAAGTATCATACAGACTGTCGTTCTTGACGGTTATCTCGGCCTTGGCTTCCGACAAGTAATGATTGTTGAAGGAGCTTTTCGCGGTTGCCACAAGCATTTTTATCTGCCCGTCCTCGTCCGAATCAGGCGTGCCCTCCAGTCCGTTGGCGTCCATCCAAGTGCGGATTTTGCTTCGGGGAGTCCATTGTCCGAGACCGTATCCATTGTCGGGGCTGCTTCTGTCCGCTACGAAACCGGATTCGGCATACACATTGCCCAATACTCCAGCCGTGGCCGCTTTGGAGAATCCCGCTGACGCGAACGCCTTGGCGATTTTGATTGCTACATCATTGGTTTTGAAATCAGAAGATGAACTGGAGCTACTGGAGTCCGAAGAGGAGGAGTCGGAGGAGCTGGACGCGGAAGAGTCGGAAAGACGATAGTAGGAAGTGTATTTACCGCCACCGTAATCAAACGGGACTTCCGACACCTCGTCCCCCTTGCTGTCACCATCCTTGCCATCGGTATCCTCGTGAGCGCCAACGGTCTTATTATCCCCGATATAGATTTCCGTATGGCCGTCCCGCCATACAACATCACCTTTCTGGAGCTTGTCTGCGGAACCATCGAAGTCGGTTTTGGTGAAACCGGCCTTGCTCATCGGGTCATCCATACTGGACGTATTAAATGGGGAGTCGCCCAGATTCTTGACGCCACCCTTTGTCAGCGCATAGTAGACGAAACTCGAACAGTCAACATCAGGATTGAGTTTTCGTTTCGACTGGCTATAACCGATTTTGTCGTCCTTAGCCATTTCCTCGGCCTTGGCTATGTACTTGTCTATGAGACTGTTCCCACTGTCCGAACTGCTTTGGGCAGAGGTCTTCTTGCATCCGTTGGAGCGAATGGACATCATGGTCGTATCGGACACGGTACTCATACTGGTCACGCCGACCGCTATCATCATGTCGAAGAGGAGTAGGCCAGCCATCCCCGTCGCCGCCATTTTTCCAAAACTTTGCACTGTACCCGCCTTACAAAAAACTTGGAAGAGATTTTTGCCATCTCTTCCAAGTTAACAGAATTTTTTAGGTAAGGGGAGGGAAATCAGTGGAATGGTTCGAATGGTATGCTGAACACCATATTGTAAAGGTCTTCCACATCGCCCGCCGCGGTCTGCGCGTCGGATAGAATCTGTTGCGGTTCCCGTTCCTCCCCCCAAAGGTCGAACAGGTTCACGACCGTATCGACTTCCTTCTCGCTTTTACTGTTGATGGCAAAACCCAATAGTCGGCCACGATTAAGGTCGGACAATGGTTTGCTGATTTCCTTAGACCATTCGCAAGCGGTTTTCCACGCGTCATCGTCCATCGTATAATCTCCGTCCACACCATAGGTGAGCAGGTCTCCTTCGGTGCTTTCCTGAGCAATGTCATGGATGACGAACATGTATTCGATGGCGAGGAGATACTCGTCCAGACTGATTTCGTCCGCATTCCAGTCATGGTTCGTCGGGAAATGCAGATACGGATAACGGTTCACTGTCTCATTGCCGATTTTGTCTCCCTCATGGAGCAGTGCCACGGGGAGTGTGAAGATAGGCGACAGGTAGACCCTTCCCTCGACCCCACCATATTGGTCGTTCTCCGGAATGGCGATAATCTGCTTCATCGAATTGACGATACGATTCACATACTTGGTGGGCCGTTCCAACAGCAACGGTCTTCCACTGGAGAAGCCTTGGAAAGACATCACATCATATTTTTCAACGACCGGCGTGGTGTCGAACGTCGGCGGAGACAATGGTGTGATGTTCTGCTCATCCTCCGTCTTATGGGGCATCGGACGATTCTCTCCGAAGAAATCCTTGTAACTCACTGTTCTTGTCCTTCCTGCGTTTCTGACGCTTGCATTGCTTTCTTCTTTTCCTCTTCACGGCGAATCTTATCGGTTGCGGTCGTGGAGATTTCCTTCAACAGGTCTGGCGGAATGATGACTTCGACGGGTACCGGCTGTTTGCTGGAATCCTTGAAGTAGGCGACGGCACCACGAATGGTCTTGTCCTTGCCGGTCTCCTTGTCCTTGATACGCAGACGCCTCATGCCAGCCCAGTTCGGCTCATCGTTCTCCTTCGTATCACCCATGCTCATACGGGAGCGGATACGATTGCCGGAATCCTCAATCTGCAACAGTCGCAAAGCGTCACGGGCAGGAGAATCCTGAATCGGGTCGTCCAAAGCCAGCAGGAACGCTCGGCCGATACCGCCTGTCATACCAGCGTTGATGAACTCCTTGACCTTCTGGGAGGCGAACACCGGAGTGAAACGGCGGGAACGTGCGGTACGCATCCACTCGTTCACCTTGGCGGCACCCTTGTCCTCGCCTAGGATTGCCCAAGCCTCATCGATGCCGACCATTCCGTCTCGTTCGCTTACTGCGGCACCCGCGCCGAACACAATCATACGAAGCACCCAACGTTGGATACGTCCTGTAACGGTGTTCTCGGCTCCCTGTTCCGGAATCATGGAACGGTTTCCAGCGTTGATAAGGGTAAGGTTCTGACTGACACGCAAAGGGGTCACGTTATCGTTCGTACCGAAGATAAGACGCAACGACTGGTTCGTATTGACGCTCATCGTAATCAGTTTGAACACGTCCAACGTGTCCGGATACAAGTTGTATTGCGAAGGGTCTTTCCCCGCTTGCTGGAGAGCACGGAAGTCGGTAGCCGCCTTGTACAGGATTGTCCCGCAACAGCGGCCACCCTTCTTGTAACCGTAATCCAGCATGGCCTTAACGGTAAGCTCATAGGAGGTATCGCCGTCAGGTTTCAGAATATCGGAAATCATGATAGCGGCCATATCCTTGGCCTCTTCCTCGCTTCGGAGCACATTGTACGGGTCGAATGTTCCGTCAGCGATGTCGGAATCCATTCGGAGCACTGTTCCGTTACGGGACAGGACGGCATCCTCGAAGTCGTTGCCTTCCTTCGGGTTGACGAGAATACAAGGCGTTTTGCCCTTGCCGCTACGGGAGTCAATCAGCATCCACTGGAGGAACAGGCTCACCAACAGCATGGACTTTCCGGAACCGGTTTCACCGATGACCAGAATGCCCGGTCGGGTATCCTTATCCTGCACGGTGGTAGTGCCCACGTAAACGGGTTGCCGGTTCGCTTCGGTCAATCCGACCAGTGCTCCAGTATCATCACCGGCCTTGGCGAAACTACTCACGCCGCCACCAGCCACGCAGGTCGCAGACCAGTGAATCTCATACGGTGTCATACGCACCGGAGAACACGCCTGCATGCTTTTGAACGCCATCAACTGTTCGTTGGCCGTGGTCAGATTCGTGAACTCGAAATTCTGGATGTTCTGCAACGAGTCCACGGCAATCTGAGCGTTACCTGCCACACAGGTGGCGACACTCAAATCGATGATGCTCGGCGGCATTTCGGGAGAATTGTAAATGGCCTTCTTATAGTCCAGACGATATTTCAAATCGGTCATATCGGCGGAAGCCTCACGGCCATGCTGATAACGTTCCTTGATGTTCTCGTCAATCGTGCGGGCGTTACGGCGAATCGTGTCAGCCGTCACCTTGCCGGGTTCGACCTTGCCGCGAATGGACGTTCCGACGGCGTTCGCGCCACCCGCCGTAGCGACTTCCATCAGTTTCGCAATCCACAGGTTGGACGGGTCGGTGATGTCCGATTGTGCGAACTGGGTTGTTCGGGCGAAGCAGATGGACGCCGGATACTCGCTGTCGATGTTCCACTGGTCGCAATCGATTCCCTCATCGTATAGTCGTTTCGCGTTCTGGCAGACCTTACTGTTCGGGAAGAAATGCAGGTGGTCGTTCTCGGCAATGATGGGAAGGGCGGACGCGGACGCTCGACTCACCCACCAAGTCTCCATCATCGCAACCATCTGCTCGCGTTCGCTTTCCTCCATGATGGTGAACGGGATAAGACCGGCGTTCAACATGATGCGTTCGATACGATGCGCGTCCGGCAGATACTCCTCAAACATGGCGTAACCGTTCGCCATGGAGAAGCTAAGCTGATTGAACTTCGTGGTGACTTTCCGAAGAAGCGACTGTTTACGGCCTTTCCTACCGGCTTCGCCACCCAGTTTCAACGGGACTCCGATGACAGCGAACTGCTTGCACACGTTCAGATTACGGTAATAGTAAGCCTGATAGCTTTTCAAATCATCCTGTTGCATTACCGGCGGACGGTAGGGGATAGGCATGGAACCCGTAAGCAGATGGAATTCACGGTATTCGCTTTTCAGCAAATCCCTGTAGCGCATGCCCGCCACGCTGACCTCACCGGCCAGCCCGTCGAAGAAAGCCATGAAGCTTTGCTCGGCTTCCTTCCTTTTGGAGTCGCCCGCACCATCCAATAGTGCGCTCGTCCAAGGAATCTTCGCATACAGCCATACCGTTCTGTCCGGTGTCGCCGCTCGGAGCAGACCGTATTCGCTACCGGGGCTGATGAAGCTTTCCGGACGATAGAAACCGTCTCTTGCCATTTCGGGTCAACCACTTTCGATTCTGTGGAATCTTTCCTGTATCACTGGTTTCGACTCTAATGGTTTCGACTGTTGTCAACCTTCGGAAAACGGAAAAATCCCTCCCCCAACGGATATTCCAATAGGGGAGGGATTCAGAATCGGCGGATTGAATCAGTCGTTCAGACCGAAGTATTCCATCGGGTCGAAATCGGCGCTCATGTATTTTCCGGGATTGTCGTCTTCGACCGGCTTGGCCGGTTTGAATGGCTTGTCGATAGGTTTCTCACCTTTCTGCTTCAATCCGGAATAAGCCAACTGTCTCACGGACTTATCCGAATCGTGGGACAGTTTCTTCAACGTTTCAACGGACGTGTTCGAGTTCGTCGCGATAGCACGCTTCACATGGGGACTCCACTGGTCGGACATATAGTCCAATGTTTCCGTCGAAGTATTCGGATTACCGGCGACGTTGATGCGGGTCTGAGTCCAACCGTCATCGGCCAGAACGTTCAATGTTTCCGGCGAGGCATGGGGAGTCAACTACCGCGATGACGAGCGTCGCGGCTTGGACGTGGGCGTGACCCCCGCGACTCTCGTAAGGGAGGTCGTCGCGGGCACCCCATCCATCATGGGTGGTTGACGGCACCCTGACCTTGGGTCTATCCAAGGTTTTGTATGGCTCTGTCTCGGATGTTCAACGCGGCGTTATGGTCGGCGTTGTCGCTGTGCCCGCAACGGAGGCAGTCGAATCTCGCGTGATTGCGGTTTCTCGCGTCCACGTATCCGCAACGGTTGCATTTCTGACTCGTGTAGGCGGGGTCTACCATTAGGATTCTGACGCCGTTCCTTGCGGCCTTGTAGGCGGTGAACTCTTGCAGTTGGGCGAACGGCCACTGGTTGAGCATGTTGCGGCGTCTTCTGCCGGTCTTGGTTCCTTTCCTCGCCTGACGGCGGATGTACGCCAAGTCCTCGAACGCTATGACACTCACGTTCGGAGTGTTCGCCAATCTTTTGGACGCGCGATGGTTGACGTCACGGATGAACCGCTCTTCCCGATGTCTCATCGCCTTCAACCGGCGGCGGGCGCTTCGGGTGCCTTTTTCCTGCAATGTCTTCCTGTTGTGCGCGTAACGGCGTCTGATTCCCTGCATGCGGGAATAGGAGGTCTCACCTCCTCTCGAATCCATGGTGAGGGAGTGCTGTCCCAAGTCAACGCCCAGTACGTCCCCATGTTCGATTGGAGTGGACTGGGGTAGGCGGTATACGAGCATGACGCTCGCGTTTCGCCCGTCCGGGTCGAGGACGAGTTTGGCCGCGTTCAATTTGCGTTCGGGGTATCTGCGGTCGAACCATTCGGGAATGTCCGGCAACAGTATCCGCTGTCTTTTCTCGCCGTGCGTGACGCTCAACGACAGCAGGTTGCCACGCAGGGACATGACCCTCAAATCGTAGTTGATGGTCTTTTTCCTGCGTGACGCCTTGAGGTTCCACCGGCGTTTCGGATGGTTCGAGTTCCACGAGCGCACCGCTCCGGCGGCGTCGCGCATGGCTATGCAGACGAACTGGGATGGCAGTTCCGGATATTCGGCGCGGAGTCTCGCGTAATTGTCCTTCTGCATTCTGGTGCGGTTGACCGAACGGTTGCTGTCGCACCATGAGACAAGCGAACCCCACATGCGGTTGTAGGAGTCGGCCAATCCCTCGAAGATTCCGTACTGTTCAGGTGAGATGTCCAATGGGAGTACGAGGGTGCGTTGGGGTGTGGCATTCACCATGCTTTCCCTATGTTGCGCCGTCTTGCTTTTCCCAATGGTCATGCCTCTTATGATACCATAGGTTTTATGAGCATGCAACGAAATAGTCACCAAGTCTATGAACTCGGCTACCACATTATCTTCTGCACCAAATACAGGCACAAGATACTCACCGGAGAAGTCGAAATCGCATGCCGCAACGCCATAGCCGAGACCTGCGCCGCATACGGATGGACGTTGGAGGAGATAGAGGTCATGCCCGACCACGTCCACATGTTCGTCACCGCCAACCCGCAGACCGCCCCTGCCGAAATCGCCAGAACGGTCAAATCAATCAGCGCCGTCCGCATATTCACCCAATTCCCCGCACTCAAAGGAAGAAAATTCTGGGGAAGTGGCCTATGGTCGCCATCGACCTACTTCGGAAGCGTCGGACACATCAGCGAGGACACCGTCAGACGATACATACAAACCCAAAAGGAACGAGCCTAGAACGGCGATTCCTCCCCGCCCACAAGAGGCGGGGAATCCTCACCTAACAAATCTTGAAGCGCCGCCATGCTCCTTGACCCATTTGCCCAGCGGGTCTCTTGCTTGTAAAGGATTGTACATTCCTCCTCCAATTTCTTTTAGTATTCGAATTGGATATCGTCGTATCCGCTGTCATCGTTGAAATCGACTCCCGCGTATTCGTCCGAAAGCCTTTGATTCTCACGGCAATGTTCAAGATTCATGACGGCCCTACGGCTGACTTTCTCGTCCTTGTCTTCGCTTAGCGTCTCCAACGTGTGAAGGCTGGTGTTCGGATTGCCCGCCACATGAAGTCTCGTCTCTGAGTCCTTCGACTGGGAGAGCCTGTCGAGCCTGTCCGGCACCGTGCAGTGTTCCGCCATGGGGCGGGTGCTGATGGTGTTGGTCATGTCGAAACGGTTCAGTATGCCCTGCGCCGACGAATCGTAGCCTAGCTCATGGAGTTTTTCGCACTGCTCGGACGAGGCGTGGTAGAGGAACTGGTCAGCCAATTTCGTCTCCGCGTCGATAGCCATGGCGGGGCATTTCATCCTGCCTTTGCTAAGGGGGAAGGTGGTTCCCGCCCTGTCGTCTGTCCATTCGCTGTGACCGGCCTCGAAGATTTGCAAGGCTGCGTCGTAGTCGCCGTTCCTAGCCGCCTCCGTGGCTATCTCCGACGTGTACGCGTCGCAGACATGCAGTTTCTCGTTGGTCTCGATATAGTCGTTGTAACCGTCCTGCCCCGGTAGCGGCATGGGGTCTCTCACATCGTCGTAGTCCATAAGCTCTTCAAGCCTCAGTGTTTGATGGTATCTGTTCTGCTCGAGCAGGACGCTGGGATTACCGTAATCGCCTTCCTTACAGTATTCCAGCGAACGGTTCCGACACCATGCCATGAGAGCGTAGTCGGCAATGTCCTTGTCGGCATCACCTTCGAGCCGTTCCAGAGTGTTGGTCGGGGTGTTGCGGTTGAGGGCCACGGCACGTTTCACATAGAAGTTGTCATCGTCCGCCATCATGTCGAGCGTCTTGCCATCCAGTTTCGGATTGGACGCGACTGCCGTGCGCTCCCTCACATCGTCGCTGTACTTGAACGAGTCAAGCGTCTCGTCGCCGATGTTCGGGTTCATCAGCGCCTCCAGCCGGTTGTCCTCGTCTTTGCCGGTCTTGGCTATCTGGTCAATTACCGCTGTCGGCGTGTTTTTGGTATCGACAGCCGCCCCATGCTCTTCCGCATAGTTGAGACTTTTGACATTATCGGCAAGACTCGCCTTCGGATTGCCGCCATGCGCTTTCATCCACTTGCCCAGCGGGTCGCGCGGTTCTGACGGATTATATGCCATAGAAGAAAACCTCCTTTTCGCTGTAAACAACCTTACGCGAAAGGGAGGTTCTATTCTTGCTGTTTTGGGAAAAATCAGACTCCGGCTTGAGTGGTGTCTTTTTTGACTATGGACACGTATTCGTTTACCAGTTTCTTGAGTTCAGGATTCTGGTCGAGACGGACTTCCACTCCAAGCTTGGTGTTCTTGTAGAACGCATAGTTTTCCTTGGCGGCGATGGACAGGCTGAAATCCTCGACCTTCCAATTGTCGCCTGTCCCACGGTTCAGATTAAGGAACATGGCTCGGGCGAACCATTCCCTGCCGGTCGTATCCTTGACTGTAATCATGGGCTGAATCTTATGGGTGACATCTGCCGTGAGACGTTTGCCCGGCACGATGATTTTAGGCATCTTCCTTACCTTCCTCCTTATATACGAACATGACGTTCATGTGGCTGTTCTTCAAGGCCGCATCCAATGGTGTTTTGCTACGAGCGCGATGACGGTATGCTTCGATATACCATTTTTCAAACGGGAAGTCGTCTCCGCTTTTGATGTTCTTGACCTTCACCCAGCGGGACGCGGTTTTCGCCCGCAGTGCCGTTGGGGCGGTGTAGCCGTCACGGTCGTCCATACCGTACTTGTAGTCCTCTCCGGACTCGTACAGTTTGCCGATGAGATATCTGCCGTCGGTGCGCCAGAGGATGAACTGGGAGCAGGTGTCGAGCGAGCGGACTGAAACGATGCTGTCGAACGGGATGATGGCTTTGCCATCGTTCTGTTCCGCATGGTTGATGATTTCATCCATCATGCTTTCCGCCTGTCGCCAGTTGTAGCGGATGATGGTGTCTTCGTCGGGTTTGACGCTGGCTTTTCCAATGAGGTCTGATTCCGAACTGATGCGCATGAATACTGCGCGTCTGTCCATGAGTGTTTCGGTCATGGTGTTATCCTTACTCTTATGTGACTACTTCCAGTATAGGGTGTTTTTGCGAATGTGTCCAATACTGGAACCATTCACACCTCACGTAGTCGAATACGGGTAAGCCCCGAACGTCGGGAAGTGGTAGCGGACTTGCGTTTGCCATCGGCGTCGGCCATGGTCAGCATGGGTACCTTGCGTTCGAACACCAAGGACAATGGTTTGCCCTTGTCTTTACCTGCGGCGAGTTCATACAGGTCTGGGTTGAAACCTTCCAATGGTCTCAGGTTGTCCAACGCTATCCAGTATTTGGCTGGTTCTTTAGACCATGGTTTGGGACATTGGTAGAAGCTTCCTTCGTCCCATGTCCTTGGATTGTATGGGCTTCCGAAGCCAGTCACTTCGCCTATGAGCATGAGGTCTTCGTCGTGCGCGTACAGGATTACCTGCTCCACGTTTTTCATGACGCCGATGATTCCGCATTTCCATAGGACGTGGTTGTCGTGTTCTTTGCTGAATCGGAGATATTCCTGCATCACGGTGTGTGGTTGGAAGTATACGCGGCCTTGTCGGGGTGCGTATCCGATTCGTATCATCAGGATTTCTTTTGAGTGTGTTGTACCAGTCATGCCCCCATATTACCATATGTGGACAATTCCAATATAACT